TCGTCCCGCTTGGCCCACCAAGCCAGAATCTCTTCTGTCTCGTCCTTCTCCATATGAACGGCACGGGTGACAGTGGCGTTGCCTTCTTCCGTCACCGTCACCTCGTCCCAAGTGACAATGAACTTGACGAACAGTTCCTTGGGAATCAGGAAGTCGATGCCGTGACCTTCGACAATGACCTCGCCGCCCATCTCATAGAGCCCCCAAGTATTCGCCCGATGCCCCTTCTCATAGGTGTGAGGACCAGACATGAAGTTTACCTTGTAGTCGCTGCCGAGAATGGCGACGTGTTTTTCGTTCTTGATGACCGGAGCGTTCATTTCATTTTTCATGTCCAAAGTATCGGCTAAAGTTCACAAGGAAGCAAGAAGTTTTTTCGACTTTTTTCAGGTCATGAAGCAGGTCCTGTGCCAAGCAAGTTTCTTTTTGGGTTGGCACGGACCTTGCTTTGGGTTGCTTGTGTAAGTCGTTGAGTATCAACCACTTACAGGGCCCTCCCCCCTACCCCCCACGTAAGTCCTTGATTATCAAGGGTTTACGTAAGCTTTGCGAACAGCAAAAAGCGTGCCACGTCAAGTTTTTTCTTGACTTGGCACAGAGTGTGCTAGGGAGCCTACTCCCTATCGGCCACCGGGAACCACTTGCCGGTGTCGGGGTCCTGCTCCCACTCGCTGGAGTGGCGACTCTGGTAGCGGCTGTAACGCCGACGCGCAGAGTATTGCTGAAGCCCCTCTTGCCAAGTAAGCGGGCGAGGGGCGGGAGTCTGGTTGTTGCTGCTGCTGCTGTTGTTGTTGCTTTCGTTTTGCATGTGTAAAGAGTAGTTCAGGATTCGGCTTTGGTCAAGGATTTTTTTCAGATTTTTTTGTATTCTCCCACGGTCGCCAGCAGGAAGAATGCCAACATGATGAGAATGAACATGGGCACAGTTTTTAGTTGCCCTTGTTAAGCTCTTCGCGAAGCTCGCACTCGGCGAGCCACTGTTGGTATTCCTCATGTTCTTCCGGCGTGAACTGCGCGAAGGAGTAGGTTTCGCTTTGCGGGTCAAGGTTGCTGTTCGTGTTTTGCATGTAAGGAGTATCGTCTGAACTGCGCCCGGACGCAAGAGATTTTTCGCACTCTTCGAAAATTTTTTCCTTGACGGTTGGCACGCCAGGTGCTAGCTAGCAGGCTCCGTGCCAAGTGAGATTTTTTTTGGGTTGGCACAGGTCTTGTTTTTAGCGTGTGTAAGTCGTTGATTATCAACCACTTGTGGGGCCCCCCGCGTAAGTCGTTGATAGTCAAGCACTTACGTAAGCTGCTAAGAAACAGTGTGCCAACGGTAGCTTGGCACAGATTCTGCTATCTTTTACCGGCGAGCCACTCGGCGGGGCTTGTCAAACTTTCCGGCCATGATGATGTCGAAACAACGCACCACGAACTCTTCGGCCTCTTCGTAAAGGTCCGTCCGGTCATCGCCTTCCTTGTCTTCGACGCTAAGGATTTCAACCTCGTCCCCTTCCTCTTCCCACTCGTCATCGGGACCGTTTTCAGCAGGAACAAGGGTAAAGGTGACGCGCATAACTTCGTAGATGTCCGGTCCGAGTTCGATGTAGAATTGTTTTTGCATGCCCAAAGTATCGTCGAGAGTTCGCATGGACACAAGGATTTTTTTCAGTTTTTTTTCAGAGGGTGAAGCATGTCCCATGCCAAGCGAGATTCTTTTTAGATTGGCACGGGTTTTGTTTTGGAACATTTGTAAGTCCTTGATTATCAAGCACTTAGGCGGGGGGCCCCATAACATGTTGATACTCAAGCACTTACGTAAGCTTCTAACAAGTATCATGCCAACCGTGCCTTGGCACAAGAGCTGCTCCCCCAGCAGGTATCATGCCAAGCTTGCGTTGGCATAGAAACTGCTTCCCCTAGCAGAGAGTATGCCAAGCCCACTTTTTTGTGAGCTTGGCACGGAGGCTGCTAACTTAGCGGGATTCCTCCCATGCGATGCGTGCGTTTCTAGCATCTTCCTCTGCGCGTTCGCGCAGGTAGTCCTGCTCCTCTTCCATCCACTCTTGCGCCACCTCATGGAGTTCGGGGTAGCTAACACCCTTGACGGTGACGCCTTCCAGCTCGAAGGCGTATTCGTCGACATCCCAAGTGACATCAACATAGAGGGTGCAGAGGACGTAGTCGCCTTCCTTGGTCTGGAGTTCAATCTTTTCTAGTTTCATTGGAGACAGTGTAGCACCCCGGAGAGAGAGTGCAAGAGATTTTTTTGTTTTTTTTGAGATTTATTTGATTGACAAGCGGATTAGTAGTCGTCACAGAATGACTCCACTTTCTTGGCGCTGCATTCTTCGCCAATCTTTTTTGCGTCAGCGATTAGACCTTCAAAGTATTCGGCAACCGCGTCTTTGCCTTCACTTCTGCAACGTTCAGCCGTTGCAATTAGCGCGCCACTAAGGCGAGCGATTGCGCTATGCATGTCCCAGAATTGCTTATCAGAGAGCTTGTAGCCTTCTTTCATAGTATGTGTGTGTGTGTGTGTGTGTGTGTGTTACCAGACCCGGGCAACGACCTTTTCATAGAGCCACTGCGGTTCAGTAGAGGTAAGCCACTCCAGCTCCCCTTCCGTCAATTCCCGGAAGGATTTGCCGTCTTCGCTCATGTAGATGCCAGCGGAAAAGTAGGCGTCCGAAAACTCGGGGGCGTCTTTGAAGTCGATGCCGTCCACTTCAAGGTCTTTGATGCGTTTCCAATCTAGGTTGTATTTCATATTTAAGATACCAAGAGTATCGGTGAGAGTTAGCTTGGGCGCAAGTTTTTTTTCAATTTTTTTTCGGAGGGGGAGAGCAGATGCCATGCCAACCACCCCCCATTTTTGAAAAAATTTTTTCGAGTTTGGCACGCGGGCTGCCGGGGGGGCTTATATATGAGTCTCCCCAAATAAATTAAACCAAACATAATAATAATAATAATAATAATAATATAAAATAATAATTAAATACTATATCTCTTTATACCTCCCCCTATTTCCCAAAAAAGTTAAAGAAATTAAAATAAATTAAAATTAACGAGGCTAAAAAAATCCCGGGACCCCTTTTTTCCTAGACTATTTTCTTGCAAAGTGTAAAATAATATAGGCACAGGTTAACAAATCTTAATGAAAAAAAATAAAAAAAACAAAAATATCGATAAATCTCCATATGTTCATCAAGACGAAAAGTTAAAAGGCAAACTCCAATTTAAAAATAAAATTCAATGGACAGAAAAACAAAGAAAATTCCTTGAATTAGCCTCTAACAAAGACACTAAAGTTATTTTTGTAAAAGGGCCTGCTGGCTCTAGCAAGTCTATTCTTACAGTTTTTGCCGCGCTTCAAATGTTAGACGATAAAAAAGTATCAGAAGTGATGTATATCCGTTCTGCTGTTGAAAGCTCTGAGTCTAAAATAGGCTATCTCCCCGGCACAAATGATGAAAAAATGATGTATTACAATTTACCTTTCATGGAAAAATTAAGCGAACTTCTTTATAGTCCCGACATTGAAATGCTTAAAAAAGAAGAGCGGGTAACTTGTTTTTCAACAAATTTCGCTCGTGGCATGAGCTGGAATGCCAAAGCTATTATAATGGACGAAACCCAAAACTCGTCCCGTAAAGAAATTATTACCATTTTAACCAGAATAGGGCAGTTTTCTAGATGTTTTGTACTTGCCGACCCTCTTCAAACAGACCTTACCAATGGTAAATGCGGCGGATTTGAAGAATTATTTCAACTTTTTAACAATCAAGAAGGGCGCGATAATGGTATTTATACTTTTGAGTTTACTGAAGAAGACATTATGCGCTCCGAACTTGTAAAATATATAGTTAAAAGAGTGGGGCAGCTCCCAATTAAGAAAATTTAATTTTATTAATTAATTCTTCTTTATTATATATTCTAGGATTGCCATTTTTAACTAATAAAAGATATTTAATTTTATCTTCATTTGTTTCTTTGATAAATTTTAAAGTATCTTCCCATTTTCGACAAGCTACAAAATCAAGACTAACCGCATTGTAATTAGGGTTAGGCTCCTTATAAGCATTTTTTATTAATTCATTATTAATATCTTTTGGATCTTCTATGAAAATATGATTCCATAGAACAAAAACATAATCATCGCAATAAAAATATCCTTTATACCTTTTTATTTGATTATAAAATGTCTCTATTGCTTCTTGCAAATTGTTTTCCCTTATTAAAAATTGACTATCTGGATAATATTTTATTAATAATTTTTGACAATTAACAAAAAAATCGACTTTTTCTTCGATTGATAAAGAATTAAAAAGTTTTTTCATAAAAGTGTAAATTATTTAATGTATTACGGTCTTTTTATTATAAAATAATTTAAATATGAACATCAAAAATAAATATTGTCATAATTGCGGAATTAAATTGGTTTCAACCGCAAAATTTTGCACAGACTGCGGAACTTCACAAGCTTCACTTTCTGCAAAGCCGCCGCAGCCCGAAGAATCAGCACCTAGACCCTTACAAAAAAATTTACAAAGACCTCAAAATACTTTTACACCAGTTTCAAACATCGACGATGATGACGAAGATAGTTATATAGATCATATTGATCATTTGGAAGTTTCTATTTCTTCTCTTGATGTTGATTTTGGTAGATCAAATTCTAGAAAAGAAACAGTTGGTCAATTAATGAACGAAGGTTCAGCTTTGCCTCCAAATGCCGAAAACTTTACAAGAGCTAATCCTGCTGCGGTAGATGAAAAAGCATTCTTAGAGCAATTTAGAAATGAAGCTGGCACATTAAGAAACAAATAAAATGTCCAAAATTAAACGCCCAAAATTTGAAGACTGTTTAGATTTAATAAATATAGAAATAAATAAAAGAAAATCAAAATGGAATTTGTCTTCCATTGCTTGGATGGACTTTGATGATGTTTCTCAAATTATTAGATTTCATATACATCAAAAGTGGAAGCAATACAATCCTGAAAAACCATTACAACCATGGGTTAGCATAATAATAACTAATCAGTTAAGAAATTTAATAAGAAATCATTATACAAATTATGCTAGACCATGTTTAAGATGTGATGCCGCTATTGATAGTGATGGTTGCAAAATTTATAAAGAACAATGCGAATCTTGTCCACTTTATTCTCATTGGAAAAAACATAAACAACCTGCTACTTTTGTAAAACTTCCCGTTTCAATAGAAAATCACAATTATGAAGTTCATAGCATAGAAGACAATCATTCATATGGAGCAGAAGATATTCAAAAACTTCATGATATAATGAAAAAAATATTAAAACCAATAGAATATCAAGTTTACAAAGGTTTATATATTGACCATTTGGATGAAGCTGCCGTTGCTAAAAAATTAGGTTTTATTTCAAATGAAAAAGGAAGGTCTCCCGGCTATAGACAAATTAAAAATATAACTAAATCAATAATCATAAAAGCAAAAACTTATATAGAAAAAGAAGGTTTAGATTAATATGGAAACTCCAAAAGAATTAGAGCTAACTCCAGAACAAGAAAAACAAATGCTAGATCTTTGGAATAAAAATCCAAGTTCTCCCCCAGGATTAAAAGAAATTACGAAAGAAATTTTTGGTGGCGATTTTGACGGCAGAAGCGCTCAAGGAAGAGCGGTAAAAAAATCATTGTTAAAATTTAATCTTCGAGCAAAAGCAACAAGCGATTATACTCCTAAAACGGCGGAATTTCAATTAACAGAAGATCAGAAACAATTTATTATTAATAATGTTTCTACAATGAATTCTTTAGAGATTTCAAAAATTCTTTTTCAAAATCCAACCCTCACTAATTTAAATGTTGAAACTCGTGCTGTAAATGATTTTGTAAAAACTCTAGATACAAAAGTTGTTTACAATCAAAGTCAAAATGAAGATATTCCAACCGAGGATTATCAGCCGCCTGCTACCTTAGAAAAAGTATTAAGAAGAGTTAATAAATATGTTAATTGCAATTTAGATAAAGAAAAACTCAATAATAATCAAAAAAAAGGATTAGAGGCCTTAATTAACTATCTTCATACATTTAGATTCATCAAACAAATGAATACTTATGATAGTCAAGATGATAGAACCCTTTGTGAAGATGCTTTTATTCGTTATACTTACGATAAACCAGATTTAAATCAAGAAGAGGTAGATCAATATATTGAACTTTCTAATCAAGTTGTTCAAGGATTTAAAGTTCTCAGAAGAAGTGAAAGAATGCAATTCGCGCTTGAACAAATCACCGGTAATGACCCAGAAACAATGAAGGTTTCTATGGGTCTTGTAGAAGCAATTGGAAAAGCTAGTACTGAATACGATCAATGTATTAAACGCCAACAAAAATTATTAGAAGATTTAAAAGAAAAAAGAAGTACAAGACTTTCAAAACAAATAAAAGAAACCGCATCCATTTTAAATCTTGTTCAACTATGGCGAGACGAAGAGGAACGGATAAAGATGATAAAATATGCTGAGATTGAACAACAAGCCATAGCTCAAGAAGTTGAAAAATTAACTAGTATGGATGAAATAAAAGCTAGAATATTTGGATTAGATAAAAATGAAATTCTAAATGGCTAATATGGAAGTTATATGCAAGATTTGTCAATTAAAGTTTGATAGCGATTTATCTTTCCATGCCCATTTAAAATCTCATAAAATTAGACAGGCTGAATATTATCAAACTCATTATCCTAGATATGATAAATTTGATAAATCAATTATAAAATTTAAAAATAAAGAACAATATTTTAATACTGAGTTTAATTCAAGATTATCTTTTAAAAATTGGATTTTATCTGCTTCTTCAATAATTGCAGAATCTTATTCAAAAGAAGTTCTTTTAAAAAGAAAAGAAAAAGGCAAAATAAAATTTGCTCCCACTCAAGTTGAACTAAAAACAATGATGATGCCGGGAATTAAATTTATTAACGAAAAAATAAAAAATTATAATAACTTTTGTAAAGAGTTGGGGCTTGAAATTAAATTCTCAAAAGAATCTTTAAATGAAAATAATTTTAAAAATATAACTAATAAATATATTTTTACAGATTCGAGAGAACAAAAAGCTTTGGAGTTTGATAATCGTACAAGAGTCAAGGGTATGTCTTTTGGTGATTATAGAATGAAAGATTCTTCTATTTATATAGAAAGAAAATCAATAAATGATGCTTGGGGAACTTTAACTGGAGGATATGAAAGATTTGAAAAGGAAATTATTAGAGCGAAAGAAGCTGAAGGTTATTTAGTTATTTTAGTTGAAGGTCCGTTTAATGAATTAGAAAAATTTCCGACTCAAAGACAAGTTTATGGAAAAATTAAAATTCCTGTAGAATTTTTATATCATAATATTAGAGAGCTTTGTCAAAAATATAATCATATTCAATTTTTATTTGTTAAAAATAGAGAAGAAGCAAGTAGAGTTATACAAAAAATTTTTGCAGCTGACGAACAAGTTAAAGATGTTGATCTTCAATATCTTTACGACATAGGAAAATTATAATGTGGTATAGTCCTCCTAAATACGAAAAAAATATAATAGATGTAAATAAAGATTTTTTAAATCTAAAGGGTGAGCTTGACGAAAAACAAGCTAGAATAACTTTAGCAAAATTTCTTTATAGAAATATTGGCTTTACGACAGAGCTTTTAACAGGAATAAAACTTTATCCAGATCAAGTTATCAACATCAAAGGAATGTTGAACAGCAACTATACTATGTGTGTTTGGGGACGTGGTTTAGGAAAAACATTTTCAGCGGCAATGTTTTGTATTTTACAAAGTATATTCTTTCCAAAGTCAAAAATTCTTATAGCTGGCCCCACATTTAGAACTGCGCGTTTTATATTCAATTATATTGAAAAAACTTGTGATAGCCCTGGGGCTCAAATGTTATTTCAAGCAATGGGAGTTAAATCAAAGAGAAATGATGAATTTAGATGGAATATTAATGGTGGAGAAATCGTCGCGATCCCTCTTAATGGAGAAAAGATTCGTGGTTTTCGTGCGAATGTACTTGTTATTGATGAATTTCTTTTAATGAGCGAAGATATCGTGGAGAAAGTTTTAATGCCATTCCTTTTAGCTCCACAAGATATTGATGAAAGACAAAGAATACGCAGAAAAGAAGATGAATTAATTAGAAGGGGTCTTTTAAAAGAAGAGGATAAAATGAAATTTCCTAATAAGGCAAAATTCATTGGACTTTCTTCCGCCAGCTATACTTGCGAATTTTTATATAAAAAATATGACGAATTCATAAAAAAAATATATGATCCAAGTATGCCAGAAACTGGAGAAAAATATTTTATTAGTCAGTTAGCTTGGAATGCTATTCCAGAAGATCGTATAGATAAATCAATTATTGAATTAGCGAGTAGTAATGAATCTAATCAAGCAACTTTCAAACGCGAATATGGCGCTCAATTTATTGATGGTTCTGATAGTTATTTTTCAATGAAGAAAATGTTGGAATGTTCAGTTCCAGATGGTGAATCTCCTTCTATACAAATTAAAGGAGAAAAAGATAAAAAATATATTTTAGCAATTGATCCAAACTTTTCCAATTCTCCTACTGCCGACCATTTTGCAATGTGTTTAATAGAAATGGATGAAGATCCAAATAAAATTTCTGGAACAGTTATCCATAATTATGCAAAAGCAGGAAAAGATTTAAAAGATCATATTAAATATTTTTATTATTTAATAAAAAATTTTAATATAGAAATGATTATTATTGATTATGCTGGTTATCAATTCATTGAATCAGCTAATGAAAGCGAATGGTTTAAAAAAGATAAAATAGAAATTAAAATTTTTGAATTTTATGCAGAAAAAGACGGATCTGAATTAGAAGATCAATTAAAAAATGCAAGAAGGCTTTATAATAAAGAAATTAATAGAATTGCTTTTACTCAATATTTTACTACTGACTTTATTAGAAAAGGTAACGAATGGTTGCAAGGATCTATCGATTATAAAAAAATATGGTTTGGCTCTAATATAAAAGCCGATGCTTCAACTTTTGATAAAGCAATATCTACAGAGATGGGAGAAGATTTAAAATTGGTTGATGAAGATTCCTTGGGAGATTTAATAGATGAACAAGAAGTTTTAATGAGGCAAACAAAATATCAATGCGCGTCTATAGAAGTAAAATCTACGGCAAAAGGTACTCAAAGCTTTGATCTTCCACAAATCATGAAAAGAGATCATTCTGCCAACAGAATGAGAAGAGATAGTTATACTGCCTTAATGTTGGGTTGTTGGGGAATGAAGTGCTATAAAGACATTACCAAAGTCACTGAAAATGATTCTCAATCGACATTTGAACCTATTTTTCTTTAAAAAGTGTATTTACACATAAATTAATATAATAAATTGGACTAAGGAATCAAATGGATAGTTTAATTAGATTAAATCAAATTTATCAACCAGAATTATCTGGATACATTGCCAGTATAGTAAATTCTTTGTTGACTTTTAACACTTCTGGTGATATAATTCCTTCTGGATCTGGAATAAAAAATCTCGGATCCGAAACGAATTATTATAAAAATCTTTATGTTAATGGAATTTCCGTCCCTTCTGGTAGTGGAATTACAATTGGAAATACTTTCTTTACTGCTTATTCTTCTGGCGGAGCAGGAATAGTTCAAGTTGGTGATTATAAAATAACTTCTTCTGGAAATTTTATTTCTATTCAAGGACCACAAGGTATTCAAGGTCCAACTGGCGCAACTGGAGAAAAAGGAGCAACGGGAATAGGAATAACTGGCGTTAATTATAATCAATTAAATTATGAATTAACTTTTAATTTATCAAATAATACAAATCAAATAGTCAATATTCCTCCATTAAGTGGAGCAACTGGAATTAGTATAACTGGTTTTTATAAAAGTGGTAATTTCATTTATCCTCAATTTGATAATTTTAAAGGAATTGGAGAGGCTATAGAATTACCGAGTGGGGCGCAAGGGATTCAAGGTGCCCCGGGGACAGTCACTTTATATTTTAATTCTGGAACAGGATTAAATTCAGGTTCTTTTTCCGAGGTTGAGTTTCCTAAATTTGTACAAATAAAAGAATATTATACTGAAGATCCATATCCTCCAATTTCTTTGATGAGAGGAATGTCTTATACATTTAATTCTTCTGGATTGTATACTCATCAAATAACTGAATTAGATTATATATTAATAACTGGAATTTTAAATAATCCAAATGTGCCAATTGATATAATTGGCTCTTTAGTAAATTATTATTCTGACCCACTAAACGGAACTGGATATTGGAGGGTTTCTTTTTTCGATTCTGGAGCTGCAACTGGAATATATAGCGGCTTGTACGATAGTGAAACAGGATTTTTTAACGCGATATCTGGGAAAAATAATGAAATATATGGAAGCGATTTCTATACTGACATCTATAGAACTTCATTAACTTTTAATACAAAATTCACAGCAAAAGATCAATACAAATATGGTTTCGTTGTTTATTCATTAGGAGAATTAGGGGATGAGGCATTAAACAACGGATCAATTGAAGGTTCCAAATCGATAGCTATAATTGTTGGTGACACTTATGTTTCTTCTGGAGTTGGACCTAGAGGCCCAATTGGACCTCAAGGCACAGAAGGTCCTCCGGGAACTGGAGTGGGTCCAAAAGGAGACCCAGGAGCCGGAATTATAGCTATAAATCAAGGAGATTTTCAAATACAATTTGTTTTTGCGGACGATACTGTTTCCGACTGGATTAATTTGCCTCAAGGTGGTCCTTCTGGCGCACAAGGCCCACCGGGATCTTTAATAAATTATTTCAGTGGAGAATACTCTTCAAATATTATTTATAAGTTGAACGACACAGTATCTAGACTTGGTTCTACATACATATATACAGGTTCATCTCCTCAATCTGGATACATTCCAGAGAATGGAATTAATTGGCAATTACTTGCAAAAAGTGGAGAAAAAGGTCAAACAGGCGCGACTGGAGAAAGAGGAATTGCTGATAAGTATAGTTCAAGTTTTAATGTAGTTTCTGGATTTCCGACTGGAATTGAAAGTTATCAATTCAATATAACTGGGATTACGGTTGATGGAGTATCTCTTAGTGGAACTGGAGCTATTTTTAAAGTTGGACAAAAAATTTCATTTAAAAACTCTGGAATAAATGGATATTCTTATACTCCATATCAAAACATAGTCGTTTCTTCAAACTCTATTAATAATTCATATTTTTATGGATCTATTAATAACTACAATTCTAATAGTGGAATTATTAGTTTTACAGTGCTTTCTGGAGGAACTGGAATAATTAATTCTACAATATCTGGAGATTATTATTTATGGTACAATTATCAACATTCTACCATTAATTTAGGGGCTAATTTAATGAGTGGGGCAGTTGGTCCACAAGGTCCAATTGGCCCCCAAGGTCCAGCTGGAAATCCATCTTTATTAAGAAACTCTGGAATTTTATATTTAGATCGCAATGTGGGAGGAAATTTTATTTTAAATCCTTCTGGTTTTGATGTATTTAATATTACAATAACTGGAGATGATACCGCTGGAAACACTCCGATAGGAATTGATTTTGATTGGGATTATTTTCAAACTGGAAAATGCGTTTTAGTTAGAATAAGAAATAGTGGTATTTCTAATGGAAACATTGATCCTCCTTTATTTTATTTTACGGGAGTAAATGGAGCTTCAATAAAATGGCCGGGTGAAATTTATACTAGACCTAATAGTGGAGAATTTTATATTTATTCAATATTAAGGTTTATGGACGAAGACGATCAATCTTTATGTTTTGGAACTTATTCTAATCCATATAAATAATAAAATTTATGAAAAAGAAAAAATCTTTAAAAAAGATAGAAACAAATGCTGCTGAATCCAATGAATCTTCATTGGAGAACAAAAAAATAATTAAGAGAAATAAAAAAAGCAAAAGCTTTAATCCAGAAATGGTGGCTGAAGCTTCAGCTAATACAGATATGCGTCGTAATATATCTTCGACAATAGAGAGAACGGATAGGTTCAAAAATATTGATGATGGACTAGTTCCCTTTAGAAATTCCAATGCTATATATGGCCCAGATAAATCAGCCGTAGACATTAGAGATGCCGTTATTTTGTGTCAAAAATGTTATTATAATTTTGCTCTTTTTAGAAACATTATTGATTTAATGACTGAATTTTCTATTGATAATATTTACTTCAAAGGAGGAAATAAGCAATCAAGAGCCTTTTTTGATGCGTTATTTAAAAAAATAAACATTTGGGATCTCCAAGATAAATTTTATCGTGAGTATTATCGTAGTGGAAATGTTTTTATATATCGTTTTGATGCAGAAGTAAAACCTAACGATATTAGGAAATTAATTCAGAGTGTCGCTGCCAAAAAAGATCCATATGCCGACAAACGTGTTAGTCCAATTGGAGATCCAGTTTTAGATCAAAACAAAATAATGGGAGATCCAGGGTTAGACAAAAATAATCAAATGGGTTATCCAACCGGCTATCCAACCAACAAAAAAGCTCCAGAAAATCCTCTTTTACAACAGGGAGATGTTGAGTTGGAAATTGAGCCAATGAAAATGCCAGCCAGATATATAATTTTAAATCCTGCTGACATTAATATGTTGGGTACAGCGAACTTTTCTTATGGTATTTATTATAAAATTTTAACTGAGTATGAAGTTTCTAGACTTCGCAATCTTCAAACAGAAGAAGATATTGAAGTTTTTAATTCTTTACCGACTTTTACAAAAGATCAAATTCGTGCGGGTGTTCGTAGCGTTTATATACCATTAGATACTAAAAAAGTAAAAATAGTTTTTTATAAAAAACAAGACTATGAACCATTTGCAGTTCCAATGGGATATCCAGTTCTCGAAGATATAAATGCTAAAATTGAATTACGTCGTATTGATATGGCAATTTCAAGAACAATGCAGCAAATTATTTTATTAGTTACCGCTGGAACTGAACCAGAAAAAGGCGGTATCAATCAAAAAAATCTTGAAGCATTAAAAACTCTTTTCACTAATCAATCTGTTGGAAGAGTTTTGATTGCTGATTATACAACAAAAGCGGAATTTATAGTTCCCAAAATTGCTGAACTTTTAGATCCTAAAAAATATGAAATTATTGATAAAGATATTAACGTTGGCCTCAATAATATTTTCTTGGGTGGAGAAAAATTTGCCAACCAACAAAAGAAAATAGAAATTTTTGTTAAAAGACTTGAGCAAGCAAAACAGGCTTTTTTAAATAATTTCTTAATACCAGAAATTAAAAGAATATCAAAATCTCTTAATTTTAAAAGTTATCCAACTCCTTATTATGACGATACTCTTCAAAAGGATGATCCAGCTTATACCAAAATATATTCTCATCTCTTAGATATTGGTATATTGACTCCAGAGCAAGGTATCGAAGCAATACAAACCAATCGTTTACCAGAAATAGACGAATTAGAAGAGGGTCAAAAAAGATATAAAAATCAGAGAGACGCTGGTCTTTATACTCCTTTGATTGGGGGTTCAAAAATGGGAGAGGCTGGTCGTCCAACAGGCTCTTCTGCACCACAAACTACCAAAAAAGTTTCTCCAATGGGATCAAAAGCCAATGAAGAAAAGCCAGAAATGCAATTTAGTCTTTCTAAATTAAAAGACAATATGGCTTATTCTCAAAAAATCGAACAAGAAATTATTTCTTTTTTAAAGAAAAAACATAAAATTAAAAAATTATCTGAAACGCAATTATCAATTGCTTCAGAAGTTTTAAATGTCATTATTGCCAATGAGGAAGTTGAAAATTGGAAAAACTGTGTTGAAAAATACTGCAATGATCCGACCGACAAAAATCAAGAAAGAATAAATAAAATTCTTTCTATAGCTGCCGAACATCAAGTTGATACCTATATGGCTGCACTTTTATATGCAAGCAAAAAATGAATGTCATTTCAAACATTTAATTTATTTAACTTTTTCCAACAGCCAAATACTGGAAAAATTCCAGAGCCTAATTCTTTTGTAACAATTCCTTCAATTGATTCTATAAAGAGTGGAAAAGTTGCTGATTATAACTGGTCTTTCCCTTATATAAACAGAAGTATACCAGAAGCAATCTTTAAATCAAATCAAGAAGGTGTATTTCCAATAAGTTTATTTTCAGATGCACTTTTTGAAGGTTTAATTGGAATAAGAAGACCATTAATTTTTAATAATATATCAGGTGGATTCTATGAAGACATAAACAAAGAATTTTATAATTTAAATATTTCTGGATATTTTTTCCCACATGAAAAAGACTTTTCTAATTCAAAAATTATTTTGTCTGGTCAAATAAAAGAAGACCCATCTCAATTAAATCTATTTAAAAATTATATTAGTGGGGAAATTTTAAGTGGCGGTTCTGACTTTAATATTTTAAATCAAAAAATATCCGGAGAAATAATTGATGCAAAAACAAACTTTGGTAAATCTGAGATTAAAATTTCTGGCAAAATAAACGACGAAAGACCTTTTAAAAATATTAATTTTTTTAAAATAAGTGGAAATTTTTTCCCATTACAAAAGGATTCAGCAAATATTGAATATGAAATAACTGGATATTCGGTTGGAATAAGTCCTCCTAAATATAACGTTGAAAAATCTGATGAAATTACTTCTTTAAATTATTATATAAGCGAGTATAGCGTAGAATAATAATTTAATATTAATTAGTGTATTTATAAAAAATGAATTATAATTTAAATCTTGGATTAAAAGGGGAATATAAAGTAGATATTTATAGTGGCAAAAAGTTTGTAGAAACTACTGATTGGTTTTCTAATGATATAACTAATTGGGGACTGACTTATCCTTTTACGTATTCTTTCGCAAGATGCTTTATGTTTCTTTCTTTAGGAAGCGTGGCTGGAACAAATAATCAAACTGGGACAGGTTTATTGAATCCTATAAAAGAGTTTGATGTTGTTTCAAATAATGGAGAAGGGCAATTAAAAAAACAATCAGGTCAATACATAGGTTGGGAAGGTTACGAAATCGGAGCAGATAAAAATTCTTCTTTGGATGAAGTTGGAGCAACAACTTGCGGTACAATTATAACTAATAAAGGCGTAAGAATGTATCGGGGCTGGACTATTCCAACTGGAAATTCTTCTGAGGAAAACGTAATTGGAGGAAATGGATTAACTATAAATCAATTTATGGTTTCTCCTTCGAGCGGTTCAGATGAAAAGGGGAATAAAGCTTTTAGTTTAGTAAATAGAGAAATTGTTATTCCTTCTGGATATTCAGCAACTATTACTTATCAGTTAAGTATTGATTTTATAAATTATTCTGATCCTTATACATTTTTTTCTGGAAAAAATGTCGCAGGAACTAATGGATTTTTTGACACAGGAAAAGCTGTTACTGGAGTTAATGGGTCAAATGAAATAGAACTTTTAAGTAGTTGGAGTAATTTAAGTGGAATTTTTCGTCAAGTGTCCCCAGGATTTGAAATTGTAGATGGAGTTGGAGCATGTATTCGTCCAACCAACATGGGAAATGATTTAGAGCCTTATAGGGTAAATTGTTCTAATACATTTTTTTATTTATCTCCAGATATTTCTCAATTTTGTTTAAATAAAATTGGAACATATTCAGATCAATTAAAGGCATATAATTCAATTGGTTTAATGGCAAATTATTATGAATTTGCAAGCGAAAATAATTATATATTGAGTATCAGTTCTAATTCTCAAAATGCTTCCGCTTATGTAAATCCAGAAGAATGGTTTTATTCTGGAGAATCAATCGGATCAGTAAATAGAGCTACGACAACTGAATTTGCAATGCCAGAAAATCCCCGTTTAAATGGAATTATTAATATTAGTAATTACGCAACTGGAGAATTAGACCCAAATGGATTAACTTATAAAACAAAAAATTATACTGGAGCAAAAAATTTCCCCGTAGCATTTGCAACTCCAGGGAAAATTGGATTCAACGCTTCTTTTCCGGATTTTGGTCAAAAATTTGTTAGATCTACTTCTTTAAAAAGGCTTCCGATAGATCCAGTTATAAAAGGGACCGGAACAAGATTCAAATACGTAACTAAAAAAGCAATTATTTCTCCTCTTTATTGTTATGGTACTAATAGTAGATATGGATCTTTGACTCTCGGATACAATAGTCAAAATACAAATGATATAGACGAACTTTCAATTTATCCATATATAGACTTTTTGTTTTTTGACAATGAAGGTCGTGGTGCAAATATGGCGCATTATAGATATGTTCCAACTATTTATTTAAAAGATAGAGGAACTGGAATAGCAAAAATAAGGTTTGATATAATTGGAGAAGATGGAAATAAACCAGATTCAATAAACAGATTTTATTCTGTTTATGGATTTATGGGAAGCGGAGTCAATACAAATATAAATTCAAGTGGATTAGATCAAAGTAACCCTTTAATATCTCTGGATAATATAATGCAAGACGGCGGCGATTTTGTGCCACCTGGCCCCAAAACTAGTGGATTTTTATTTCCAGGTCAAGTATTAAATGAAAATGTTCCGGGAGACATAAATTATAATAATGGAACTGGATATGGATCAGTATATGGAATAATTGCAAATAGTGGATTTTACACTTATTCATATGATCTTTGTCTTCTTGACATCCCAAATTGGAGTGGTTTAAATGGAAACCCAAGTGGAACTATAATTTATAATTTTTCTGGATCAACAGGTTTTACTGGAAATTTATGTTGGCCACATTATTCTAAAAAAATAAAATTAAAATTTGAAGAATTAGAATATATAAATCAATTTTCTGGAATAAGCAATTTAGGAAACATTTCTGATTCAGGGGGGAGCTTTGGAGAGCCAAATAAAAAATTAATTTTTGACATAACTGGAACGGGGCTAGATTACAGTAGTTTATTTAACAATAATAATTATACTAATACGAAAAGAATTTGGATAGCGACTGGAAATGGAACTTCAATTAATGATGTACTAAGAACCGTTGATGTTGCGTCATATACAAATCTTAATTTTATATTTTCTGGTTCTTTGAATAGAGTTTGCACTGGATATATGACAACCGGAGCTTCTGGTAATTATATTTTCTTTTCTGGATTTAAAGATAATTTTCCATTATCTGGAAGAGGTAGTGGGTTAGGATTTTCAAATAGTGATATAAATGGATTTTTTATTTCAGGAATAAATACTACGGCTTTAAAACCAATATCATTGTTATATGGTTCACCTATTTCTTTACAGAAGCTTCCATATTCAGCAATAAAATGCGTCTCAGATAATTTAAAACGTCCAGAAGCTTATATTTATCATGTAGAAACCACTGGAGGTAATATAGGATATAGAATATTACCAAATTATGCTATTGCAAATACTGGAAATTCAAATAAATACAATGCTGTAACTGGAGGAACTTTTCCGGGCTTGAGTATTGAAAATGGCATGGAATTATATTTAACATTATCTTGGACTGGAGTTTAATAATATGTCTGCTGGCTTAAAATTGCAGGGTCAATTTAGATTTGATTTATATGATATAAGCGGAAATTTATTAAAGAGTCATGACTATGTAAATAATTTCATAACTAATTCTGGATTAGTTTATCCTCTTCATTTCGCATTTGCAGACTGTTTTCGTTTTTTAAGCGTTGGGTCAGGAGATGCACAAAATTCAATAATTGACTTGGGAACAACTGGATTAGATATACCAATTCCAGAACTTTCTTATGTTGGAAGTAGAAACGACTTTTATAATTCTAATTCCACAAATTACGCTCCAGTTCCTTCTTGTGGTTATAGGTTTCCAAATTCAAACATCGTTGAATTATATAGAGGATGGACTTTGCCAAATAATTCGGGGGGAGAAGATGGAGTATTTAAAACTGAAGGAACTTTTAAAGAATTTATGGTTACTCCCGGTAGACCATACGAAACTGGAGAGAATGGAGTAAAATATTGTTCCTGTAACGAACCTTTCCAAATAGGGAAAGATTGCTCTTCTATTGCTGATTATTATGTTTATGTAAGTAGTTTAAATTCAAAAAGATTGAATATTTGCGATGCGACAAATGCATTTGCAAGAGTTGTTTTAAATGATCCAATTAATTATGTTTCAGGAAGTGTTTTAAATGTAACTTATAAATTAACTATATCTATAAACACTGGTTTACGTTATCAAGAAATGTATTATTCTAATCCTGGATCAGAAAATTTTAATGGAAATTGGAGTCTTGTACAAGGAATAACTCAACCCGGAATAAAATTAATAAATGACGGATTTATAAATAGCAAACAGCCATACGCTCCAAATAATCAGTTAAGATTACAACATTTCAAATATGATAATTCAAGTTATGTGTATGATTTTACAAAGGAATATGGAGAATCTTTTATTCCTGCTCATGGAATTCCATTAGAGCCCTCTATTCATAATTTTCCAGAAGCCAACGAAAATGGAATTAACTCTTTTCATAGTATAGTTTATTATTTTTCTCAAGATAATATCCAATTTTTAGTTTCAGAAAGCGGTGGAAAATTTAATCAAACAGGAGAATTTGCCCCTTGGAATATCTATTCGTCTGGAAAAATTTATTCTTCTGGAGATTATGCTTATACTGGAAATCTCACATACAAATATATAAATCAAACTTCTGCATCTGGAATTCCATTTGAAAGTGGAACACATTGGGAAAATTTAGGATATTTAAAAGTGATTTCTGTTTTAAATAGTGGAATAAAAAAATACAAAAATGACACAGAAAAAGCTTTATCTGATTCATATTTATATTGGTATAACAATCCAAGCGAATTTAACATTAGATATAATAATAAAAAAATACCTTATTTTGAAAACGTTTTACAAGAAGTTAATTTTTCAAATTCTCCCGCAAGGAATTTCAGCAGAGGTGGAGTTTTAACTGGTTTTAATGTAAGCGAAAGAACTGTTGTTTTAAACAGGGCAATTAACTTTTTCCAATATCCTTTTGCTCAAGATTTTTATATTAAAAGTTTCGTGGCGGCTTACAGAGATGCACCAATTGGAGTAAACAATGGTTATGGTGGCGGAGATAGCGGTAATTTTATACCGTTTTTAGATTGTATATTTTCAGGAAGTGGAGAAAATATTTTTATTCCACAAGTTATAACTGGTCAGAAAGATTATGATCCAGATTTCGAAGTATATAATGATACTGGCGCTTTTATTTCAGGATCAAATAGTAATGAATATTTTTATTTAAATTCCAATATTCCAAAATATCCAATATTAACTCCTACATTAAAATGGAGTTCAAATTGTCCTTCAAGTGTATTAGGATGTCCTTCTTCATAATTTAAATTTTAAGTGTAATTATATTAAATTATGAATTTTAAGAATCTGCCATTTAGACAATCATTTTCGTCTGTCGTAAAGCCAGTTGTTTCTAAAGAAAAGGATGAATTACTTGCCATCGCTTCATTAAACGAGCTTTCTCATTTTATACCTAACATAGATGCCTCTCAGCACATTGACCTTCTTCCAATAGCTTTTAATGCTTGTGTCGTTAATAGAGTAAATAAAAATGGAGATGTTATAAATACAGAGACAGCTTTAGCTATTTATAAAAATTTTATTAATAAATTCATTGACACAGAGCACAATAGACAAAAGGTAATCGGAGTTATTTTAACTTCTTCGTTGAGCGAATTTGGAACAGATAAGCCATTAACAGAAAGTGAAGTAATTGGAACAGATAGACCATTTAATATTACATTAGGTGGAGTGGTTTGGAAAGCTGTTAATGAAAATCTTTGTGATTTAATTGAAGAATCTAATGACCCAACTTCAGAACATTATTTAAATATAGCAGCCAGTTGGGAATTAGGATTTTCTGGATATAAAATTATTGAACTTGAAGCTGGAGAAAAAAATTTAGTAAATCCAGTAGAAATAACTGATCCAGAACACAAAGAAACTATTAAAAAATATTTAAAATGCTTTGGTGGAGTTGGTGTTAAAGATGGAAAAAATTATTATCGTATGCCTCATGAAGATGTTATACCCATGGGAGTCGCTCTAACTGAAAAACCAGCGGCAGATGTTGTCGGTGTTGCCATAAATAAAACTGAAACAAATGCTAGCATTTCTGAAGTTAATGCCAGTTCATCAGAAGAAAATATTTCACATTTAAATAAAAATAATGTAAATCAAGAAAGAATAACTATTATGAAAATTACGTCCATTCAAGATATAACCGACGAGAATTTAAAGCAATGTACTGCTTCAGCAGTTACAGAATTCATTGCTTCTGAAATTAAAAAAGCTAGCGAAGTTTATGCAACTGAGAAAGCTGAAAAAGAAGATATGCATAAGAAATTGCAATCTCAACACGAAGAGCTTTCCAAAAGTGTTGCGCAAATGCAAGATGTAATTGCAGCTCTTAATAAAGAAAAAGAAGAGCGTGTCGCAATGGATACTTTTAATGCTCGCATGGGAGAAGTTTGTGGTAAATATGATCTTCCTCATGACGTAGCCAAAGTTGTCGCTGAAGATGTTAAATCTTGCGCCAATGAAGACATGTATGCCACTTGGCAATCTAAGGCTGAAGCTCTTCTTAGACCTTATTTAAAGAAGGCTAAAGCTGAAGATATGGAAGTAGAAGCATCTGCCTCCACTGAAAATAATTCAGAAACTAAAGTTGAGAAGACTGAAGAATCTAAGGCTTCCGTTGAACAATCAAAAGAAGAGATTAAGGAAGAAAAGAAAGAGGAAGCTATTGCAAATGTTGTCGAAGAAGTTTTAGACAATGCAAAAGAAGAAAAAGCTGGGGTTCCAAATACTTCTAGCGCGAGTGCGCCGGGATTAAAAGAAAGATTCCAAGCCGCTTTTGCTGAAGAAAATTTTGTTATTAAATTATAAAAAACAAACAAAAAACAAGGAGATAAATTATGCCATTATTAAAACCATTTAGAGATTACAGCGAAAAGGATGTAATCAATCTTTATACCTTTTCTGGACAAACATCCAAAGAACAAATTATCAACAAGGGTACCCTTGTTAAGGTTGTTGGAGAAGGATGGAGACCAGATGTTGAGCCAACTGAGTTGCTTGGCAGCTATGGTGATTTTAGCGTAAACAACGTTCAAGCTCAACGCTATGGAACACCAGCTAAAGTTACTTTTTGCGGAACCGGCGCAACTGATTATCCAATCGGATTAACACTTTTTGATATTCGTGAGCTTGATGAAAACGGTATTCCACTCAAGTATAACCCACGTAAAGCTGCTGAATTAGAGGCTTGTATTTCTGGTCAAACAGTTCCAATTGTTACCCATGGTATTTTCCTTTATAGCGGTTTAACTGGAGCAATAACCCCAGGAGCCCCAATTTATGCTGAAACAAACGGCGGAATTTCTGCCACTCAAAAGGGTAGCGGAAAACAAGTAGGCGTTGCACTTGGCGTCACTGGAGTCGATGGTTCATGCTTAATCAGACTTAGCTTATAATTTAAATAAAAATAAAGGAGACAATTTATGGAAATCAAATTAAAAAATACACCAGAGCAAGTAGAGCTTATCAAGGCAATGGGTTCAAAGAACTCTGCCGTTGCCCGTGAAGCTACTGAAGCAATTGCCGCTTTCTTAGCGCCAGTTGTCAAGAAAGTTCTTTTAACTGCTGGAACAGCCTCCACAGTTTATCGCGATGTTGAATTCGATGAGGATTCTGATCCTTCGATTCCACTCGATCTTTTCTACAATGAAGGAGCTGGATATGTTACCGTTTGGAGCCAAACCCAAGCTGGTGGACTTCCAACTTCGCAAGTAGAAGGCATGAAGGAAGTTAAGTTCGGTACTTACCGCCTTGACTCTGCCGTTTCTTTCAACAAAAAGTATGCTCGTAAGAGCCGCCTCGATGTTGTAAGCAAAGCTATTGAGCGTATGGTTAACGAAGTTCTCGTTAAGCAAGAGCGCAATGCTTGGGCAGTTATTCTCAAGGCTCTTGCCGAAGCTTCTACTCCAATTTATGCTGGTGCCGCTGGAACTACTGCCGCAACTTATCAACATACAATCAACTCTGTTGCTTTAAAGAAGTTCCTTTTACAAGATTTAAATAATCTTATTGTTCGTATTAAGAGAATTAATGAATCTTACTCTGGAAACACCCCAATTCAACCATATTCTCATGGTATTACTGATTTGTATGTTTCTCCAGAAGTTAAGGCTCAAATTCGCGCTTTTGCTTATAATCCAATTGCTACTGATGGCAGTGCAGATAGTTTAGCAAAAACTCAATTCTTAAGTGATAATCTCCGTGATGAGATTTTCAAGAGCGCTGGTATGCAAAGCATTTATGGGGTTAATATCGTTGAATTAGTCGAATTTGGTCTTAGCCAAAAATATAATACTTTATTCGGTACATTCACAAATGCTACTAATCAAAATGGTGGATCAGGAGTATATGATACAGATCCTGGAGATGGTGGAAAATGGACAAGTACTTCAGGTTCTCAAATCTGTGTCGGTATTGATAATACTCGCGGAGCTTACGTTCGTCCAGTTGCTGTTCAAGCTGAGTCAGGTGGAACATTCTCTGTTCTTCCAGATGGTCAATTTGATATGTATGGATCCAGAGTCCAAAAGGTTGGATTCTACGGCTTCCTCGAAGAAGGTCGTGTTTGTTTAGATGCCCGTTCTACAGTCGGCATCATAATCAACGAAGCTTAATTATAAAATTAAAACATCGACAAACGGGGAGCCTAAAAACTCCCCGTTTTTTTATTTTCATTTTAAACAAAAACAACTATAATAAATAAAGGATAAAATATGCCCAAAAAGAAAAACCAAAAATTAAACTCTCTTTCTCAAACTCATGCCAAAGTTGAAACTAAAGAATTAACTTCTCTTGATCAGGTATGGGGATTTAATGAACTTTCAAGATATGGCACTCTTGATGAAAATGAATATCAACAACGTCTCATAAATATGACTCGTTCAGATTTGGAAAATCATGCCCGCAGTATGGGCGCTCTTGTTGTGGAAAGTTCTGACAGATTAAGAGATCTTCTTTTAAAACAATTTCGCGCTTATATTCTTTCTTTAAATAAGCCAGCTTCTCAAAATCCATCTAAAACTAAATTATCTCCAGAAGCCGAAAAAGTTTTACGAGAAGGTCGCTAATATTTATACTATTTTAGTGTAAATATAAAATATGGCGACTTATGACAGTACAGTAAGGCTAAGGCAGTTAAATAAACCAGAACTTTCAGGATATATAGTAGAAGTAATAGGAGAAATTCCTAATACTGGAAATTTAACTGGTTCATTTTATCCATTAAACTCTAATCCAAGTGGGTTTGTTACAACTAGTCAAACTGGGGATTTTATAACTCAAATTGATTTAGATAGTAATTATTACAATACATTAGTTTATGTAGGTCAAAATTATTATCCATCAAATAATCCAAGTGGATATGTCGCTAATTTATCTCCAATAGTTTATGCAACTGGAAATCAAACGATTTCTGGTGTTAAAAATTTTAATTCTCGCCCCCTTGTAAATGGAGTCCCAGTTTTGATTTATGGAGAGGGTTCTGGATCCGGATCTCTTTCTGGAGCAGTTTTATTGGTAGGAGATCAAACAATTAGTGGAGTAAAAACATTTGCAAATCAAGTCAATGTTTTAGGAAGTTTTGTCGTAGGAAATCAAATATTTGAAGTAGATAATGTAGGAAATGTATCAATTCTTGACACAGTAATTGATCAAAATTCTTTTCAATTTACAAATGGATCATCTTTTAATATTTTAGGAATAAGTGGGACTTCAATACAACTTTATGAAAGTTTGATTACTGGATTTAAAAATATTTCAGCTACAAATATTTATAAAAGTGGATATCCAGTTATAGCCTCAAATCAATTGACTGGCGGAACTGGAATAAAAATAGAACAAATAAACAATCTCATAAAAATTTCTGTAACTGGAATTCAAGGGGGTAGCACAGTTGTTTCAGGAATTCAAAACGTTGTCTATACAACTGGTCAACAGATAATAAGTGGAGCAAAAACTTTTGTTAATCAAATAAATATTCCTTCTTTAGATGAAAATTCAATGCTCATTGCTGTCCCTGGGGCTATTACTATTTATGATAGCACTTTAAGTAAAAATATTTTTGAATTTGATGAAATTGGTGAAAGCTTTAATCTTTTTGGAAAAGACTATACAGCAATTAAACTTTATGACAAAATAATTACAGGTTTTAATAATGTTTCATCAAAAGACATAGAAGTAACTGGAAATTTATATGTAAGCGGAAATATTATTGGAGGAAATGTTCAAAATGTCGTTTTTACAACTGGTCAACAAACGATAAGTGGTTATAAAACTTTTAATAGCGGAGCAAATTTCTTAACAGCACTTTATTACAACAGTAATCAAGTAGTTACTGGAAGTGTAGTGCGTCCGTCTGATATTTCTGATGTTGTATATTTAACTGGAGTTCAAACAATAACTGCGCAAAAGAACTTTTCTAATGGAGCTAATTTTTCTGGAAGGCTTCAACTCAGTGGAAATTCAGTAATTACTGGTGCCGAAAATTTAGGGAATGGAGAAAAAATATTTACGGGAATAAATAGTAAAAGCGAAATAAAATTAAGAACTTTGAGGGCCGGTAGTGGAATAAGAATAACTGGAAATTCAAATGAATTATTTATTGATTTTACTGGATCATTTTCTGGTGAAATAGTTATTCCTCCTGTAGAAAATGTGGTTTATACAACAAATGTGAATCAAACAATTAGTGGAGAAAAAACTTTTGTTGGAAAATTAATCACCAATCAAATATATAATAATTCTTCTAATTATGTTTATTCAAATTACATAGGAACAAATGCTGGAATTGGAGATATTTCGGCGACAAATTATAATTCAAATTATATTGGATATTATTCTGCAAATAATAATTATGGAACAAATGATTACTCTAATATAATTGGTAACTTTGCAGGAGCAAATTCTTATTATTTAGATAATTCAAATTATATAGGAAATTATGCGGGATATTATACATTTGAATGTTTTTATTCTAATTTTATAGGATCAAATGCTGGGGCAAATTCTGTAAGTTGTAATTTTTCTAATTTCATTGGAAATGATGCTGGTGTTAATGCTAACACTTGCCAGCTTTCAAATTTTATAGGATATAGGGCTGGATATGATACAGATTTATCTGATCATTCTAATTTTATAGGAAGAGAAGCGGGAGTTAGTGCTGATCAAAGTAATGACTCTAATTTTATTGGAACTAAAGCCGGATATTTAGGATTAAATTCTTCAAAATCAAATTTTATAGGTTATAGTGCTGGAGAGTCTGCTTTAAATGCAAAAAATAGCATCTTTATAGGAACAAATGCTGGATACAGCAATAATTTAAATAATGGAGAAAATGATTTTTCGATATTAATTGGTAATTATACAAGCGGCAAGAAAAATAGTATTGCAATAGGTCAAGGTGCAGCTAATAGTTATGAAAAACAATTAAACATTGGAAATGTCATATATGCTAGTGGAATAAATACTGGAATAAATCCATCTTCTTCTCCAGCTTTAGGAAGAGTTGGCGTTCTAGTTGAAAGTCCACTTTATACTTTAGATGTTAATGGTTCTGGAAATTTTAGAAGCGGACTTTTTGTTAGTGGAATTTCGGTATTAACTGGAATAAATACTAGTTCATTTATAACTACAAGTCAAACTGGTAATTTTGTAAATCTTAATACTTCGCAAGTTATAAGCGGAATTAAAACATTTTTAACGGGAGTTGTTGTAAGCGGAGTCTTATCTGGAAAAAATATTATTAGTGAGAATCGGGGATATGGTGCTGGAATTTACACATTCCAAAAAGAATTATCATCAAATACTAGTGGAGATATTTTTAAAATTGAAAATCTTGGTATTGATTATTCTAGTATAGTATGTGATGTAATGATTAATTCTTCATGGTATGTTGGCAAAAAATATTCAGTTATATATAATCCGTTAAACTTAGATGGTCCTGCTACATCTTCTTTGACTTTAAATAATGGCCCAATCACAAGCATTGGTTATACACATGATTTTGATGTAAAATTTCAAGGACTATACGCCGGAAATGGGTTTAAAATGAATATAAAAAATACCGGTAATTATCCTCAACCAACAAATTATTTGATTACATTATTTTTGGGAGGTATTTACGACAGATTAAATGTAACAGATTATTCTTAAAATAAAAATATATTTTCGTTTGTTTTTTTATAAAATATATAGTGTAATTAAAAATATATGAATATTGAATCAAAAACAATAACAGACTCAAGAACAATAAACATGACTTTCACTTTAAATACTTTGAGTGATTTTCATGTAACTAGCGACGATCCCTTTAGGAAGATTTTAAGAGTCTCTCTTAGCGAAGCTAACCCTCCCCAACAAGTATCAGTCACAGGTAATGATTATGATACCCTCGGCCAATGGACTGATCAATCATTAAACGACTATTTAATAAACAAGTATGGATTAGTTGTAATTAATCCATAATCTTAATAAAAAAATAAACAGTAATATACGTTTGCCGTGTAATTATATATATGGCAAACGTATATGATATTTCTATAGAGCAGGGGTCTAGTTTTAACTTAACTTTAACTGCTAAAGATTCCAATGGAACACCTCTTAATCTTAGTGGTTATAATGCTAGAGGATGGATGAAGTATGGATATGGTTCTACCGGATATCTTATAAATTTAAATCCAATTGTTCATCCGAGTTATATTAGTGGTTTAATAACAGTTTCTCTTTCAGCTTCTGGGACTTCATCTTTGCCAGTTACAAAAGCTGTATATGATATTGAAGTATATAACGAAAATAATTATACATTCAAAGCGATAAGAGGATACGCAAACATAATTCCAGAAGTAACCAATTTCTAAAATTATGCCAGATATTGAAGTAACAGTAACAACAACTCCTATTGATGTATATATCAATAGTGATCCTACTGTTTATATTGATACTGCTAATCAAGGGATACAGGGGCCTGCTGGTCCCACTGGCGATTTTGTATTAAAGTCTGAGACGGGAATTTTTGTTAATAAATCAGAAACAGGATTATTTTATCCTGCAAGTAATCCAAGCGGTTTTGTTCCAAGTAGCCAGCCAATATTTGAAATTAGGCCTCAAGTAGAACAAGGAGGCGGAGAGTTATTAGGTTTAGCTTATGTTACTGAGGTTGGAGATAAATTACCAATTGCTACATATCCATCAGAAGTAGTAAAATGGAATGGTACAGAATGGATATCTCAAAAAATAGACTATTCAGAAATAGAAAATCCTCCAGTAATTCCTCCTGACAGATTACCTTTAACAGCGAATGATGGAGATGCTTTATTCTGGGATAATTCTTTTGAGATTTGGACGAATCGACCAGTAACAACTGGAGATGTAAATGGTTTAAATACTTTATTAGGAAATTATTTTCAAATTGGTGGTGATTCAAAAGGTCAATCTTTAATTTTAGGAACAAATGATCCTTATGATTTAAATTTTGAAACAAGTGGTACAACTAAAATGTCCATTTCTAAAAATGGACTTGTAACAGTTGGTGGCACAGGTTCTCAAAGAATTTATATTGATACAACTATAGATGGATCTCCACAAATTAGATGGTCTGGCTCAATACCAAATAAAGGCTCAAGATTAACTTCGAAAGATGGCGGCGGTTATTGGGTAACCTTAGATCGCGTCGATGGATCTGCAGAAAATTTAAATGTAGCTGGTAATCTTCAGGTTGGTTCTGGTTCTGGAATACAAGCTCAAAGACTTTATGTTCGTGGTAACGCTTTAATCACCAACGATTTAACAGTAAACACAAGTGGAAATTTTCTTAGTGGTCTTTTTGTCAATAGGATTCCTGTTTTAACTGGAACAAGCGGCACTCAATCTCAAATCAATAATTTATCAATAAGTCTCTCTGGAGCTTATGTTACTTTAGGAACAAATCAAACAATTTCTGGCGACAAAACTTTTGTCAATGCTTTAATCCTTCAATCTCAAGCAACTGGAAATAATCAAGCTGTAAGAGCAGACAGAAACATTTTTGCTGGCAGCGGTTTAGTTGGAGGCGGAGATTTAACAACAGATAGAACATTTGATATAGGTCAAGGTTATGGAATATCTGTTTTAAATGATTCTATTGCAGTTAATACGAATGACGTTGTAGTAACTGCGGGTTATCAACAAATTTATGGTAATAAAGTCTTTGAAGATCAAGCAAATTTTAATTCAACACTAAATGTAGGTTATGTAGATTTGCAAGCTAGTTATACATTAATGGCTGGACCAAGTCAATTTTATATAGCAGATTATGCTAACGAAAAATATGCATTAAAATTTGTTGATGGTACATTTTTTAATTTAAATGGTAATGGATCAACTCAAATTAGATTTTATGAAAGCGGCGCTTCTGGATCTTTAATTACTGGTTTTGACAATATTTCTGCTACAAATTTACAAATTAATGGAGATGGTAATTTTTCCAATAATTTATATATTAATAACTCAAGAGTAGCCACAGAAGCTGAATTAACTAAAAAAATGATAGCTTTTGCCATTGCTTTAGGTTAAGTGTATTTATAATAAAATAAGAAGAAAAAATTGAAAACATTAATAACAGGTTATTTTTTTAATGCCACGGGCCAAAAGGTTATTCTCACTGATTATCCACAAGTGAGTCTGGAAAGCCTTTTATTAATTACCAATGTAACAAACAATCAAATAATATATAATTTTGCAGATCCATTGGCGGGGGGCTCAGTATCTGGAAATTCAATTACTCTAGATTATAATACTTCTGGAATGAATAATTCTGATTGTTTGCAGATTTATTATGATACCCCCTATACTCCAGCAACTAATGAAACTTTAAATATAATGAGCGGCCAGCTTCAAGCATTGCAAGAACAAAATCTTTTAATGCGTAGAATGCTAAAAGTCACTGAATCTTTATCAATTATTGATACCAACCAAAGACAAAGGGTTAATATTGATTCATGGGGATTGGGTGGAGGTACTACTTTGGGAAATGTAATTCCAAGAGATGCTGGTAATACAGCAGTAAATAATATTAACGGAAATTCTTTTACTTCATCTTTTGCAGCCCCAGATGTTTGGAGAACAATCGATATAGCCAGAAATACTTATCAAAACGCTATAAGAAACAATTTACTATTTTAAAAACAATTAAAACATATGCCAGTCACATCAAATTTAAAAAAACAAGTAGATTTGCCTATATACGAGTGGTTAAGACCAGTACCAACTGCCACGACTGCAATTTCTTCTTCAACAAGTTCTAGCGCTTTAGCTGGTAGATATTTGTATTATGTTGTTTCTACTCTTTTTTATAGATATGATACTTATTCAGATTCTTGGCATTTATTAGCGAGTCCAATAACAACTTTAGCAACATTAACAGAAATTCAATATAACTCTTCTTTAGGTTATTATGGTCAAGCAATAGGGCCTGGAACTGGAAGTAATACAATTGAAATGGCTGCATTTAATGGTAAATCATTAGTTGGTTACAAAATTAGAATTTTATCAGGAAAAGGCGCTGGTCAAGAAAGAACAATTACAGATGTAAGTGATCCAATAATAAAAGATAGAGGAATTATAACTACTGTTTCTCAATTGGTTATAACTGACGCCAGCACTGGAGTAAATGCAAAACAATGGAAGAGTAATGAATACAAAAATTATCAAGTAAGAATAGATTATGGAGCGGGCGTCAATTACGTTCGTAAAATTTTATATAATAATGCTACAACATTAACTATTTATGATCCCGCTTGGACATGTGTTACTCCTTGGTGGGGCGGTGTATTCCCTGTTGCAACTAGTACAACTAACACTTCCTATACTAATTATCAAATAGAATCTAATGTCGTAACAGTAGATTCTGCTTGGGATATAAATCCAGATTCAACTTCTAAATTTGTTGTTTTATCTGGAGGAATTTGGTGTGTATCTTCGCAAGGTGGAAATCCTTATTTTAACCTTCAATACTATGATGTTATTGCAGATACATGGTATAGAAAATCTGTTCAAGCAGGTCATCTTACTGGAGGTTTAGGCACAGATATAAGTTTTGAAAGATTTAATGAAAATGGTGGACCTATTACTTCTGGAACTTCCACAAGTATAACTTCTAGAGCTTTATATAATACCGGAATTTTGATGGAAACTGGAAGATATGCAAATCTTCAATTAAGAATAAAAAATGGTTCTGGCAATGGTCAATTTAGAACAATTTTAACAAATACTTCTACTGGAATTTATTTAACTAGAGATTGGGATATAACTCCAAATCAAAACTCTAATTACGAAATTTATAGAGATATAGAAAGTATTTATATGATTGGACATGGCATTTCTACAATGTTCCAATATAATTTATCTACAGATCAATGGACTCCATCTAAACAATTAGACTTTGGAGTCGCTAGAAATATATCTTATTTTATAAGCGGAGAGAATGATCCAATTGGTATTTCCAGCATCGCAAGAACTACAAACGGAATATATAGTGCAAGCGTCAATCCTATAAGTGGTGGAACTGGCTATTTACTTGATCAAGTTCTTACAATTGCTGGAGGCTCGACAAATGGAACAGCAAGGATAACTTCAGTTAATCTTTCTGGGGCAGTTTTATCTATATCTATGCAAACTCCTGGAGCTGGATATACTTCTACTGGAGCAAAAACTACTACAGTAAATCCATTAGGTGGTGCTGGATGCGCTATTGATATAATTTCAACCGGAGATGTAGGCACTATAACCACCGCCATTAATCATAATGCAAAAATTGATGATGTTATTTTTATAACTGGCGTAACTGGTGCTGCTGGATTTGAAGTTTATAATGGATATAAAAGAGTAGTTGGATCTTTGAATAGCTCGTCTACTGTATTTTATATTACTGGAAATTTTCCAGTTGGAACTCCATTATCAGACGCTCAATCTACAACTAGATTAGTAGATGTTAATAAAAATTGGATTTCTGGAGAACATGTTGGGAAGCTTGTTCAAATAGCTGGGGCTGGTCCAGATTCAATTGCTCAAGCTAGGAGAATTTTATCTAATACTCAAAATGCATTAACTTTTGCAACAGCAACCGCGCCAACAAATGGTGTTTCTAAATATGTTATTCATGATGTGAAACTATTTGGTACTGATAGAAGTATTATTAGTAAAAAATCTGGAAGTGGTAGAGCAGGAATTGCAACGGGAGGAACAACTACTTCTTTAACTGATTCAACTAAAAATTGGCCGTCTTTTTATTGGGCTAATACTTCTCCATCTGGAGCTAGTAATACTGGAAGAAAAGTTCGTATAGTTTCTGGAACTGGCGCAGGAAATGAAATGATTATTCTTTCTAATGATAGTAATACATTATATTTTGCAGCCCAATCTTTTGTTCCTGATCAAACTTCTGTTTATGTAATAATGGAAAATTTTGGAACCGTAACAAGTGGATCTGCAACGACATTAGTAGATACAACTCAAAATTGGATTACAAATTATTGGGTTGGAAAAAGAGTCAGAATAACTTCTGGAACAGGTCAAGCTAACGAATATCTTATCACAGCTAATACCCAAACAACTTTAACTTTTGGTTCTGCAACTGCTCCAGACTCAACTTCAACGTATGCAATTTTAGATATGGCACCAAGAGGTGCTGGAATTCATATTGATGCAATAACAAATTCAAGCGATTCAACATTAAACAATAAATATCTTTATTTCTGGCGCGGTGGCGCAACTACTGAATTAGCAAGATATAATTATATAACCGAAGATATTGAGTACATTACTTATGTGCCATATGGTGAAACTTTAAGTACTGGTTCAATGTATGTTTATGATGGTGGCGATAGAATTTATTTTACAAAAGATGCAACTGGCCGTGTTTATTATTTTGATATTACAAAAAATATAGTAGTACCATCTACAACTATTCCTTATGGTATGGGTTCTGCAATAATTGGTAATAGAATAGAAATTATTCAAACAGAAGATGGCTTAAAATATCTTTATATAATGCGTCACAGCAGCCAAGAGTTTTGGAGAACCTTATTATATTTATAAAATTATGACTATAGACGAATTATTATCAATTTTAAATAATAAAATGAATAATCTAGTATCACAAAAAGGCAATGCTTTTCTTTCTGGTGATGCAGAAACAGTTTTAAAAATTGAATCTGAAATTGCAAATTTGCAATTAATTATCGATAAATTAAAATCTTAATATGCCATACACTTCTCCACAAGCAGCTTTAGTAAAATCAGTTGGTGGATTTGGTTCTATTTTTGTAAATACGACCGGTCTTTATACTGGAAATTTTTGCGCTATTCAAGCGGTGGAAGATTGTAGATTTTTATCTTTAGTTTGTCCAGAAATGGAAAATGCAAGCGGTTGGGTAACAAGCAATCAACTTTTGCCAGCAGGAATGATGATAGCTTCAAACTTTACTTCTGTTAGTATTACTGGTGTTGCAGTACTTTACAAACATTAATATATGATAGGAATTTCCAGTTCAAATGTAGGATATTCGAGATCTGCTGTTGACGCAAAAATCGCAGCAATACCAAAGGTTTCTGGAGTTGTTTATACAACTGGAAATCAAAGCATTAGTGGGTCTAAAACATTTTTAAATGGCTTAAATGTTTCTGGAACTGAGGTTATTAGTTCAACAGGTGTATCAAATGTACCCTTAATTGTATCTGGAGTCAGCGGTCAAAGCGCCCACTTATTTAGGACGATAAACGGAGCAAATGGAAGAATATTGACTTCATCAAGAAGTGATGGAACTCTTGCCGCCAATAAATTAGTTTTATTTAGAGATTCATATGGAAGTGATTTAGACATTATTACGATGTCTATTAAAGATAATAATCAAGGTTTGTTAATTTATACTTATGGATCATATTATTGTTTTTCAAATCAAACTCCTGGAAAATTAGTCTCTGTTGGCGGATATATCGGCGGAACTGGAGATGAAGGATATTTTGCTTTAGGCGGGACAACCGTAACTCCAACTACAAATGGAGATGTATTTTTAAGGCGTGATGCAGCAAATATTTTTGCTCAACAAAATGGTGTAAATTCCCAGACTTTTAGAGTCTACAATACTTATACCAATACAAATAATTTTGAAAGAGCCAAAGTTGGCTGGAATAATAACGCCTTAGAAATTGGCACAGAGCAGGGTTCTACAGGTGGGCTTCCTAGAGACATAAAATTTTTGACGAGTGGAGTAGAAAGAGGTTATTTATCTGCGGATGGTTCATTATTTGCAGTGTCAGGAGTTTTGCAAGCTGGAGTCGGAAACAATAATAGCGCTCCGCAGATAAGAATGGGTGGAGTTTCTTCTAGCCAATATGCAGGATTTTCAAGAGGAAGTGGCGGCGGAGGCAATGGAGACATACTTGTCTGGAATGGTGGAGTAATGAAAACAGTTTTTTCTTATCAAGGAGTTTTAATTTCCTCTGATAATGCTTTAATGTTTTCAGATGGAACAAATCCAATTGGTATAAATTCAAAAAATGTTACACTCAGAAGAGATGGAAATGGAATCTTGGCTCTAAGAAGTCATACTTTTGATACTAATAATACTCCACAACAATTTAGAATTTATAAAGATGTAAGTGCTACTACTGGCCAATTTGGATTAGCAGGTTGGTCTGGTGATAATTTTGTTTTAGGGGCGCAGGCTTTTACTGGCGGAGTTGTATGGAATACAATTATTACTGGTAATTCAATTAATTTACTTCCAAAGACTGGGATAGTTAATGTTAGTGGTCAAATTTTGACTAATCAGCGTCCATTGGTCAATGGAACAGGAGTTCTTCTTAGCGGCGAAGCAGCATCTTTGCCAACTACAATTGTTTATACCACTGGCAGCCAAACCATCTCTGGAAACAAAACTTTCACCGCAGATTTAAAAGCCAGTTCTCTTATCATAGAACCAGGAAGTTTTAGAATTTTTGATAATGTATTTTCTGGAGACGTTTTGAGTTTAACAGAAGGTTCATCTTTTGTTTTGGGAGCTGGCGCTTCTCAAATCGATATATATAATCAAACAATTACTGGTTTTGGAATCTATTCTGATAACATTTATCAAAATGGAAACTTAGTAATAACAACTGCTGATACTGGAAACTTTTTAACAACATCATCTAATGTTGTTTATACTACTGGATCACAAAATATTACTGATTTAAAAACATTTGAATCTATTCGAATAGGAAATGATGCTGGAATATATTTAACTGGTGGAAATAGTCAAATTATTTTCTATGATTCTTATTCTCCATTAGAAGCTCTTAGACTTGAACAAGAATTATTTGATTTAAAAGGGCCAGGTAATCAAATAATTAGAGTATATAATGGATTAATTGCAGGATTTAGTGAAATTTATTCTGAATATGTATATGGAGATAATTTAGTTTATTTAACCGGCAACCAAACAATAACTGGAACTAAATATTTTAATAATGTTTACGCCAATAATCTTTATGTAAATGGTACTGAAACTATTGTTAACACAACTAGTTTAAATGTTGCAGATAATTTTATCTATTTAAATGCCACTGGAGGAGTAAGAGATGCTGGAATATTTATTAATTTTGCCTCTGATTCAGGAAGCGGCGCTTATATTGGTTGGGATATACCATCCAACTCATGGAGATTTGGAAGTGGAGTTTCTGAAACTGATTTAGGAACTTTAGATTACATTGCTTCTCAAAGCTGGGTAATAGGTCAATCTTATGTAAATACTGGTCAAACTGGTATATTTTTAACTGCTGCTTCTAACGTAGTATATACCACTGGAAATCAAAATATAAGTGGAGTTAAAATTTTTAATGATGAAGTTATCGCTACTGGATCTTTGACTTTATCTGGAAATGGTGCCCTTTTAAAAGAGGCGGGAACATTTGGAGTACGTTTAGTACCGGCTTACGGCAGTAGCGCTTGGAGAGTTTCTCTTAACAACGTTCCCAACAATACATATTGCTATTTTGGTTATCATGGTGGCTTTAGAAATGGTTTTTGGAATAATTATCTCGGAACTTTTGGGTGGACAGCAGATGGTAATGCTGCTAATACACCAGATACACTTTTAAGTAGAGATGCTGCTGGTATAATAGCTCAACAAAATGGAGTAAACGCCCAAACATTTAGGGTTTATAATACATACTCCACAACTGGAAGTTTCGAAAGAGCTAAATTAGGTTGGAACTCTAATGTTCTTGAAATTGGTACTGAGCAAGGTTCTACTGGCGGAGTTGCAAGAAATTTAGCTTTAGTAACCAGCGGTCAACAAAGAGTTACTGTTGATACTATTGGCAGAGTTGGCATCAATACAACTTCTCCTTCGGAAAGATTAAGTGTTAATGGTAACATATTAGTAACTGAATATATAATTAATGCCTCCAATTTAAGCGGCTTAAACACAAATTCTATAGGCGTCAATGCGGGAATCAATGCAACAGGAGCAACTTATTCAAATTTCTTAGGAAATTATGCTGGTTATCAAGCGACCAACGCATTAAAATCAAACTTTTTAGGTGGATATGCTGGAAACGCTGCAATAAATTCTTCACAAAGTAATTTCTTGGGATATTATGCTGGATTTGGAGCAACAAATGCGAATGATTCAAATTTTATTGGTCAACAAGCTGGTCAAAATGCAAATAACGCCAATAATTCTAACTTTTTAGGAAATTATGCTGGTGGTTTTGCAGTTAGTGCATCTAACTCAACTTTTATAGGATCATTAGCTGGTTATGAAGCTGTCAGTGGAAACGATAGTAATTTTCAAGGAAATAGAGCTGGTTATCAAGCAAGCGGCGCGAATAATTCAAACTTTTTAGGTTATCAAGCTGGTTATCAAGCTTCATTAGCAAGGAATAGTAATTTTCAAGGTTATCAAGCTGGTTATCAAGCGACAAGTGGAAACGATAGTAATTTCCAAGGATATCGCGCTGGTTATCAAGCTACTAGCGCTAATCGCTCTAACTTTTTAGGATATCAAGCTGGATATCAAGCAACAAATGCATTTGAATCAAACTTTTTTGGTTATTATGCTGGTTTATCAGCAACAACTGCTAATAATTCTAATTTCTTGGGAACTTTCGCTGGATGGAATGCAGTGAATGGTAATAATTCTAACTTTTTTGGATATGCTGCCGGTACTGCTGCAACAAATGCATATCGTTCAAACTTTTTAGGATATTATGCTGGATATGCAGCAACAAATGCTTATAACTCAAATTTCTTAGGATTTTATGCTGGATATCAAGCTATAAATACTATTAATTCTAATTTCTTGGGATCAGAAGCTGGATATCAAGCAAGTGGTGCTGACAATAGTAATTTCCAGGGTTTCCAGGTGGGCTATCAGGCAACGAATGCTAATAGTTCTAGTTTTTTTGGTTATCGTGCCGGTTACCAAGCTGCGAGCGCTAATAACTCTAATTTCTTGGGACAAGAAGCAGGCTATCAAGCTTCTGGCGCTAATAGAAGCAATTTTCAAGGTTATCGTGCTGGTTACCAAGCGGCAAGCGCAAATCAATCAAATTTCTTGGGATATCAGGCTGGATATGTTGCGACAAATGCATATAGCTCTAACTTTTTTGGATTTCTTGCTGGTTATAATGCTATAAATGCAAACAATTCTATTTTTATAGGAGATTATGCTGGTTATAGTTCTACAAATGCAAATAACTCTAATTTCTTAGGAAAACAAGCTGGAAGAGAAACTAATGTAGTTTACTCAAACTTTTTAGGAGCTTCAGCTGGATATTTAGCTGCTAGCGCTAGTTATTCTAATTTCTTAGGAAATTACGCTGGATATTCTGGAGCACTCGCAAGTAATTCTAACTTCTTAGGAAATAACGCTGGGTATTTGGCAGTATATGCATATTACTCAAATTTCTTAGGCTATAGGGCTGGAAATCTTGCATCGAACGCTGATAATTCCAATTTCTTAGGACAAGATGCAGGATATCAAGCAACAAGCGGCAATAATAGTAATTTTCAAGGTTATCAAGCGGGATATCAAGCGACTGGCGCTAATAATTCAAATTTCTTAGGAAATCAAGCTGGATATCAAGCGACAAGTAGTAACAATTCAAACTTTTTAGGATATAGAGCGGGTTATCAAGCTACAAGTGCTAGTAATTCTAATTTCGTTGGAAATACCGCAGGTCAATCTGCGCCAAATGCTAATCGTTCAAATTTCTTTGGACAACAAGCTGGATATTTTGCAACAAGCGGTAATGATTCTAACTTTTTAGGATATCAAGCTGGAAGAGAAGCAGTAAGCGCTAATAACTCAAATTTCTTTGGGTATCAGGCCGGTTATCAAGCAACAAATGCTTTTAATTGTAATTTCTTGGGACAATATGCAGGGTATCAAGCAAGCGGCTTAAAACAATCAAACTTTTTAGGTAATGCTGCTGGTCAAAATGCAACTAATGCTGAATTTTCAAACTTTTTGGGTGCTAGTGCCGGTTTTAATTCTACAAATGCATATCATTCAAATTTCTTTGGAAGCAATGCGGGTAGAGATGCAGCAACTGGACAATATTCAAACTTCTTTGGATTTAACGCTGGTAGAGAAGCGGTAAATGCTAATAATTCAAACTTTTTCGGATGGTTTGCGGGTTATCAAGCAAGTGGAGCTAGTAATTCTAATTTCTTAGGAAATTATGCTGGACAACAAGCCACAAATGCAAATAGATCAAATTTCTTTGGCTTAAATGCTGGTAATGGAGCGAGAAATGCAGCTGATTCAAATTTCTTTGGAAATTTAGCTGGCCAAAGTGCAATAGCTGCTGTATATTCTAACTTTTTAGGATTTCAAGTTGGTTATCAAGCGAGTGGTGCAGAAATTTCTAATTTCTTAGGATATCAAGCAGGATATCAAGCAAGCGGCGCAAGTCATTCATTCTTTGCTGGTTACAGAGCTGGATATCAAGCTCCCAACGCCAATAACAGCATCTTCATTGGTCGAAGTGCTGGTGTTAATGATACAGTTAACAATGCAACTAATAAATCCTCCATTCTCATTGGTAACTATACTTCTACCAGCGGATATTCTGACAGTATTGCAATTGGTCAAGGTGTTGCAAACAGTGCAACACAACAGTTAAACATTGGAAATGTTTTATACGCAACAAATATAAACAATGCAACTACTCCAACTTCAACTCCTGTATTAGGAAGAGTTGGTGTGCGCGTAGCAAATCCTCAATATACTCTTGACATAAATGGCTCTGGCAATTTCTCCAGCGGCATTTATGTAAGTGGTAATTCTACTTTCTACAACAATTTATCGATAAGCGGCCACTTATCTGCAACATCCAAAGCATTCAAAATAAATCATTTATCCAAGCCAGGAAAATATTTAATTCACGGCGCTTCTGAAGCTCCAGAGTGGACTGTTTTCGTCAGAGGGAAAACGGATGAACCAATAATCAGCTTACCAGATTACTGGTCATGGCTTGTTCACGAAAATTCTGTCACTTGCACAATAACGCCAATTGGCAAGCCAATGAACTTATACATTGTAGAACAAACAAATGAAAAAATAGTAATTGGCGGCTTGGAAGCTGGCGGCAGCTACAATTATATTGTTTACGGCGAAAGAAAAGATATTGACAAATTAATTCCTGAAATTTAAAAAAATATGAACTACGAAAATAGACAATATATGATATTTAATGTTAGTGAATTATCTAATATTAATTTTTCGGAAGTTTTAGAAACTTCTTCGGAAACAGTCCGAAAAAGCGTGGATGGTAGTAAAACTTTTGTTAAATGGGATGGCGAAAATACTCCACCCTCTGTTGAAGCTTTAGTTACAAAAGAGGGGCCATATACTTACTCAGAAATTTTGTCAATTTTGCAAACTCCAGAATGGACGCCGCCCGCCACAATTGGAGAATTAGCAAATGGCAACTAATTACTCGCCTTCAATTGTTAAAGATGGATTGGTGCTTCATTTAGATGCAGCAAGCCCAAAAAGTTATGCTAGTGGAAGTGTCGTTTGGTATGATTTAAGTAAAAATGGAGTTAATGGCGCTTTAACGAATGGTCCAACTTTTGATTCAAGTAACGCAGGAAATATAACTTTTGATGGATCTAATGATTATGTTAATTTCGGAACATATTCTCCTAATATTAATACAGTCGATGTATGGTTTAAATTATATGGTACAAATTCAATTGTTTGTCTTGGTAATGATGCAAATGACTCTAGCCAGTGGAGTTGGAGTATTTTTAGATACATAAATTCATTATATATTAGAGGAAATCCAGGTGGTATGGGAAGTATAAGTATAGATGTTTCTAATATTTTATCTAAATGGACAAATGTAGTAATGATAAGAAGAAGAGCGTCTGACAGTAAATGTGCAGCATATATAAATGGCAAATTTTATAATTCGTCAAATGACTCTACACTAACTGATACATATCCAAATTTAAGAATTGGAAAAGGTGGTACAAATTATACAAGCATGTCATTAAGTTGTTTAAGATTATACAATAGAGAATTATCAGAATCAGAAATTTTTCAAAATTATAATGCCACCAAAGGGAGATTCAATTTATAATTATGGCAACAATAGGAGGCCCCCCAATTATAACAAATGGATTGGTTTTGCATTTGGATGCAGCCAATGAAAAAAGCTTTAAATCGGGGAATACTATTTGGCGTGACTTGAGTAAAAATGGCAATAATGGAACATTAACTAATGGGCCGACTTTTAGTTCTGCTAATAATGGAAGTATTGTTTTTGATGGAGTTGATGATTATGTAACTGGAAGCATTTCATCGATATCTAATTGGACATTGAATATATGGCTTTTATCAACAAATATTTCATCTAAGTTTGTATATTATCCATTTTCATGTGCAATTAATTCAAGTACTACATATGGTGCGGGAATAGGTTTTGGAGGAACTTTTGATAGTATTGTACAAAATAAATGGTATTTTTATGATGGAAATATATCGTTTAGTAGCGATGCAACTTCAGTAGTTATTAACAAATGGTATAATTTAGTAGTAACTAAAAATTCAACTTCTTATAATTTATATACAAATGGATTATTTTCTTTAAATGCAACCGGAGTTAACTTGACATGTAGCCAATATTCATTAGGTAGACGATTAGATGGTATATGGAATTCAGTTGGATCAATATCTCAAGCGATGATTTATAATAGAGAATTGACAGCGCAAGAAGTATTACAAAATTATAACTCAACCAAAGGAAGATTTAATTTATAAAATATGGCCTTTAAACATTCACCAACGATCATCACAGATGGGCTCGTCTTATGTTTGGACGCGGCCAGTCCAAAAAGCTATACCAGTGGTAGCGCCACTTGGTATGACTTAAGCAGAAACGGCAACAATGGCACTTTAACAAATGGCCCGACTTTTAGTTCTGAAAACAGGGGAAGTATTGTATTTGATGGGACAAATGATTATGGAAGTGTTCCATGTTCAAAATTTCAATCTGGCAATAACGAATTTTCTATGGCAGTCTGGTTTAAATGGAGAGGAGATGGATCGGCTAATATAGATGGTATTTTCGGTTATGGATTGGATGCGCCGGGAGGTGGTCAATGCGCAGTTATAGCTATAGATGCTTCTAGTTTTTTAGCATTTGATTTCGGGTCTGGGGCTGGGTTGGTTAAAAGTTTATCAACTATGTCTCAAAATATTTGGTATTATGCAATTTATGTTTATGATAAAAGTACATCAAAATTATATTTAAATGGAAAAATAGAAAATTTTACAAATTACTCTTCTGCAAATGTAAACTTAACCGGAAGTAATGGCGCAAATGCTGGAATAGGTTGTCTTTTTAGTCCTTATGGCAACGTTTCTAGTCCTCAACGATATGGCACATTTAATGGAAATATTTCTATAATTAAATATTATAATCGTGCTTTATCAGCGTCTGAAGTTCTCCAAAATTATAATGCAACTAAAGGTAGATTTAATTTATAAAATAAACCATTAAAAAAGTGTAAAATATATATATAAATGCCCAACATTTTAATTAATCCAAGCTCAGGAATACTGGAATTCAATACAGGAATAGCCGGTGGATCATCTTTTTCTTCACTTTCTGGCGCGTCGAGGTTTACTTTTAATAGCGGCGAGATTAATCTTGCCAGTTACGCAACTGGCGTAAAAGACCGTTTTACTATTGATGGTTCGGCTGGCCGCTTATTTTCTGTCTCTGATGCATTAACGGGCACAATTTTTTCTGTTAACGATATAGCGGGCCTTCCGCTTATTGAAGTTGTTTCAACCAGCGGCGACACCATTACAATGGGGCCTTATAATACCAGCACTTTTGTAATAAAAGATACCAAAGTTGGCATTGGAACTGGAAATCCATCTTATATTTTAGATGTAAATGGATCAGCAAAAATCTTATCAATTTATGCAGATGGAGATAATGGAACTAGAATGGGAGCTATTGCAGAAGGTTTTGTAACAAATAGAACTTTATCTGTTGGAACTGTTACCTCTGGTCCTAATTATGCAAATTGTCAAGCTGTTATTATAGGTACAACTTCGACAAGGCATGCTTTAGTTGTTCAAGGATTAGATTCAACTTATACAGCAAATCTTTTGAGATTTAGAGTCGGAACAAATGTTGTTGGATTTATTAATTCTGGAGCTAACTTTTTTGCAATGGGTGGTACAGGAAATACTTCTGCCGCCATTAAAAGTTCTGGAATCTCTATTCAGGCAAGATTAGCTGATGATAGTGATTTTGCAGATTTTCAAGCAAAAAATATAACAGCAAATTCAAGCGGTATATTCGGAAGTGGATTTTTTAGAAGTGGCTTGTCTGCCAGTGGAACTTCAACATTTTATAATCAATTAAATGTTTCTGGAATAAAGTATGATGTATTGACGGGAACACAAATCCCACCAGCTTATCAAGAAGGTTTCTCTTGGTATGATGATGATAATAAAGCTTTATCTTATTATAATGATGTAAATGGAGTTCCAGTTCATATGGGACAACAGCAGCTTGTAAGAGGAACTAATAATCTTCCATTTACTTTAACAAAAGGACAAGTAGTTTATATAACAGGCGCGGGTGGAGGAGACAAGTTCCCAGGTTTTAGTTTGGCTTTAGCTACTGGCGACAATACCTCCGCAAGAACTATTGGAGTAATTGCAAACGACATTACTTCAAATGGAAAAGGTTATGCAATTTCATTCGGCAAATTGGAAGGAATAGATACGAGCGCATATAACGTTGGAGATACTCTTTATCTTTCTTGGACATCTAGCGGAAGTTTTACTGGAGCTAAACCTCAAGCACCATATCACATGGTCAGAGTCGGCACTGTTTTAAGACAAGGCAACTCTTCCAATGGAGTTATCTTTGTTACCATTCAAAACGGTTATGAATTAGAAGAATTACATGATGTAAGAATTACCAATCCGCAAAATAATCAAGCAATATTATGGAATTCAACAAGCGGAGTTTGGGCAAATGAACAAATAAGTACTGGAGACATAAATGGAATTAATAATTTGGTTACCGTTAGTGGAAATCAAACAATTTATGGAAATAAAACATTTGCCGCTGACTTAAATGCAAGCTCTCTTATTATAGAACCAGGAAATTTAAGAATTTTTGATAGCGTACTTTCTGGTGATGTTTTTAATTTAACCGAAGGTTCAAATTGCATTGTAAATGGAATTGGTTGTCAAATTGATTTGTATAGTCAAGTAATTAGCGGATTTGAAATTTATTCTCAAAACATCTACCAAAATGGAAGCTTGGTTATTACTTCAAACGATACTGGTGACTTTTTATCAGTATATTCTAATGTAGTTTATACTACTGGAAACCAAACAATCAATGGAATTAAAAATTTTACAAATTCTGTCGGAATTAATAATATATCTCCATCATATACATTTGACGTAAATGGAAGCGGCAATTTCACTAGTGGCATTTTGACAAGTGGAAATTTTGAATCTTCAACTGCTTCCAATGGAATAATATTAAAGTCCCCAAATGGTTCCAGATACAAAATAACAGTAAATAACGATGGATCTTTAAGTACAACATTAATATAATTTTTCAGTGTAATTAAAATAAACAACAATATAATAAATATATGCCATTACCATTACCAAACCCAGTAGTTATACCTTCAACTCAAGAAAAGCAATATGATACAGCTTGGATTTATAATTTAAGCGTTCATGCGCCCGCCAACAATGCTGGCCGCATAAGTATAGAAGTGTTGCCATACAATCAACAAACCCAAGAAATAGCGCCCGGTTCTTACGTTCAAACAATACACACTGATAAGTTGTTTGAAGCAATGGCTGCTGTTCCAGAAGTTCAACAAGCTTTTGGCGCAATTCTTAACGCCATTGAACCATTAAGAACTTGGATTGCTGCGCAACAAACTCCTGCCCCTGCTCCAGAGCCAACTCCAGAGCCATAATAGGAACATAAAATGCCGCGCCACATAATTGATTCAGGAATTCAGTTCATTAATGCCATAAATACATCAGGGGTTCCCTTGACTATTTCTGGCGTTAGTGGACAGAGTTCCAATTTGCTTAGAACAATAAACGGCGCAGATGGATCAGTTTTAACTTCTTTAAGAAGCAATGGATATGTTGGCTCAAAAGGTTTAAAAATAACAAATGATTCAAATGCTGATATAATAACTCTTTCATTATATAATAATTATGGATTAATGGTTGATTGTTACGGTGGTCAAACATTTTTTAGCAATTCAAATGGAACAATAGTAACATTAGGTGGTTATATAGGTGGAACAACTAATGGATACTTTGCATTAGGAGCAACTACCTTAAATAATAGTGTTAATGCTGGTCAAGACACGATTTTTTATCGTGACGCCGCTGGAATATTCGCCCAAAGAAATGGTGTAAATTCTCAAACTTTTAGAGTTTATAATACTTATTCAACAACTGGCAATTTTGAAAGAGGCAAAATAGGTTGGAACAACAACGCTTTTGAAATTGGAACCGAACAAGGTACAACTGGTGGAGTTGCAAGAGATTTGCGCTTTTTAACTAGCGGCTCTGGAAGAATGACGATTACTAGTGGCGGAAATGTAGGAATAGGTACAATTAATCCTACAGCTAATTTAGATGTAGATGGTAGTGTAAAAATTGCTAGCGCCAGAAATAATCAATTTCCTCTTTCTATTTACGGAGGTAATAGTTCCGCTCAAGCGTGTCATATAATATTGTACAACAATGTTCCTGTTGGAGTTATTAAAGCAGGTGGCAATGGTACAGTTGGGCAAGGATTCGCTAATTCAAGTTATAATTACCAACTTTTTGTTAGATGGTCAGATGGTAATGTTGGAATAAATACAACATCACCAAATTATACTTTAGATGTCAATGGCTCTGGAATTTTCCAAAGTGGTTTATCAGTTAGCGGTCAAATCATAACAAATCAACGTCCATTAATAAATGGCACCCCAGTTCTTCTCAGCGGAGAGGGCGGCGGAGCTACTCCAGCAAATTTAGTTTATACAACTGGTACCCAAACAATAGCTGGAGAAAAAACTTTCAGTAATAAAGCCAATTTTTATTCTGGTTTTTCTGTTGGTAATAATTATTTAAACGCTGACTTTAATAGTTTCGAAATTTTCGATGATCCAAATTTCCTTACTGTAATGAAGTATGCTGAAAATACTGAATTTTATTTTGAAGGGCCATCTGGAGCAAAAGTTGATGTATGGAATAGCAATGTTTCTAATTTTGATAAAATTTCTTCAAATTTAATTTCTGGCACTAACCTCAGTTTAGAAAGTGGAATTAAATTTAACGGAGGCATTTCTAATAAAAGCTTCGAGATCTATAAAGATGACAAAACTTACAATTTTAGCATGGGGCCTACTGGAACTTGGGGCGCTTTTGGTTCAACTTTAATTTCTTTAACTAGTGGTGGCCCAAACATTAGTAATAATTTTACTCCATCTTTTAAATTAATAGATCAATCAAATTCTCAATTTTTTGAAATTGGTGGATATTCTGATGATGAACAATATGGTTCATTTAGCACTTTTAGAATGGGGAGCGAGGGGCTTGGATATTGGAGTGCAGGTGGTGGAATTTTTGCTGTAAGAGGAACAAATGTAGGTATAGGTACTGCTTATCCTGGTCATAAATTAGATGTAGATGGTAATATTAATGCCACTAGTTTTTCTTCAAGTGGAAACGCAGGAATGACAACTTCCGTCTCTGTTATAGATAATAGCAACAATGTAATTACATTAAACTTTGAGAACGGATTACTTATATCAATAACTTAAGTGTAATTATAAATATATGAAAGTTGTTGACATTGCCAACGAAATTTATCTTGAAAACGCCCAACCATCCGACACGAGCATTCCCGCCATTGCTTTTTGGATTAGATCAAATATTGGCAAATTAAATAATTTAATTTATACAAATTATTCAATTAATCAAACTAATTTAGAAGTAGTTGATTCTTCTGGTAACGAAATTGATATTTTAGCCGCCGCAATAGTAAAAACAATGTATAAAGTTTATAGAGTTGAACTTGACATAAGAGGTATATTGGGAGGTATAGGAGTTGATTCAGTTCTCGAAGCAAGAGATCAAGACTTTTCAGTCAAGAAAATAAACAAAAGTGAATTATTAAAAACAATGACGGCTTTCAAAAAAGACTCACTCAAAGAACTTCATGATTTAGTTCATAACTACAGAAGTTACAATGGTTCGCCTTCTCAAGTCGCTGGAGATGATACTGTCGTTGGTTATTATGCAGGTATAACTTCTCAATATGTAAGATCAAGCGTTGGCGGAACTTAATGAAAAATATTTATGCCAAGTTTAGTTTCAAATTCAGAAAAACAGATTCTTACGGGTTTGTATAGAGATACATTTGATACTTTCTCCCGCGATATAGTCATTTTTAAAGAGCCAATAAAACAACAATTAATAACTGGTCCATCTAATCCGGGGCTTTTTGGTTTTGGAGACGGGCAAATTCAACAAGAATACACTTACATTCCTGTAAGCGGAGTTTTTCCAGCAATTGTTCGTTATATTAATTTTAAAGGAAATATTTCAAGTAAAGAAGTGATTGATGAAACAAATGCTTTTATGCCATTTGGCGAAGTTATTATAAAAATAAAGCCAGATTGTCATGAATTTATTCAAAACGGAAAAACAGAGAAATTTTCTTTTGATGATAGAGATTTTTATTTTGACGGTGAAGCAAAAGCCATGCCATTCTTAGGCGCCCTTTATTATACATATCAATTAAAAGCAAAATCATAAAATGTCTAACGTTTCATTTAAAGTTAATTATATTGAATTGGGAAAAATCTTTGAACAAAAGATTGATTCTGATTCAAGGGTTGGCAATTTAGTGGACAATTATATCAAAAATTTTTTTCAAAAGAATAAAAATTTATTAATCTCAGAATTTAATAATCATAAAATTACTGTTGAATTAAGAAATGGTCCTGGGGCTTCAAATATTAGTAATACATTAGGTGGATATGGTAATTTATTTTCATTTTTTGGATTCTTTCAATCTAAAAATCCAACAAAAGAATTAGAAGATTTATTGTCTTCGATGTCTATAAGAAAAACAACAAGAAAAGGTAGAGTTTTTTATTATACAATCAACTTACCAACAAAATCTCAAATAGCGGAAGCAACAAGAATGGATTGGGGTTCTGGGACAAGTTGGGCTTATGCCGTTGAAAGCGGTGGATTTGGTGGAGATGCAGATTTATCACATTATATTTATAAAACTTGGTTAAAAGGCAGATCGAAAAAAGGTGTTCAAATTAAAGCAAATTATTCAGAAAAAAACTTTTCTCCAAAACCTTATCTTACTCCTATTTTTGAAAATTTTCAAAAAAGAATCAATGCTAATATACAAGTGTAATTAATTTAATATGCACCCGCAATTAGATAATAAAATAATAACAAGCTTCCTTTTGTATATTGATAATAGAATTCAACAAGTGGGAGAAGCGTATTATAATACAAATGGATTATTTTATCCAACAATAAGCAATGTAAATGGTTTATATGCTTATACTTGCCCATATAAACAATTATGTAATGATCTTTCGGTATCAAATGCAACAGTAATGTCTGGCGTTTATTTAAATAATACATATGTTTCTGTTGGACAATCTGGTTTAGTAGCTATAAATCATTATGATGGAGCCGTTTATTTTAATTCAGGTTTACCCAAAAATACTATTGTAAGTGGAAATTTCGGAATTAAAGAATTTTCTGTCTATTTATCTGATCAACCTGATTATAAATTATTATTTGAAACCAAATATTATCCAAATCCCAGATATGGAAATATACCCAAGAGTGGACTTGCTTTAGATACAAAAACAGCTCCCGCTGTATATTTAACAATAAAAAGTCAAGAAAATAAACCTCTTGCTTTTGCTGGTTTAGATGATAATTCAATACAATTAAGGGCAGTTATTGTTGCCGAAAATGTTTATCAAAAGATTGCTGTTTGTAATATATTAAAAAATTTATATATGCGACCATTTAAATTAATAGAATCTACTCCAATTGATTATTTGGGCAATATGACTGGAATTAATTATAATTATGCCGAACTTCCGGCTAGTACTTTTTATAAACCATTAGTATTAAAAAGTAAAGTTTCTGAAATTAATCTTGATGGTGAGTTTTTGGATATGAAAAAGCAATTTGCCTTTGTTGACTTTGATATCTCCACTTGGAATGGTAATGTTTAAAAAGGATATTTTTTCACATAAGTTATTAAAAAATGTATCTATAATTAGATTTAAGATTTTAAAATCATTATAAAAAATTAATAAATAAAGGAATTTTATATGCCAACATCAATACCAAGAGTCGCTTATTTTGCACAATCTGGAAAGTTAGTTCTTCCAAGAACTGGAATCGGTCAATCTGGAGAAACTATTTATGTTTTACCAGTTAATTCTGCAAATATTGAAGTAACTAGGCCAATTGAAGCCGTAACTGCTTTCGGACAATTTGATTCTTTAAATACTGCCCAAACTAATATTACCACTTGCAAGAGCACTCTCAAAGTTTATTTGGGAACAGGAAATTTAATTTCTGGGTTAACAAGTACTCTTCTTGATGAATTAATTTCGACAACTCAAAGTGGAAAAATTGGAATTATAGTTGAACCTGCCGGTTTTAAAATGACTGGAATTCTTTCCAGTATTGGAATCGATATTTCTCTTGGAAGCTTTGCAATGGCAGATTTAAGCTTCGATGGAGTAGGAAACCCAGAAATTACTGATGGCACATCGTCTGCTACAAGTCCAGGAACCAGAGCTATGACAATTGCTCCTGTCACCACTTTGTCTATTGGCAGTGGTCAAGCTTTATCTGGAATTTTTGCTACTTCAATAAAATTCTCTTATGATCTTCCAACTGAAACCCTTGGCGCCCTTGGAGAAAATCCAAACGCAATTCAATCAGAAATGAGAAGTATCATTGCTACTAAAGCGCCATATAAATCAAGTATTACTGTTGAAGGATATGGAATTGATCTTTCTAGCGGAAGACTTGATACTAGTATTACTGGAGTTTTCGGAATTGGAAATATAGGGGTTTCTCTTCCAAAGGCAAAGATTAGTTCTAAATCGTTAAATAACGCCGCCGGTCAAGTTAGTGCAACATTTAGTATTACTGCTGAAGACGTTGGAGCTACATTTAGTACAATTGGTGTCTCGGGTTACGCTCAAAACTTCTCACAATCTGGTCTTCCAATGTACGGCGGTTAATATTGAAATTATATTTAATATTAAAAACATTAAACCCCAAATTATTTTGGGGTTTTTTGTTTTTATGTGTATATCCTTTTAAGGAAAAAGGATTATGGTGGAAAACAATCTCATCTCTCTTCAGATAGAGAAGGAAATAACTTCTCTCTTCAAATTTTATTTAGAAGAACTTGAGCAACTCAAGTTAGATCCAGAAAAACACGAAATACTCCGCAAAAAAATATTAGACCATGGTAATGATACTATAAGAAATACTTTAATTTTCTTGGGATATTTTGATTTTACAATAAATACCAAAAAAGTAGAAGAAGCTTCAAAAAATAGAATTGTTTATAAAAAAACCATTATTTCTAATCCGATTTTTATAAAATAAATATATGGAAAAAGAAAAGCAAAAATACATCTACGAAACAACTGTAAAAAAAGAAGTTTTTGAAAAGGTAACTGAAGAACGCGAAGAAAATGGACAAAAAATTCAAGTTACAAAAGAAGTAAAAAAAGAAAAGCCAGCAAAAATAGCTATTTTAAAACCAGATCGTAAAAAATATAAAGAAGCTGAAATTTTTTACGCAAAAACTCTTTCTAATTATTTAAAAGAAGGCTTGCTTCCTCATTCATTAGTTTCTAAAAGATATATAAACGATGGTGGTCCATTAACTGAAAGTGAAAAGAAAACTCTTAATGCAATGCGTGATAGATATAACGAATTGCAAGAAGAATATTTTAAAATGGAGAATCCATTAACTGATGAACAAAACAAAAGACGTGGAGAAATTATTCTCGAAATGAGCGAAATTAATCGTTTAGTAAAAGAAATTAAAAATTCTTATTCTGATATTTTTGAAAATACTGCAGAAGCTAAAGCTAAAAATGACACCATTGAATGGTGGGTTTTAAATTTGAGCTTAATTAATGAAGATAATTCTGAGTACAAGTTATTTTATGGTGATGGAGATTTAGATTCTAAAATTAATTCTTTGGAAAATATTGAATCAAAAGATGACCCTTTTTATAACGAAGTAATAAAAAAATTATCTTATTTTATTAGCTTTTGGTATGCTTCTGGTGCTAATGCTAGTTTAGAAGATTTTAAATCAGCAGAAGAACACTATAATTTAAATATTTCAACCTACTTAAAAGAAGAAATTACCCCCTCTGAAATAGATAAAAAAGTAGAAGAATTAAAAAAGGAAGATAAAAATTCTTAAATTTGAAAAGTGGACAATAAAGAAGAATTAAATATTTCAGAAGTAGACGAATTAAAACTTTTTTATTATGAAATTTTGAATGGTTCGTCTTTTATTTCAGACAATTCTTTTTTTATAAAACACTTCTCAGAAAGAGAAAGTTATTTAATTCAAAAAAAGAAAATTGAGCTTTTCTATTACTACGCAAAAGAGGGGGTTCCTCATGAATCTGAAGTTTTAGAAAATTCTTTAAAAAATGGGGAATGGACAAAAGAAAAAGAAAACAAAATCCTTGAATTAAAATTTGCTATTTCTGATAACGAAAGAAATATTCAAAATATAATAATCGAACAGCGACCTTTGATTCAGGCCGCTATAGATGAGAATAAAAAAGAATTATCTGAATTAATTATTGAAAGAAAACAAGTTTTAGGTAAAAGTGTTGAAGATTTAGTTGATGATGATATAAATGACTATATTTCTTTTATATCCTTTTTTAAAGATGAAAAATGTAAAATCTCAGCATTTGAATCTTTCGAAGAATTTGAAAAAATTGATTTTTATCAAATTTTAAAATTAAACAAAATCCTTTCTTCTCATTATGAGAAAATATCAGAATTAGTTATTAAGAAAATAGCTGCAATGCCATTTTTTTTAAATAAATTTTCTTATGCAAAAGAAGATATAAGTTCTTTTTTGGGAGTTCCATTAAATGATTTAACTCATAATCAAAATCATTTATTTTCTATTGGAATAAGAAATTTAAATGTTTTATCCAATACAAACGGGAATCCTCCAGATTTATCATTGGGAGCAAAACCAATAAACTTAGTAAATTGGTACGATATTCAAAATTCTATACTTATTTCAAAAAGAAATCAATCAAAATAAGTGTAATTTACTTTATAGTTATAAACTATAAAGGTAAAAGAATATGGCAATGCAATTAAATGTTACGGTTAATCCCGTATTTAATAATTCTCAATTTACGGCAGCAGGAGTTCAGGCAGGATCTAATTTTGCTAATGGATTAAATTCTGCTATTTCTAAATCTCAACCATTAGGCAGAATAACTGGTCAAGTCTCTGAATTTGAAAAATCAATGGAAGCTGCAAACGCTCGCGTTTTAGCTTTCGGTGCTTCTGCTGGATCTATTTACTTGATAAAAAGCGCATTTGATAAATTGTTTTTCTCTACAGTTCAAGTTGAAAAAGCTTTAGCTGACATTAATGCGATTCTTGGAGTTGGAAGTTCTCTTTTAAAATCTTTTTCTAACGAAATATTCAAAGCCGCCTCTTTTACTGGTCAAACATTCGAAACGGCGGCAAAAGTAGCTCTTGAATTTGCTCGCCAAGGTGCTGGAGCGGAAGAAGCTGCAAAAAGGATGAAGGCTGCCCTAGAATTAATGAGAATTTCAGGTTTAAACGCAGATGAAGCCGTCAATTCTATAACTTCTTCCTTAAATGCTTTTTCAAAAGAAGCTTTAACAGCAGAAGATGTTGTAAATAGATTAACCGCTGTTGATACTAAATTCGCAGTTAGTTCAAAAGACTTGGCTAATGCACTTCAGCGTGTTGGGGCCGTTGCTAGTGACGCCGGAATTCAATTTAATGAACTCTTAGGTTTAGTTACCGCCGCTCAAACTATAACTGCTCGCGGTGGAGCAGTTATTGGTAACGCATTTAAATCTATTTTTACTAGATTAGCTAGACCTCAAGTTTTAGATGACTTGGAGGCCGTGGGAGTTACAACAAGAAATGCTTCTGGACAAATTCTTCCAATGATAAGCGTTTTAAAAAATCTTGCTAATCAATACAACTCTCTTGGTTCAGCACAGAAATCTTTTATATCTGAATCTGTTGGCGGAGTTTATCAAGTCAATATTTTAAAAGCGGCCTTGGCTGATTTAGGTGATGGCATTTCTATTTTTGATAAAGCAACAATTGCGGCAGGTCAATCTACTGGATTAATTCAAAAAAGAATGGAAGAGCTTAATGAAACAATTTCTTCCAAACTTAATACTTCTGCTGTGGAATTGACAAAATTATTCGCTGATCTTGGACAAAAAGCTTTTGGTTCAAGCGCAAAAGGAGCAATAGACGCCTTTAATAAAAATATATCATTTTTAAGTAATGCATTAAGTGACGTAGAGCCAGATGATAATGTTGGAGAACAAATAGGTAAAACCATTGCTCAAGGAATTGTTAAAGGAATAGGGGGAATTATATCTGGCCCAGGAGTTCAAATCGCAGCAGTTTTATTAACAAAAATGTTTTCCAACATCGGGAAGTTTGCCATTGAGGCTTCTCGTGATTTTATGGGAGCAAATGAGGCTTTAAAAAAGCAGGAAAGTATTGTTAGTAGCATTCAAAACTTCTTAAGTAAAAATCCAACTATCCTCCAAGCAATAAAAGCTGGACAATTAAATGTAAATCAAGCTCATTTAATTTATTTACAGCAGTTGCAACAAGAAAATCAACTTAGGGCTCAGAATGCTGCTATAGCTACAACAATTGCGACTAATGCTGCACCTTATATAACTACTTCTAAAAAACAAACTCCTGGAGCTGGTTATATTCCTAATTTTGCCCAAGATGAAAGTAGTACTGAAAAAAGAATTGCTCTTAATCATGGATATGCTCCAGGCCCCACTTATAAAAAAATAATTCATGATGGAAAAGGTGGAGCTTTTTTAACTACAGTAAATGGAGCAGAAAATATATATAACTTTACTAATAAAAAGGGTTATAAAGCTACAATGGTTGTTCCACCTAATGGATTTGGAGAAAACACAATGATGGCTGGCTCTGGTTTTATTCCAAATTTTGCTAAAATTTCTCGAACTGGAACACAAATATCAAATAATAAAAGTTTTTCAACATTAATTAGTGGAAAACATGCAAATGGAATAGATACATTTAGTGCAAGCTATAATTTATTTACTTTAAATGAAACTAATAAACAGATTGAGAGAGAAGCGAAGGCAAAAAATATAAGTAAAGGAAGATTAACTGAATTAAAGGCAATTGAATATTTAAAGAAAAAATCTCCAAACAAAAAAGCCAATGACCTTAATGAAATTAATAGTACATATCCTTTTGATTTAGAACAGGGTGGTAATTTTTATGAAGTAAGGGGAAGAAGAAATGTTGGAGCGACCGCTCTCGTAGCAAAAGCTGCAAGATATAAAATAAATAAAAATAATAAATTTAATAATGTTACTTTTGATTCTCCTCCCAAAAAACAATCAGAAGAATTAGGAAATTTTAATTTAATAACTTTAAAAAATTCTATATTAGCTAGCGAATTCTTAAATAAAGGAAGTGGATTTATTCCAAATTTCGCAGAGTCTTCTTTGCCGCCAATTCCATTTCAAATAGTTGGATTAAATAAAAAATTAAAAAATCTCAAAGAAAAAGCAAAACAAGATCCAAAACTTTGGGATCAATTTAGAATGGCGTATCAAGACCATGCCATAAAAATTTTTGAAAAAAAATTAACACAATTATATCCGGGAACAGTAATAAAAAGTTCTACTCCAACTGCAAACATTAGTGGAGCTGGACTTGGATTCACTGGTAAAAAAAGTTTTCCTGGATTCGATGGAGTTACAGAAATACAAACAGTTAATCCAGATTTATTACAAATATTAGGATGGCCACCTAACAAAAATTCAGGAAAAATTCTTATTTCAGCAAAATCTGGATCTGAAAAAGGAGCAGATGTAAGAGAACAATTCGGAAAAGGAGTAAGCGCTCTTTCTTCATCTGGATATTTAAAACCGGAAGAACCTTTTTATTCACTTGTAGCTGGACTTGTTCCTGGATCTGGTTTAAAACCAAATAATCCACTTCATCCTTTGGGACACGCCTATGCGTCTGGTTTTATTCCAAATTTTGTTTCTGAAAATGCAATTAATGCACTGAGAGAAATTGCAAGTGGAAAGCGTGGTGGTACGAAAGCAGAAATTGCGAACGCACAAGAAAAAATAAATAAAATTTTAGGCTCAGATAAATTAAGTAAATCTTTAATATTAACGAACAGATCTTTATTTGGCAAAAAATTAGACTCTGATGCTTTGGCATATATTTCTAAAACTTCTCCAGAACAATTAACCAAAGACTTAAAAAGTGGTTATTTAGAGGGATCAATTGGCCACGATCTTTCTAATTTTAGAAATTCAATATTTAGCGCTGGTTCTGGTTTTCTTCCAAATTTTGCTTATGGTTATTATTCTAAATATAGTTCTTCATATGGCAAACAAAGTGGATATAAACCTAGTAAAAGTTTACAAAAAGAAAAGGAAGAAAAGAGAAGACAAAAAGAATTATATGGAAATTATTATAAAAGCCCAGAAATAACAAGTAATCCTTGGTCAAAAAATTTCGGTAAAGATTTTTCTGCTTCAGGATTTCTACCAAACTTTGGTTACTTAAAAAAAGTAATGGGATTAGAAAAAACTCTTAGCGGCAAGGAGCCAATTTTAGATACCACTACTGGTCCATTTCCTTTTATTAGGAATACAGACCAACCGAATTTTGCAGCAGCGGTCGCTGATCATGGAGGATTAAAAAATGCCTTAAAAGATTCTTCTAAAAATCAAAAAGCCGCTGGAATAATGGCTGGAGGTGGTTTTATTCCAAATTTTGGAGTAGAAGAAAGTTTAATGCTTGGCGTTGTTCAAGCTTTTTCTGGACAATTATCTTCAAAATTAAAACCTCTTTCTTTTGGATATGATAAACAAATTGAAGAAAGTCAAAAAGTAGTTTCTGCAGCTCAACCATTAGCCGACGCTTTTGACGAATTAAAAAATAAATTGGCTTCCGTAAGCAAACAATATAAAGAAGAAGCTAAAAAACGACAAACGCCAAAGAGAAGAGCCGAGCAACAAGCAAGAATCTCAGAAATGAAATCTGTCTCTGCAGAAATGCGTGTAAAACGAACTGAATATAAAAAAGAAACGGGATTAGATATTAACAGACAAAAAAGAGAAGATCAAGCTAAAAAATTTGTTGAATATGAACAAAAATTAACAGGAACAAGAGAAAAAATACAGGGTATCAGTGGTATCGCTTCTATTGTTTCTCCAATGGCTGGAGGTATGGCGGCCTCTGCATTAAAAACACTTGGAGTCTCACCAGATACCACAAAGGGAGTAGAAACTTTATTTGAAGGAGCAGGTATGGCTGGACAAGCATTAATGGCCATGCCTAATCCAATCGGAATAGCAGTTGCTGGACTTTTAGGCGTCACCAAAATAAACACAGCCTTAAATGAATTTACTTCTGGTCTTGAAAAGGCAAAAGCGTCTTATGAAAGAGAAATGCAATCAATAGAAAAAACAACTAATGCATTAAATTCAATTCAACAAAATTATCAAAATTTAGATAATATTTTAAAATCTGGAACCGCTTCTCTTTCTCAATTTTTATCTGCAAATAGAAAATTTTCAGAATCAATGGTTAAACTAGCTTCTGCTAATCCACAATTAGCAGAAAAAATGAGAAAAGCCACTACAGAAGAAGAAAGAATGGCAATTCAGAGTGAATTTTCAGAGGCTTCTGAATTAAAAAAGAGACAAAAAGAATTCGACGTAATGTACGCCGAGAGGAAAAAAGAAACAAATGTTTTAGGGTCAAATGTTCTTGCGATGGGTCGTGAAAGAGGGAGATTTTCTGTTGGAATGTTTGCTGGAAAAGAAGAGGAAAAAAAAGTAGAAAGCGAATTAAAAGAAGCCGCAACATTAATTCAATCTGAAGTTATAGATGCTCTTTCAAAGAGTGAGAAAAAAGAAGAAAGAGATTTAGCGGCAGAAATAACCAGAGGTTTATCAAAAGGATACATTACTGAAGAAAACAAAAAAGAATTATTAAGTTATGCTGAATATGGAAGAGAAGGAAAACAGTATTCTGAAACTATTGGCAAAATGGATATTTATGCAGAAATAAAGGCTTCTTTACAAGAGTTATCTAAAATTCTCGATACTTTTGGAATGAGTGCAAGCAGTGTTGAACAATACGAAAATCTTCTAAAAGAACAAAACGAAATAACTAGTAAACAAAATGCAATAAGAAGAAAACATAACCAAGATTTACAAAACTCACTAAATAGAGGTATTACGCTTGGGATGATTGAAAATAAAAGACGCCAACAATCATTAGAACAAAAAGAAAGAGATACGGGCATGAAATATGCTTTTGAAGAATCTAATATAAATTTAGAGTCTTTGGTTTCTTCCGAAGCGGATATACGTTATAGACGCGGAGTTTCGAGACAAAATCAAATAATTGAAGAAGGACAATTAAAACAAGAAAAAACAAAGAGTGTCTTTGAAGAAAATCGTCTTGGACAATTAATGGAAGTAGTTAAACAACAAATGGAGGCAAAAAATGCTTCTTCATTAAAAAGTGGTAAAGATGTTTATAGTATAGAGCCATCTAAAGAATCCCAATCCCTTGCTAATTTTTTAGAATCAAAATCTAAAGAATTTTCTGGAGGAAATGTTGGAAAATTAACTGAATTATTAAAATTGACTCCAGAAAAATTTACTGAAGCTTTTCTTGGTCCAAAAGAGAAAGCGCAAAAAGATTTTGGAATTTCGAGTTCAACTTATGACACATTATTTACAGATATACAAACCCTTACTCTTTCGGGAAAAAATACAGAAGAAACTAATAATTATTTAAATGATTTATTAAGAACCGCGCAAGAAACCAAGAATAATGCTGAAAAAAATGCTTTAGAAACTCAAACTGCAATTAAAGAAATTAGTTTCAAAGAACTAAGTCAATCATTAGGCGGTTTAAGTTTGCTGGAAAGAGGTGGAGTTAGAAAAGAGCGTAGAGAAATAAGAAGAGCTGAATTTCTTGCTGAACGCGGAGCAACTCCAGAAGCTAGAGCTAGAGGAGCTGCTGCTTTATTAAAACGTATACCAGAAACCATGAGAGATGTTAGAAATCCAATGGTTGCTGATTTACTTAAAACAGTTGAATTAGGATTTCGATCTGGCAATGAAAAAGTTTTATCTGGAACTAAATTAGGTGCTTCTGGTTTAATGGGAAGTCCTGAACAAATGATTCTAGCTCAAACATATGGAAATATAAAAACATCTGGATTAGGAGAAGACTTCTTTAAGAAAGCGGGATTAACTATTGAAAAAGGAGAGATTGGTCGAGGTCAATTTCAAGAATTAAACACTGAGCCTTTACAACAATCCATAACAAAAATATCTTCATCTTTATATATTTGGGAAACAAATCTTTTAAACTCAATCAAATCAGTAAATTTTAATTCAGTAAAAACACAACTTTCTGATTTGGAAGAAGCTTCAAAAGGCGTGACTGACGAATTGAGAAATTTAAAAGAAAGCCTTACTCCGAAAACTCCAGTGGAATCAAAAGGTTCACCAAAAGCTATTCCAACTAGTTTCGCTAATTTACAAGCGGTAGTAAGTAAAAACGCACCCTCTGAAACTTTAAATGTTACTCAATCAACTCCAAAAGTTAAAAAAACACCAGCAGGAAAAGAAGAGGAGTCTAAAAAGACAGAAAATAAATCAGAACAAGGAACGTCTGCATTAAATGAGGAATTAATTGAAAATATAAGATCATTAACTTCTGTCATGAATGAAGCTGCAAATGCTTTTAAAGAATCTAAATCAACAATGAGCGCTGATGAACTTAAACGGGCTTTCGGTCCAACTAATGAAATTTTAGGCTCAATTCTTGGCGCAACTCAGTCAGATAAAAATTTACCAGTTTCAGTATAATATTTAAATAAATGTATGTCATTTAAAGGTTTAATAACGGGAACATTAGGATATGAATTAAGAAAAGATTTCTTAGCTAATTCTTTAATGTATCGTGAATTAGAAACTTTTAATTATGATATTTATAGCGTAGATTTTTCTGGACTTAGTGCTTTAGAAATTCAAAAACAAATAAAAAATGAATTTAATAACATTTATTCTGGTGATATAAACGTTAAAGTTTTTAATACAGCTAATGCTTTACAATATCCAAGCGACAGTATTAGAGCCGCACGTTATACAGTTAATGTAGAGATAGCCAAATCTCTTTCATATTCACTTTTAACTGGCCAATTTCCAGAGCTTGAAACAAGTTATTTTAAAGGTATAGATTCTTTGTTTTGGGCTAATAATGGAAAATATATATTAGATTTTAAAGAAGATTATGGTTTTGGAATAAATAGTAATGGTAATAGAGAATTTAATCACAATCTTTCGTTTTCTTTGAGAAGTGGGAAAATTTCAGATCAAATTGAAAGAAAAAATCTTGCTCAGAAGATCGCGACGGGAATATTTGATCAGGACAAAAATACAACATTTGGAATATCTTTGCTTTCTGGAGAGATTTCTTCAGTAGGAGATGCTTCAACTTTTAGAAATTATTATAATGAATCTTACGATTACTTCAAAAATTCTTATTCTTTTTCGAGACGTAGAGAATTATTACCTTTTTCTGATGCCAACACAATTTTTAATATAAATCAAACATTGACAATGAATGAAAATGGAATCATTGACATTATTGAAAAAGGTTTTACTTTAGGAAAAATAAATTTTTCATTAGCTAAAAATGATTTAGAAAATACTTTATCTCAATCTTATAATCGTTGTACTGGATTTTATTATAAATTTTATAATACTGGAATATTATTGCAAGATTCTCAATATAAAGATAATTTACCATTTAATTTTCTTCCATTAATTAACACTCCAGTAAAATTAGTAAAAAATTATGATGTAAATGTTCTAGCCGCAAATTATGAAGTTACATATACTAATAACCCCCAATTTTCTGGAGACGGAACGGTGACTTCCCAAACTGTTGAATTCAACATCAATGAATTTAATAAAGTTGAAGCAACTCATTCTTATGATTATACTTTAAATAAAATAATTAAAAATTCAGATTATTTTGTTACGGGATTATTCAAATATACCACTGGAGAAAGTCCTTCCTTAATGTTTAATTATTATACAGGAATTTACTCAAATATATTTTCAGTATATCCAAATTTAAATTTAACAAAATCTTCAGCTAATTTTCCTAATATAAAAACAAAAGCATCTGTTAGATTTACATATAATAATGATCCAACTTATTTTGTAAATGTAAATGGAAAAGAGTTTAAAATTTTTGATGTAACAATTGACAAAAAAAATCCAACAGATATTGTAAGTGAATACAAAATTATAAATCGAACAACAAAAGATAAAAAATCTATATTATCTTATGCTTATCAGACAGAAAAAGGAAGTATCATAATAAAAATTGTTGCAAATATAGGAAAATATAGTAAGCAATTCATTTCTGACGGAGTGGGAGACTTTTTATTAGTTGGATCAGATCATTCTTTTAAATTAAGCGAATATCTTGAAGCGATTTATAAATTTGCTGGACAAGCATTTTTTAATAATTTTGGACAACCAATGTCTGCTTTTAATTGGTTTATTGAAGATTCAAATTATTCTTTTAGTTCTGAAGGAATAATTGATGTCTCAATAACTTATGCTTATACATTAAAGAAAAGGAATTCAAACAATTTTTAAAATAATTTTATGCCATTAGATAGAAGACTTTATGTTTATTATGATGACAAGGAGTTGTATCCAACTCCTTTAATTAATTATAGTTATCAACCAATAAATTTTGGCTATATTTATGGATATAATACAGAAATAACTCTAGAAGGGATAATTACAGGAATAGATAATAAGGAATCTGGGATATCAGAGATAACTGGAATATTTGCAAAACAATTTTCTACTTTAAAAGTGGAAAACGAAAAACATAGTGGAATTTATCAATGGAATAATGTAACTGTTGACAATATAAGTTTTGAACAAAGTCAATATTTAAAAGGGAGTTTTGTAAAATATAACGTTAAATGTTTTGTTTATGATATACCAAGTGGAGTAATAGATCCTTCAAACGAATATTCTTTTACACAAAATGAAGATGGGACAGTAAACGTTAATCACAAAATTAGTGCGAGAGGTGTAAGAAATAATTTAGGAGCATTTCAAAATGCAATAAATTTTGTAAAATCTTTTACTGGAAAAGATCCTTTTTCAAATTGTGTGCCCTACTTTGTCCCTAGTGGATCTGGAGTTTTATTAAATTTATCTGAAAATATAAATAGAGCAGATGGAATTTATTCTGTTACTGAGGTATATAAGTATAATACGGGAGTTATTTCTGAAGCTTTACATATTACATCATTAGATATTGATGAAAGCTTGGGGTCTGAATATAGTTCAATAAGTTATAATTTAAAAGTTATTGGTTCTCCAATTTATAAGAATACAGACTCAATTATAAGTAATTATTTAAATTATAATCTTTTAAATGATATTCAAAATGATTTTGGTTTAAATACATCTGGCTGGGTAAAAAATACATATTCTGCCGCCGTTGATTCTGGAGCCGCAACAATTGATATAAAAGTCGAATATCTTTCTGGCGCAAATCCTAGTGGTTTTTTTGATTATGTTATATCTTGCGACAAGGATCATTTAATGGGAATAGAAAATTGGAAGATAGAGGGAGAATTTAAATGTTTCGGTCCTTTAGATTATAAAATTAATCAATTAAACGCTTTCAAATCTACAAATAAGAATAATTCTTGGAGAACGTATTTAATTAATTTGATAACTAATTCGCAAATTTACAATTCTTTACATGATGTAGACAAAGTTTTTTCTATAAACACAAACGTTAATCAGGATGAAAATTTAAAAATCGGAGCTTTAAAGTTATCTCTTACTTTAAATATGGGATACGAGCCTGATGGACTTGCTGATTTAAAATATTCAATTAATGGAAGTCCAAGCAAATGGATCTACGAACTTATGCCATCGGTTAATATAGAAGGGGCTTATGTTGTTCAAAGTTTGGAGACAAAAACGAATGGCGTAATTGAATTAAATGTTTCAGCTAAATCTCTTCAAAAAGAAAATGGATTGAATCTATGCAATAGTTATATAAATAATTTGGCAAATACTTACATTGATTCTGGAAATGATTTGAATGTGAAAGCATTTTTGATTGAAGATTTTTATTCTACTGGAACATACGATGTTTCTTACTCAAAAAAATTTATAGGAAATATAAAAGATATAGATTCAACTTTGGTTAATTTACAATGTTTTGGAACATTTGATTATTCAGTGCCAACAAGAATAAAAGGATATAATTTTGGTTACTAATTTTGTGTAATTATATTGGTAAAAAGGTAAAGAATGAATAAGGATGTATTTTTAAATTGTTTGTCATATACTGGAATTAATACAGGAATTTCAGTAATGGGTCTTTATTCTTTTTCTAGTGGTCTTTCTGGAGCTTGTTTCAATCAATTGTATTCATCTGGATATAATTATTTTAGTGGATTGCCGTATGAAGGCGCTCTTCCATTAATTTATAATGGGGCTGGAAATCAAACTAGTGGTATTTTTTCTTCTAATCAGTCGTATCATATACCAATAAAAAATTTTAATAGTTTTGGTGCTTTAATTTCTTTAAATCATAGTGGCTGTTTAAATACTGGAAATACTAATTTAGTTTTATTCTCTACTGTTTCTGATTTCTCAGGAATAAATTCTGGGATAGTATTGGGAATTACTCCTTCTAATAGGTTGTTTTTAAATGCTTCTGGATATCTTTCGACCATTTCAGAAGAAATAACTCCAAATGATTTTGTTTTCGTTAGTTTAGAAGAGAAAAGATTTGTTAATTTTGGAATATTTAACATAAAACATAATGAATTTTATAAAAAATCTTATGATTATAATTCTTCAGATTTAATTATTGAGAAATTGTATTTTGGAGGGGTTTTGAAATATCCTTCTATTTATACGGGTTATTCTGGAAAATTAAATGAAATTTATTTTTTTAGTGGAGCTATAGATGATTTTTTGTTTAACTCTTGTATTGATTGCACTTATGCAACCGGATATTCTTATTCGCAATCAATAGATATTTTTAATCAAGTAAAAATAACAGGTTCTTTCTGGAGTGGAATAAAAGAAACAAGAATTACTGGAAGCAAAAAAACAACGGGCACTTTTTTAAAAACCGATGGTTCAACTGGTAATTTTTATTATGATTCTGGCTTAAGTGGAAGTGTAGAAGTTTATCAAAACTTATTTCCCGGAACAGGAATAGAAAATTTATATATAACAGGTAGTGGTATAGATTTTTATTTTGATTCTAGTAAAAAAATTTCTCAAACAAGTTTTGATTTATTTTTTGATCTGGGGTTAGATTCTGGAGATGTTCTGGAAATTTATACATATAAAAATTTTAATCCTAATGTTAACTTAAATATTATTGACGATTTTTTCCCATCTACAGATAATTATGTTCAATTATTTGCCAACGGTTTGGCCGAAACGAAGGATGGAGAAAGTCAATATTTTTCAGATTTTTATACTGGTTTTAATAATAAAATTTATAATTTTGATTCGCAAGATATTCTTTCTTGTGATTTTACTACTGGAAATTCTATAACTATTCCTTACAATAATCAAGGTTGCATTACTGGTGAAGCCACTTCAAGCGAAGTGATTGATATATATCAAATAAACGCCTATCCCTTCTTCCCAGAGGTAAGTAGCGAAGAAGAAATTCCTCCTTTTATTTACGATCTTTATTTGAATGGCAAAAAATTAATAAGTGGTTTAGACTATATTATAACTGGAGTTCCGGGGGGTATTGATGGTTGGTCTAATCATATTTATCTTTCTGGAGATAATAGTTTGTTATTTAATTTAGAAAATCCTCAAGAATTTAAATTAGTTATATCTCAACCAAATTATGTAAGAAATTTATTTTATATAACTAAAGATACTCATTATTTAACTGGTTTGTCTGGATTTTCAGAGCAAATTTGGAAAAATGGTATTCGTCAAAAAAATAAAATAGACTATTATATAAAGAATTCTTGTAATTTTTATTCTGGAGAATATTTAGATCCAAACTATTCTTTCCAATTATTAAATTCTACAAATTCGTTTATTAATGATTTTACAAGTTTAGGTAATTATGTTTATAGAAATGCTCAACAACAAATAGAATCATTGACTCAAAATTCATCTGTTGATACGAAGAAAATTTTTTCAAATACTGATTTTATTAATTATGAAACTCAAACTTCTTTGCCTTCATGCGTTTTTAGTGGAAGTGGAGTAAATAAAAATTTATACGTAACAAATATAAGCTCTGGAACAATAAAGAGTGGAATGTTTATATATGGGGCAAATTATCAAAATCAAATTATAACAGGATTTGTCCAAGGAACCTATGGAAATACCGGTTTATATTCAACAAATACATCAGATAACTTTTCTCAAAAATTATTGACTGGCTATTCTATTCCAAATTTTGAAAGAAATACTGGTTGTTGGGTTTATCCTCTTGGAAAAGAATTGACATGTATCAGCCCATGGAATTCTCACAATTTATTTGAATCAAATACTAGAACTTGCACTTTAATAACTCCACAACATGTATTATGCGCCACTCACTTTCCACCAAATTCTGCCGGAAATACAATTGTTTTTGTAACGGAAGATAATCAAATAATTACAAGAAAAGTCGTAGATAATTCTTATGTCCAAAATTTCATGAGTGATTTACTTGTTATTTTGTTAGATTCTCCATTGCCAGATTCAATAAAACCATGTCTTTTATTACCTTCTAATTATTTAAATTATTTAAATTTTAAACCTATTATTAGTAACATTCAATATAGTTATAAACATACTTCTCCGGAAGTTTGCGGTCTTTTTTTAGACAAGCAAAAACAAGCCAATATAGGCGCTATGGAATTCGGTTTTAAATTAGATGGTGTTAATATAATAAGTAATGGAACAAGAACCGTTAGAATAATAGATTCAGAAAATGAACTTTTGAAATCTTTTTATGAACAAGTTATTGTTGGAGACTCTGGTAGCCCTCTTTTTCTTATAATAAATGGAAAACTGTGCTTGTTAACTACATTTAAAGATCCTGGAGGTGGACATTTGGTGGGAGATTATATTTCTTATATTAATTCCGCTATAGCAACACTAAAAATAGAAAATCCAGATTGGATTTCTACTGATTATACAGTTACAGAATTTGACTTTTCTGAATTTGATAAACGAAATAATTATCCATTTTTTTATCCTTAATTCCAAATATAATAATATATGATTCAAAAATTGCAAGGAGTTAAAATAACGCCAAGGGGCAGTGATAATAGATTTGTTAAACAAAACTGGCCTAATTCATACGCTTTTGGTGGGTGGATTTATAGCGCTAATGTTTCTATTGGTTATAATGATAATCCAACAGAAATTAGAATGAGTATAGTTTTAGAAACCTCTACCTTTTCTCAATCTGCTGCGAAATTTGACATACTTGAATCTGATTTGCGTTGTGATGCCGGAAATGGAGGCTTAAATAATGAAACATGGTTTGATATAGATCTAGAAGGTTTACTTTTTAAAAATTTTCTTCTTTATCAATACGATTTTTCAATAGAATCAAATCAAAAAATTTTAAATATATTATTTAAAGATTATTCTATTCTTTTAGATAAAATTTATATCGGTCTTTATAAAAAACAAAGTTATAAAGAAAATTTTATAAAAAGTGCTAAATGCGAAATTAATTTACCAATCAGATGTCAAGATTGCGAATATAATGGATCTGCAATTATTGGAACTGGAAGTGCATATAGAGACATCGGCTTTGCTTCTTACGCCGGAGTAAACGGGAAAATTTTTGATAATTTTAGTAATTTTTATTATGGAGCTGGAAATGTTTATGATGCTTGGAATCAATTAATTTCTAATACTGGAGTTGGCCCTGGAAAATTTGATTTAAATGGTGGTTATTTAATTATCGGTACAGAAAGCGCAACTGAAGAAAGGTGTAATTCTTCTCCAAACATAACTTATAGTTTCATAGAGCTGTTAGCTTCTTTAAGAAAAAATGGAATGAAATTCATAGGTTCTTTTCCGACTGGGTTAGTCGATTCTGATTTTATTTACAGAGCAAATCATATAGGTTCATTAAGAGAAGTGTTACAAAATTGGTGTTCTGATTTGGGTTATACTTTTTATTGTAGTGGTAGAAGTTTTGTTGGAATTGACTTAAAAAATCCGATAGATATTTCTAATATAGCAAATATTGCGGATCCAACAACTAATTTAGGTAAATATTTTGTTATAAATAATCGCAATACAGAAATAGGTGGTTCAGATACCAATAGTGCAATTTTATCTTTCAAATCTTCTTTTTCTTTGGATAATACTTTTAAACAATCTGTAATAGTAGAAAATAGTTATCCTACAACAGAGTCAAACACTTCAAAAACTGTCAAAAGATATGTGGGGATTACTCCATTACATCCAATATCTTTAAATCAATACGATAGAGATAATATTGCAGATTCAAATATTTATGGAGAACCATTTATTAGGCCACGCTTTGATATAAAATGGTATGATAATCAATATGTAAATGGAGATTCTCTTTACGCAAATTTTGAAATGTTAGATGGTAGAAGTTATTATGATGTTGATGCTGCTATAGCTTTATCAAATTATAATGATGTATTAAGAGATTTATTTGTAGCTCAAAGAGTTTTGTATAACGTTAGATCATTAAATGCTAGCGAGACAGATTCTTTAGCGAATCCGTATTGTTTAGCTAATTTTAATGCCTTGGGAATGTTTCCAATTTTAGAAATAGACGATAGTCAAATCAAAGCTGATATAATTACAGACTATTTTAGTAATGGAGAAAAAGATGACGTTTCTAATTTAAATATGGAATCCGAATATTTTCGAGTTTTTGTTGGTTTTTATAACGAAGACTTAAAAAACGAAATCGTTTCATGGGAAAAAAATGCGGCTAATTCTATGTATAAATATGGAGTAGTAACTAATGGGCCTTTGAGATATGCACCTTATGTTTCTCCAGATGTTTTAAGTGATGTTTCTCCAACTCTTGGTTTTTATGGTAAAGATGGATTGATATATAATAGAATAAAAAATAACTTTACTCCTTCTGCTGATAGATATGCGAGTGTAAAATATACTCCATTCTTAGACGTTTTACTTTATGATGGTTTAGTCAGAAGTTCTAGCGAAGGAATTTATCCTGAAAATAATCCAAATTATCCAGAGTTTGTTCCACCCGGTTATTCTATTTCTTCAGCAAGAATCCCAACTGGTTTATGGATTGCTGCATTGGAAAACGATTGGGGAACTTCAAAGCAAGAATTTGACAAAGCTCTTTCTTTTAATTTTGATGATGAATGCGCTTCTCAATATTCTTTGGATCAAACAGTATCTCAAATTGTTACTGCGAGCGATAGAAATGCCCAAGATTGGAATTTAAATTATTTCAAACCAATAGCTAGTCCAAATTTAGAAAAGATAAGTGATATCATTGAAAGCGATTTGTATAATTTTGATTCAGTCTTAGATAATGTAATAACAACTTATACTGATTTTCATTGGGTAGAAAAAAAACATTGTCAAAAATTACATGTATTAATAATTCCAGATACAACAAGACACCCGAATTTAAATATTTCCTTTGCTAAAAATGGTATCAATAAAGTTAATGGGCAAGTTTTAGAACAATTTAAACAAAAACTTTACAACAAAGACCAAGAAAAGAAAGTTACAAAAACTCCAAGTATTTGTTCTTTAGGAGTTTTAGAAGAGATGTGCAGAAATGTTTTAAGTGGAAATACCTCTTCAAATTTTAAAAACTTAGACGGTAGCAAGTTATATACTTATCAAGTTGGGTGCGCAATTTTTGAAGATAAAGATAATTACTTTTTAGATGGCTTTGATAGCAACCTTTTGTATTCTCCTAATTCAAGAAGTTTAAGTATAACAATTAGTAAAAATCCGGGGGGGTACAACGAAATAGGCCATTCTGTTGATGATAATGGAGATTATTATTATGAAGATTTAGATTTGGGGATATTAGAAATTAAAAGCAATTCGGCTACTTTAGATATTGTATATCCAATACAATCTAATGCAGGTTCTGCAAATTATTATGGTATTTTATCAACTGAAGTTTCAACAGATATTCGTCTTCCAGCTTTTACTCAAGTATACGGAGAACCAGTTAATACAACGAACAATAATGTTTCTTCTTTTAAGATAATAAATAACATAACTGATAATTCTTTAAATCCAAAATTAGATCCTTATAGTAATCAAGTTAAATCTTATATGACTGTAATAACTGGAGGGGGGTCGGATACTATTATCACTACGCCTGATCAATATTATAATTATGTTAAAAATTTAAATAACTATAATCTTGAAACACCAATGAAAACGGTTGAAGTTACTTTGGCTGGGCCTCCAAATCAATTCGGTAATTTTATTAAATATTTAAACCCGTCTTATGGATTAAACCAATTGTCTCTTTCTATTTCTGATAATGGAGTCAAAACTTCGCTTTCTTTTTCTGATAGACCAAAAACATTACCGAAACAAGAAGCAATTTTAAATAACATAGGACCAAGAATTAAGGGTAATTATAATTAATATGCAATTTTCAGAAAAAACTATTTTTTATGATCTTCCTCAAGTAGAAAATTTTTCTTTCTGCATTAGTGGAATTTCAATTTTTGATATGTCTGACGTATCATTTTCGTTTTTTGATACTGGTTCTGGCTCATTTTCTTTTAATTTAAAAAGTGGTTTATTATACGCAGACAAACTGGTATATACTTATAATACTCAAGAAAAAATTGATATTTATGGTTATACGAAAAGTGGAGATATAATTTATAAAATAAATGATGTAGCAGGAAAAATAACGGGAAAATTTTCTAAATTAGACAAGCTTTCTATAGATTTATTTGGCGAGCCCATTTATTGTGATATTTATATAAATTCTTATCCTATAAATTATAATTTATCTGTTCTACCTAACTATTCTTTAAGTGGTACATTATCTGGCTCATTAATATCTGATGCAAAATTTAATGTAAAAGATTATTCTTTATTGTTTTATAATTCAAATATAAACCTTCTTTCTGGAGAAAGTAATTTAACTGGCAAAGTTCTTGTTGGAGAAAAAGCTATTTCTTTTAAAGATATCGATCCTTCTAATTTTGAATACACAAATCCTTTTGTAATAACTCTGAATACTGTATTTGGAGGAATACAAAAAAGTGTTTCTTCTTATAGAGGAGATTTTTATAATAGAAATACTTTTTCTTTAAACGGAAATTTAATTAATGATTATGAAAAATCATTATTATTCGATGGGTCTTGGGAGGGAAATAAATTTACTTATTCTAAAACAAATCAAAATTATAATTTAAATTATTCTTTTCAAAGTTTAGATTATGTTGGAACAGTTTTATCAACTTCAGTATCAGCAAAATTTGAACCAATTTTTCCAATTAACAATTCTTATTACAAGTCTGAATATGTAACTGGATTTATTCTTACAAATTCCGGAATTTATTCGGGACAAAAACCAACTGCAGAATTTTCAAAATACTATTATGTGGAAGGTGTTAGTCAACCATTTCAAAATTTACTTTTTAGTTCTGGTTGCGGAGACTCTATTTTAATAAATTATATTGGAAATTCAACTGGGCAAGCTAGCGGGTATTTAACAGCTAGAAATGTATATATTAGTGGCATCTATGGAGAAGGAGTAAATCTTTATAAAGGAATATTTAAATATACTTCTTATAGTAATGGGTCTGGTTATACAGAGGCTCCTTTAATTTCTTGGGGGACTGGTGGGGGTTGTTTTAGTTTGGCCGATGTTTCTGGAGAAAAAGGTCAATTTAAAAAAATAAATGGAACTAAAGCTAATGTAATCTCTCACGCAGATTATTTAGCTGGAACTGTATTAACTGAGGATTTAATAAGTGGGTCTTATGTTACTGGATATAAAGTATCTGGATTAAAAATAACAAACATTGGATCTGGATATAACTCCACCTTTCCTCCAAAAGTTACTTTCATAAGATTTAATGGAGATTCTTTAAATAATAATGCATCTGGAGTTTTAAATTACAAACAGAGTGGTTTATATAATTTTACTGGATCTTGGTCTGTTAATTATAATTTATTAGACTCGGATAATTATAATTTAAGTGGTTATTCTAATTATTATTCTGGAGATATTGTGTTGCCTTCTGGAAAAAATATTATTAATTTTAATATAAATTTATCTGGTTTAGATAACACGAGCCCTATATCTGGATTGTTTACTTTGAAAATGGGATATGGGTCAAATGAAAAAATAATACAAAATTACATTTATAATGATAGATCTTATAATTCAAATACTGGAGCTTTAAATTAATATGCCATCAACATCTAAAACAATAGAAGAAATAAAGAAAACAAATAAAAATATTAAAGATCAAAATAGTGTTTATGATGCATTTGTTTTAGCTAACTATGGCGATCCCGGATTAGATGAAGATTATTTTGCAGATATTCACAGTAGGTATCTTATATGTATATTAGATTCGCCATTAAGGCTTTTTAGTTATGATCGCTGGTATGTAAAAATGACTGTATTGGTGAAAAGACCAGAGCAATTATGGATAGACTATGAAGGGGATTTTTTAAATTCTCCATCTTCACAAAAAAGAAAAGATTATTCTTATAATATTAATTCTGGACCCGCTGGCTCTTATGTCGTTGATAATATACCGAGAATAAATTATCCTTACGAAATTGGTGAAAAAATTAAAATAAAAAATACTTCTCCTCAAGATATTTTCTATTCAAAAACTCCAGTAGAACTTTTTGAAAGCAATCTTTTGTATAAAACATGGCACAAAAAAGGCGCTGACAAATTAAATTTTTATACTTTAGATAATCCTATAGAAAATTATTTAAATACTAGAACAATTTACCCAATTGAAAAAATAAATGATTCATTAAGTAATTATGGGGTATTTTTTAATAAATATCAATATGAAGCAATGATTTTGAATTTATTAAATAATTCTTTTTTAAGAAATTTTTTCAAAGGTTTAAATACAGAAGCATTTTTTAATAATGCTCATGGTGGATATTTTTTTAGAAGAGAAGCGGCTACTCCAGCTATTAGTTTTAAAAAATTAATATACGAAGATGTAAACGTCGGTGGAAAAGCAAGAATTGCTTCAAATAGCTGTCTCCCTTTGGTTGTAACGTCTCCAAACTCTTTTGCGACACCCAAAGTAAGAGAAGGTGGAGTTATAAATTATAACCCCACCTATATTCCTTATACAAATTAGTAGTAAATAAAAATTATTTTTTATTAACTTTCTTTTTTATTCTCTCTATTAATTCAAATTGCTTGAATTTGGGGATATCAGAAATCGATTCTAATGAGCCCGCATTATCAAAATTTTCTTCGATTAATTTATCTTTAATTTTTTGAAATGAAATTCCGTGTTTTTTCATTAATTCTTCAAGAATATTTGAAGAAGTATCCTCTATCGTTTGCTCAGACACAGAAGGGGCCATCTCGTCTTGACCAGTAATGTTGATTTTTAAGAAATTCCGTACGCAACGAATAAAAGCTCGATTTTCAGCTATTGGTCCAAGAAAATTTTTACCAAAACTTGTCGTATTAAATGGACTAGCGTCACCTATTGCACTAAATGTAATTGCCTTATTCTCTGTCTCAAAATTAGGATTCCAAGTTATTTTGCAAACGACGGCGATATAATCTCCAGCTGGAGAATCAATCTGATATTCTACGGATTGATAACCTCTAATTTGAGCTAATTCTTTAATTCCGCCAAGTAAAATTAAAAGATCCTTGTCTTCAAGACCATCTATGTTTTTAGGCACAGCTTTTCCAAACTTTTCAAAATTTTGTTTATTTGGAACAAGATATTTTGGATTTATCATTCTTCTCCAATCTACAAGACCTTCTGAAGTATAAGAATATTTTACTGATCCATTGTTGATTAATCCATACTCATTTCTGGTGACAAAAATACTTGGGATAAAAGAATTGTTTTGACTCATTTTCTAATGATAGAACTTTTTCTAAAAAAGTCAAGTATTTATTTTGACTATAGTATAAAATTCTATATTTTCCCAAAACTCAGGAGAATCAATTACTTTTTGATATTCAACTGTATTTTCTAATGGAAAATCTTTGTTTTTCGCAGCTAGACTATAATACATTTTATTATTAGAAGACGTTATTTTAGAAGATTTATAATATAATTTATTTAAGTCTTTTTTCAATTCCTCCACTTTCTCTTGATGATTTGGAGAAATTTTATTTATAGAGCCAAATTCATAATAATTTATTTTTTCTTTTTTTAAATCTTCTTCGTTCATTTCAGAGACCAAATGAATATTTAATCCTATTCCTCTTGCTTTTTCCAAAAATTTTATATTATTATTTTTTGTAATTTTAAAGACTATCAAATTTATATGGCTTTTAAATTTTTCAAGAATATTTAAATTAATTTCTTTGTCAGTTATGAGGATGACTTTTTTATAATTTGAAAGTTGAAAATCAAAACTTTCTTCGTCATATTCATGATCAACTTTTATTTCAACTAATGTTTCTGGATGAAAAAGAATGCTTTTGTGATTTGGAATTACTTCTTGGATTCTATGATTACCGTATTTTTGTCCACAAAAAACTGTTTCAAAAGGTATTTTGAAATTTATTTTTAATAATTCAAATATAGCGTTAGCGATTTGTTCTGGTTTAATTGAATTTATTGATTTTGGATTTTCTTGAGAATTAAAAGAAGCTTTTCCATTTCCCACATTTTTAAAACTTTCAAAAACTTTTTGTATATTTTTATTTCCAAAATAAGAGCCGGTATTTTCTTTATATGTGATGCTATTGATTGAAACTGCGGGTACATTTTCTGCACCAGCTATATGGAATTCCAATCCATCATTTCCAAAAATTAACATTGAGTTACTTATTAAATAAGAAATTTGATTTACAGAAGCTTGTCCACAAATATTTATAATTTTATTATAAATAGTATTGTTTTTTGGACCAACTTGCAATATTTTAATATTCTCCTTTTCAAGAATTGGGAAAATCATATCTATCACATCTTGAAAATAATTATACTCTTTGCTTGGGGATTTTGCGTTTGGAGCAAAAATAATAAATTTTTCAAATGGAATTGGAAAAAAGTTTTTATAAACAAAAGGTTTGTCTATTTTTGCGCCACAGTTTAACGAATAAGATTCTAAAATATGCATAATTAAATTAATTATTTAAAGAAAAAGCTATCTTGTCGATTCCATTGTGCATAAAAGAAGGAAATTTTTGAGTAGTCAGATAAGGCAAATAAGCTATATCGAAATATCCTTTGTGATTATTATTTCCTTCTAAGAAAATTATATTTTCCATAACTGGCGAGAATTCTAGCCATTTATGCACATAAGGATTACCATCTATTAATCCTTTGTGTTCTGGTTTTGTTGCAACATACAGCGACCAATCTGGATAATTTTCTTTAATAGACTTAAATAAAGAAGTCAATAAATAAATATCTTCTGCGCTATCTGGTTGAACGATTATCACTCTTCCTTTATCATTTTTATCTAAAGCGTCTTCAAAACTTTTTGTCTTGCCATCTTTTTCTTGTATTTTTTGAGTTGCAACTTGTCTAAAATATTGATCAATTTGTTTTCGATTCAAGTCTTTATTTATTCTCAACATCCAATGCTTATATCCATCATCATTTTTGTCGATTTCTTTTCTATCTAAAATATTATGATACAAACTAATAATCCAATCCCCATCATCTTTTATTTCTGGAATTACAGCGTTCGGATTTGGGTTTTCTTTATTCTCTACAATAGAGAAATCTATTACTTTTGGAGCCGAATCAATAAAATCCTCTAAATATTTTCCTATTGTTTCTACGGAGAAGTTATCTATAACCCATTGGCGAGCTTTTTTACCCAATTCTTTTTTACTTTCCGGCTTCATTTCTAATACTTTATTTAATTGTTTTGCTATAGAACTTGGGTAAGTGCTTGCCTTGATAAACATTGTATCTGGCTCTCTATATTCTGCCCAATCCAAAGAAAGAGATCCAGCTTCTGGCTCGCAAGAATCCTCTCCACAGCTATAATTAGTGACTAAAGTAATAAGTTCTGTTAATTTAGCTTCTTGAATTGGAATTTCTTGACCGCCAGAAGTGAATGGATGACAATAAACGTCCATTAAATTATAAATTTCATTTAATTGAATTTCATTTACTCCAAAGCCGGGGCTAGTTGTCGTTTGAGACTTTTGTGTACGACAAAAATTACAATTTTCTTCATTGCTTGAAAATGACTTTATTTCGTATTTTCCACAATTTTTGCAGACATATGTAGTTAAAATATCTGAATTTGAAACACCATGTTCTTGCAAAAGTTTTTGAATATTCCAGCCTTCTGACCAAGAAGTATGTAATAATAATTTTGTTTTTAATTTAGGATTGTTTTGTTTAAATAATTTGAATCCTTGAATTAAATTAGGAACACTTTTTCTGAGTTGATTTCTAAATACGAATCCAACAATAAAAGTATCTTTATCTATTTTATTTTTTTGTCTAATCTGTAATCTTTCGGAATCGCTTAATCTATAAAAATTATTAACATTTAAACTTCCTCTTACAGTTTTAACATGATTGAGCCCCATTTTATGCATTGCTTTAGTTGCAAAATCAGCCCAACTCCAAAAATGTTTTGTTTTTTGTGCAGCAACAACTGCTTTATCTAAAATTGGCAAAGAGTCCAGCGTTGTCCATAAGACTGAGGTTATCTTATTAAACCATGGTTTTTCTATTGAAAAATCAATTCCCCAAATATCTTGTATCGATATTAAAACATCTGGTTTTTCTTGTTTAATAGCATCATCAATGCTGTAAGCTCCATATCCAGCCATTCTACTAATAGCATCCCAGCTCTTAGGATCATTTTGTTGGTGAATTTGTTGTACTTTCTCTGGATTAACAGTTCCAATTGTTTTCCAAGGAGTTCTTTCTAATTCATGAGTATTTGTGGTTAAAGAACCAACTGCTAAGTTAACAAGTTCATATTTGTTTGTTTTATATAAGTATTCCATTATGTTTCTGCAATTTTTGCCGAAACCCGTTTTAGCCAATGGAAAATCCGAATGAATTAAAACCTTTTTTTTCATTTTTATTAAAAATCTTTGACTGTTGGTTTAACAAAAGCTTTTCTTAAAGAAAAAATCAAAAACTCTCTAATCAATCTTGATTCAGCAAAAGTTAATCCAATATAAAAACTGTTTTTTGAAGTAGAATCTTCTTTATCTGTTACCGTTATAGAAAATGAGTAGCCTTTTTGTGTTGGTTTTTCTCCCTCTGCCACTTTATTCATCCATGGAGAAAACTGTATTGATTTTATATATTTTTCTCCATCATGCATTGTAGAAAATGAACGATTTTTATCAATACAATCTAAAATAGCCCCCACTTCAACGGGCTCTAATTTTACGCTAACATTTTTAGAGGGATCATTTTTACTATCTTTAAATACTCCTATTTTTTTATTTACATCCCAACCGCATTGTTTTAATAAAGTAGCAAAAATAGTCTTATCTTTATCTGATTGAGAAAATGAACAGGCAAACCCAGTATTATTTTTATTTGGATGATATATTTGCGGCATATATTGTGTATTTTATTATAGAATAAATAGGTAAAAGGTTCTAAAATTTAGATGAATTTAGGAGAAAAAAATTCAACATTAAAGAATAAAGTTTTTGATGGAGCTTATTCTGTTTTTATTACTTCAATTGATCCAGAGTTGGAGAGTTTTTGGATTTCTACGGGAATAAATCCAAGTGGGGTAACTGGCATTTTAGTAAAATATACTAGCGGTAACAAAAATATTGAAAGTGGATTTTATGCCACAGGATTAAGGCCAAATATAGGATATCAATCTGGAGCGTCAAGCGTTGGTGATTTAAGTGGATATCTTTACTACAGGGTAAATGTTCCCATTTTTGGGACATGTCATGGATTTGGAAATGATGAAAATACTTGGTATAGCGGATATAATTTTTATAACGCTTTTCATCCAGAGGGATTTGTCTCTCCACCTTTTGGACAAAATTTTTCCACTTACAAAGCTGGAAATTATGGGTTTTCAGCTTTAGATTTAAATGGTAGCTGCTCTTCTTTGACTTCAAAAGAATATAATGATTTATTCGGTATAGTTTCTCAAAGTGATGATGGAATTACAGCTTCGGCAGAAGAAATAGATCCTCAAGCTGATTCTTTTTTAAATTCTCCAGCTATAGCTTGTCCACAAGATCTGTCTGTTGCTTATTATTGGAGAGAAAAGCAATATAAAATAATAGCTGGTACAGCCGGTGCAATTACTGCGAATATATTTTTTAATAATAATCCTATTCCAATTTCATTGGATATGTTTGATATTAAAACTAGCTTTAGATATGATTCCAGTGGAGAAAAATTAGATGGAGATTTATACGAAGATTCAGATGGAAGAAAAAAAGAAAAAATTTTATATACAATAAAATATTTAAATGGTAAACCAGTTCCCAAATATTACAATTTAGTAACTAAAGGCAGTAATCCTCTATTAAGTAAAACATGTTACGGCTCCATAACTGAAGGGAAATTGGTAGAAGGAAGTGTTTTAGGCAGTACACAAATTACAAGTTTGTTAATAGATTCTCCAGACATTCTTGGAGAGCCATCAAAAAGCGCTTTTGATCCTTTTGTTTGGTGGAATTCTTGGCATTTTTTGTTTAAAGAAAATTCTGATGGGTTTCCTTTTCAAAATGACTATAAATCTTACTCTACTGAAGGTGGAGATTATTTTGGTCTTGCAAAAACTCCTAATAGTGCAAATTATGGAAGCAAAATATTTAAAGCTGAATTATCTGACCCAGATCATTATTGGGAAAATAGACAATGCCCAGGAATTGTAGATTTCCTTCCTCATACTTTTGGAGCTTCTATATATGCTTGTCCATCTTATTATTTTGATGTTCCATATTATGCTGCTTTAAATAAATTTGGTTTTTATGGAGTTAGGTTTTTTAATGGTTGCGTTAGTTTAAATTTGAACTATCCATCCTCTGGATATAATCCTAATTCGAACCCTCCTTCTGGAGCGGAAAATGCTTTAGAGCTTCCCGGAGAAGGTTATTCTTATGTTTATCCAGAAGAAGATGAGCCAGATGAAGATGTTGGAATAAATTATGGAAATAATATATATGATAATTTATTAAATATAGCTAAATCAGAAGAGTCGGTTAATGATTTTTTTGCTTTAAACAAGTCTTTTTTTCTGTGGGCAAATTATCAAATAATCACTGGTATTAATGAATATAATATTTTAACAGGAAAATATTCTTTCTTTTCTGGCTTATTGTCAAGATATTTAAATGAATTTGATTTAATTTTTCCAAGTGGTAAAAACGATTTATTGTCAAATAAAAATTGGTTTCAATTACAAGAGTCAAAGTTATTTTTTGATACTGGATTTTCTTCCTCACTTCTTTCGAATAATGAAAATTACAAACAGTTAACAAAATCTATACTTAATTCGATTTCTCCAGAAGATCTTTCTTTCTGGGATAAAATAGAAAAAGAATTTTCTAATTACGTTTTGTTTGAGTCTGGAATAGTTGACACCGGATTTTATGACTCGTTTGAGAAAGCAAAAATAGAAAGATTCCAAACTAGATATTTAGAAAATTTTGTACAAGGCAATGCAATAGATTTATACCCATCAAATAAAATAACTTTCGGTTTTGATTACGCAAAAAATTTTATAGATAGTCCATCTTGGGGGAAAGCAATAAATCTTTTTGGCTTAACTTCTAAATTTGAAGACTCGGGATTAGATAGAAGATATTTTGTTGGTGCTTATGCAGAAGCATTAGATTTCGTTGGATATTCAGAGTACATAAATTTAATAAATTCTCAAATAGAAAATCATTCGTTCTATCCGGGTTATTTTAATTCTAAATTTGGAAAAGATTTTCAAGATGAAGAATATTTGCCGGTATTAATGGGTAATGCTTTTTCTGGAGAAGAGATAAATAAAAATACAATTACTGGGGGAAGAAATATATTTAAAGATGGTTGGTTTGCCTTGGGATATGGAGGAATGATTAAATTAAAAAATTCTTATTCTTGTTTTACTCCCATTTTTATTCAACAACCGATAAATACAGTTCATTGTAAAATAGGACAATCTCCAACTTTCAGATGTTTGGCAGTTGACTATCACACCATTCCAGAAGATAAGATAAATGATCGATATCCAGAAATAATTTATTGGACTAAGAAATTAAAAATAATAGATTCAAAATATAAAAATAAATACCCTTTATCTTATAAATGGTTCAGAATACCTAAATCAAGCTGTGGAAATAATTTTGATAATTTTTTACTTAGTGGTTATTTTACAAACACGGGAACTACTGATTATTTTCATAATCCAACCGGTTTTCCTCCTTTGGAACCTTCTGATATAAGTGGAAAGTGGTGCTGTCTAGAAGGAGATGGTCCAAATTGCACTTTAATTCACCCAAAAGAATGTATTCCTGTTTTTTCTGGTAACGCTTCTTGGTCTTCAAAATATGAAGGAACTCCTGGATTCGAAGATGCTAAAAGAAATAATTTCTACATGAAATTAAAAAAAGGAGCAATTAAGGATGAAGATGATGAATATTATTATTTTTGTATGACAAAAGGAAGATTTGGAATTAGAATTAGCGAACCTTCTGAATTATTTGTAGATGAAACTTTAAGATTTGATATATCTGTTCAAAATGGAGGTAATTCAAAAATTAATCCAAAAATTTCTTTTGACTTCGGAACTGGGATAATAGAAATCGGAGAAGTTGAAGTTCCTTCTTATGGAGGTTTTTATAAAGATTCAAATTTTATACCAGAAAACATAGTTCAACAAAAAATACCTCCTCCAAATAAAGGTTTTGGAGATGTTTATTCATATAAATTTGTTGGAACTTGGGGTTATGGAGGAGCTTTACAAACTTACTCACCGGGAACATTAGACGACACGAGAGGTTTAAAAGAAACATGGGGTAGATTTTTACATTATGGATCATTAATAAAATATCAAAAACAATTGTCTCAGTCAGAGGGAGATTTAATTTATGGGACTCCTCATTTACCAACCTGTGTTAGCGGTTTAATAAAAGAAGATAAATATGGTTTATTTCTAAACATAAGCGTTGACACAAAAAATGGTTCTTCAAAAATTATTCATTGGGCAAATATGCAGGACCCAATTGTTAGTACAGATGGAAAATTCGGAGTTCTTTGGAAAAAATTAGGAAACGCTGGAGAGCTTTATAATCCAATTTCTTATTTAAAGAATGGAGCAATAGATTCCTCTATATCTCCCGGTTTAGGGCAGTGGCAGTGGGGAAATAATTTGGGAACAATCCACAAGTTTGGATATACGAGTCCAAACAGTGAATTAAAAACCTCTCCTGGATTTTTAAATGACGATAACAAAAATGAATTGAAAGAAAAACTATTAAAGAATAGTTTGGATGGTCCTGATTGTGGTTGGAATGAATACGGTTTGGGAAGAAATATGCTTTATTGGATTGAAGGTTTTAGCTCTTTTTATCTTTTTTGTGATCCAATCAAAAAGAAGAATGTAACTAATTATAACTATATGGGTCCGGCATTGAGACAAACAAATAGTTCAATTCAACATTTTTGGCTTGGTAAACCATCAAATACTTATTTAAAAAGATATCCAATGTTTGGGCCTTATGCATATCAATGGAAAGTTATGCCACATAATAGAGATAGAAATGGTAATGGAATGTCAGAAGGATTTTACTCTTATGGTTGGGGAACAAACTATAACTCCATGTATGATGCACCAGCTATATATGGTTTATTTAGACAATACAAAGAACCTTCAGAAGGACAACAAGAAGAAATAAATCAAATAAATAATTTAAGAACAGAAATTTTTGGGGTGTTTGGTCAAGCAGCAGTGAGAAGTACTCGTTTCGGATTTACTTATGGAAATGGTGGAGCAGTTCGATATGGAAATATTTGGATAGGAAAAATAACGGAAACTGGAACCGGAATAAATTATCCTAATTATAAGATTCGAGAATATGTTAAATCTGGGGAATACTTATCTAAGTATCCAAAATTTGGATTGTATGGATGCGATGATTCTGATTTAAAAAATGGGGATTGTTTTGACCCATGTTTAAGTATACGATATCCTTTTGGATTTTTACCGGGAGGAAAAAAACAAAAACTTACAAGTGCGGTACCTAGTGGCTCTGGTTATAGTATAGTTGCAAACAATATATTTTCTGGAGATTCTTTTTATGAAAAAACTTCTTATTTAAGTGGCGAATTTTTTCGGGGCCCCTTTGGAACTCCTCATCATATATATTTAAAAGGAACAGGAAAAAACATAAATGGTTTTTCTCCTTGTTCTGATGGTGGAGCAGATCATTGCAATTATCTTACTCCAACTATCAATTTAGGGGCTTCTTCTTATTTATCTACAGAAATTCCAACTATGATATCTGCTTCAGCGGTAGCAACTTCTTCAATTGATTACGTGCTTCCTAATTTATAATATAATGCTTTATGAGTTCTGCTAATTATATTTATGGTTTAACTGCTGTAACTGCTTTTCTTAGGTGCGAAGCGAAAGCCTCTAATTTAACAGAGGTTCTTTTGCAAAATTTAAGTTTGGCTTTTGGTGGTAAAATTGAAGATGGAATTTATTTATATAAAAACTTTAAATTAAATTCAAGCCTTAATCAAACTTTGGGTTTCACTAATGCTGAATGGGATAATTTGGAAGCATTAATAGATGGAAATCAGCAGTCAAAAATAGGAATAGCTTCATTAATATATTGTTTTTCTATATATTCAAATATTGAAAATAAATATAGAGAATATTATGTAAATAAATTATTTAATTATATTTATAGTAACAAACCTCCTAAATACTTTTCTTCTTCCGAAATAAAAACTTTAGTTGATTCATTTTCTATTTCAGCAATTAATTTAGAAATAGAGCAATCTAATGCAAAAACAAGCTCTAAAGCAATAAATTATAATTTTTATGATTCTCTTCCATTGTTTGCAAATCTTGAGTCAGATTCTAATTTAAAACAATTAATAAAAGATTCTGAAAATCAATATTATTATCTTTCTGGAGAACTTATTTATGACCTTGATGTAAAGTCAACGGAGTGCGAAAAAAATATTATTTCTATATTAACTCCAAGCGGAGAAATAACAACAACTGTTTACAGAAATATTCCATGTTTTGAAAAAGACTCATTTGTTGGACCCGTTTCTGGAATTAAATTTTTAAGATTTTTTAATGACGGCCCTCCAAGCTCTGGGTATTTTGAGAAGGATATTATGGAGGCTTATATAAAATTTGATGAAAATATAAATAATTCTAAAGATTATCTTTCTAACAAAAACATTTTATACTCTTTTGTAAAAGATCAAAGTGGAAACTATATATATTTAAAATCTGGAGTTCAGATTGACGCTCAAGGAGCTTTCAGTTCAACTGGAGAGTATGGGTATCTTCATACTAATTTAATTTATTCTGACGAAGGTTGTGAATGGACGAAAGAAGAGTTAGAAAAGCTGCCTTTAATGCGAATGCATCAAGGAGATAATATACCTAAATATATCTATTCAAAAACTAAAAATTTATCAAATGAATGTGTTACAGGTATAAGTGGTCCATTTAATTGGACGGGATTTAAGTTTGTCAATTTTGAATTAAAAGATTCTTGGTTAAAATATTTCGATTTTATTGATGTTAATCCGAGAATGGATAAATCAAGAACGTTAAAAAGGGCTTTGAATATAGAGAATGATTTGCAAGATTCAATTATTCATTCTCCTTATTTAAATGTTACGAGTTCGGAAAATGGAGTTTTAGAATGCAATCAATATGTCGGCCCACCACAATTGAATTCAGATTATTCTAGTTTGCCGGGATTTGCTTTTTATCAAACTTTTGATAATAAAAATTTTGGAACTGGAAATTCAGAAGAGTTTTCTACCATAAATATTTTTCCGACTATATCCTCGGGGTCCGCTTTTACAAATTTAAAATCCAATAGAGAGCTAAGTGTATCTTCATTTCCAATTTTTACTGGAAAAAAAATAAATCATGATTCATTTAATAATACAACAAAAATAATAATAAACAAGACCTTTAACTCCAGTTCTATTGCTGATTATGATGATATTTTCAAAAAATCAATTGCAATTGGTGACGCTTTTAATAATCAAATTTCTGGAACGACTTCTCTTCAATATAATGCTGGTTATTTCTATACTGGATATGATATTTACAAGAATGGAGAAAAAGTAATTTTAGGATCTTTGTTGTCCGAATATGAAGATAAAAAAATTGGAGCAAAATATTCAAAAGTAAAGTATTTAACAGGGTATTTAGATACTGAAACTGATAAAGTATATTCAATTACCCCTCTAACTGCTCATATTTTTACTGGGATTTCTGGCGAAAATTTAAAATCTGTTGGTGAATATATAGTTTATTATTACTTTAATACAAACACTGGGGCTGGATCTATCCTTTCGGTGAACACAGGATGGAATGCGAGTTTTGCTCCTATCCCAGAGGGTGTTTTACAAAATCCAAGTAAATATAGTGGTCTTTATGATTATCAAAAAGTAGAAAATTATTTTCCAAGATATTATAGCGGTCCATTTGCATCTTACGAGAATAAATTTCTTTATCCAAACGCTGAATACACATACAACGAATATAGTTCTTTTGTAAATGGATTTCCATATAAAATTTCTTACAAAATAAAAATAAAAGAAGAAACGGTTCGCGAGATATGTTTTTCTTCCGGTTTTGATGGTTCATTCGAATATTTAAATGTTATAAGAGCTGGACCATCTGGTGTTGATACGCCTTATGTTGATTATAATGCTTTGACAGGATTAGAAAGAAAAATGGTTACGCCATTTACTTTAAGTACCCCAGATTTGTCTTTACAAAATAAATACAATTTTTATAAAAATACTGGTTTTTATAATTCTAATGGTTGGTTTTTTTACAATTCTCCAATTTCTTTAAATCAAAACTCTTCTTTTGTTGATTCTTTTTATGTTAGGGGCAGCGTGAATTATTGGCTTCCAGAAAAAATAAACAACACAAATTATAAATTTTCAATTATTGATTATAACAAATCCGTTAATAGACTCAATACATTTTTTAATGGTGTTAGAATTACTGGGTTACCAATTCAGAAAAAAATAAAAATAAGTAATAATTTAGAAAAGACTGTTTCATCCATTGTTGAAGCTCCCTCTTCTCTTTATTGGGGCTACAAGGGGACTGAAATTAGTGGCGAGATGTTTTATTGTCCTCCAATTTTTGATTTAAATTATTATCAAAAATATATAAATAGTGGATTTTTAAATGTTTTCGCTAAAGAAAATAGTAAATTTTGGACTTTTTATGGAGAGCCTAGACATGTTTTCTCTCTTAATGGAAAAATTAAAGAGACAGACAGGCTATATAGTGGAAATTCAGTTTATACTTATAATGGTAGAGATCCATTATTTTATCAATATATTGGGGGTAGAATAGGGGATGGTGCAGAGTTGGAGGGTGGATATAATGACAAAGGTATTATTGGGGATAGTTGGTATAGCTTCTCTGGAGAAAGAATAGATGGTAAATTTAATAGAAATTTTGTTACCCTTTATCCGGAGGATATTATAGTTAGAGATACACAAAAAGATTCTTATTTGCTATTGTTTTCAATAGACAGTGGGAATTTTAATATATATACAAAAGGGTTGTCTTTTTATCCTTATTTTTATAACTTTCAATATAAACCATTTATTAGTCCAACTTTGGCTGAACCAATTGGGGTTTCTTTAAATTATCTAACAGTAAACAATGCAGAATACTATTATCAATTTAATTTAAAAAATTATTTTCCTTTTAAAAACGTTTCATCAGAAGGATCTTTTTATCTTGAATCTGGATTAGATATTGGCCCTTTTGATAGAGATGTAGAGTTGTGTGTAATGAGTGGAAATTCCGTGTTTCCATCTGGTAATTTAATTATAGATAATAGGGAAATAGCTGGTCCAGGTCCTTTTTATAATGCTTATGGTGGAGATTTTAATGGTAATATTATTTTTTATGATAATTATGTAAATTTAAATCAAATAATTTCATATATTGCCCCAAGCACTGGAGAAGCTGGTAATACTAGAAACTCAACGATAACAACTTTTAAAATGATTCCCAAAGGGGAAAAGATAAATATAAATATCTCTGGAAAGACTGGTATTGGTTTTAAAGATTCTGCTATTGTAACTATAAGACCAAGAACGGTTCTTTCATCAACTTATACAAATAATATTCTTGATGAAGCGAGTGACCCTATTTTTTCTCCTTTCATCACTCAGGGTGATCCTTCTTATTTAAATATTTTTAACTATATAGATAATGGAGCAGAAACAAAGTTTTCTCTACCTCATCAAGGAGAATTTAAAAATTTAGTTGGAAAAAAATTCGAATTTCAGACAAGACCTGTTTTAAAAGTTTTATATCCTGAACCAGAAGAAGATTTTATTCAAACTCTCTTAAGTAAGAATTATATTTCTTACGATTCTTATGGAAATTATGTTTACAACAGAACGCCCGGTCCAACTCATGATTATTGGAAATTAAAAAATCCAAGTTTAAAATTAACTGGAATAAGAGATGTTTCTAAAATATCTTTTGAAATTGAATCTATAGATTTAGAATATGGCGACATTCCATACCAATCTCAAAAAATAATTATTCCATCTGGAAATTGTACAATAAGTGGAGTTTTTGCTTATACTGGTCAAACAGAGAGCGCAATTTTATCTCAAGGATTATTTCTGACTGGTGTTACAAGACCAAGCGCATTAGACTCTTATTATAGCCCACATTATGTTTCTGATATTTTAAAAAGACTGCCCGAAGAAATTCAAGTATTACCATCTGGAAGTGGAAAATATATAGTTCTTGACGCGCCATCTTATGCAAAAAAAAGGAAAAATTATTTTTCAATTAATAACCAATCAGAATACGAAAACTATTCTCCATTTGGATTAAATTATAATAAATTTATTTGGCCTGCGCTAAGTGATTTAGCGGAATTAAATCCAGACATTGTTTACGAAGAATTAATGCCGGAAGACGATAAGACTTTTAAAAATAGTTATTTATTTTTTAGCGCTTCTCAAGGTCAAGTTTTATTTAGTGGAGTTAGCGGTCTTTCTAATCCAAATGAAAATGCTACTTATAAAACAGAATATTTGTATGCTTTTGTAGACAGTACTTCAACGAATTCATCTTACAATACTGGAAAATGCATAATAAAAGCAAATGGAGTTATAGACACATTGGACTCTGGTAACTTATCAGGTATTTTGACAAGTGAAGGTTTAACATTAGGATTAATAAACAGCTTTAGCAATCTTTAAGATCAGAAAGTTTTGTATAAATTTTATTTTGCTGAGTAGCAATAAGATCTGCAAAAACAGTGTCGTCTTCCATTTTGGTACCACAAACAATAACTATGTCTCCTTCTTTGGGAAGACCATTGTTTAAAGATTTGCATTCTTCTAGCTTTTCTTTAAAAATCATAACTTTTAAAGATCCAGTTTCATCTGAAATCTGAAATTTTGCATAGGCGTTACCATTTTTAGATTTGCCAATTTTAGGATCTTCTTCGATTTTACCAATGAAATCACATTTTCTTTTAGTTGTAAAATCTTTAATTATATTAATAGATTCAAGGCTCTCTTTTTTCGTGAGAAAAATATCGATTAGTCTTTTATTACTTGTATAACCAAGTAGTTTGTTCTCATACCACCAATTTGCAAAATCTTGACTAATTTTATTCTGAGTATAGATAGCCTTGTATTTTTCGCTATTCTTTTTGATAGTTTCAAGTCTAGAGCCTTTGATTATAGGTTTGCTTTTTTCATCTTTAATATTTTCACACAAAGCTTTAACTGTTTTAGAAATATTGTTTTCATAATCTTTAGCATAAGAAACAACATACTTTTTTTCTTTTTCAGTTAAGATGTTCCAAAGTTGGGCTTCATAGACCAACAAAACTCTATTTTTAGAAATAGAATCAAGAGTTCCCGCCTGAATCAAAGCTGAAAGAACGCCGATTCCAAGTCCAGCCTCTTTTGCAGATTGAAACAGTTCAAATTTATTTGCATGCTCTCTTTTAAAGTTATTAATCTTCTCAATGGTTTTTTCACTAATACCTTTAATAGAAGACAAGCCAAATCTAATATTTTTATCTTCAATAGAAAAGTCCATTTTTGACTTGGTTAAACTTGGAGGCAAAAGTTCAACACCAAGAGCAGACATTTCTTTACTGATTTTCGAAATTTCTCCAATTGGATCTGGTTCATGCCTAGTCATTTTGAGTAATGACAAATAAAATTCGGCAGTATGATTAAATTTAAGATAAATTGTTTGAGCCGAAAGGGCTGCATATGCAGCAGCATGAGATTTATTAAAAGAATAATCCGCAGAGTCCAAAAGAAGACTCCAAAAGAAATCACCAGCAGATTCAATATTCTTTTCTTTGGCTCTTTGCTTGATGATTTTCTCAAACTTCATCATATCCTCTTTCTTTTTCTTACCGCAGGCGCGACGAACCATTTCAGCTTCATCAAGAGAAAGATCAAAAACCTCTTTACAAGCTCGCATTAAAGTCTCTTGAAAAAGACAGCATCCACCAGTCTCTTTCAGGATATCATCAAGAATTTTAGATCCAGTATTTATATCAATAGTCCCAGTGTTTGTAAATCTTGCGTATTGATCTGTAAATTGCATAGCACCGGGACGACCAAGGCTAAGAACCGCAGCCAATTCTTCAATGTTTTTGGGCTTAACCTTTTGTGTAACTTTATAATTAACATCCGCTTCAATTTGAAAAAGACCATGAGGATGCTTTAAGTCTTGCAGATATCTATAAATAGAAGAATCATTAATATCAATATCCTCTGTCTTTATTCCAATAGACTTACAACAATCATCAACAACAGAAACGCTTCTTAAACCAAGGGCGTCAAGTTTTACAGTAAACAAAGAAACCCAACTCATGTCATAACCAGAAACATCTTCCTTATCAGAAGAGAACTCTACTGGACAGCAATCTTCAAGGGCTTCAAAAGAAATAAGAATTCCAGAAGGATGAACACCCTTATTTTTAATAAGGTTCTTTAATTTGAGAGCAGTTTGATAAATTAAAATATTTTCATCACACCATTCTTTAAATTCTTTAACTTCAGAATAAGCTTTTTCAATGTCTTCGACTTGACCATGAACCTTTGGAATAAGGCCAGTGACATGAGTCATTTCTTCTTCAGATTTCATTCCGAGGATTTTACCAACTTCTTTGATAAGAAGTTTTGAAGAAAGAGTATTTAAGGTAAGAATCTTACAAGTTTTACCTTGGTATTTATTATTAACATACTCAAGAACTTTATGTCTCTGATAATAATCAAAATCAATATCAACATCAGGCATCAGAGACCCATCAAGATAAGTAATACCATCTACAACCGTCTTTTTAGCCCTTGTCTTAGAAACGAAACGCTCAAAATAGAGACCATACTTAAGTGAATCAATTTTTGTGACGCCAATCAGGAACAAAACTAGACTACCAGCAGCAGAACCACGACCAGGTCCAGTTGGAATATTGTTTTCTCTACAGAAGTTGACAACATCCCAAACAAGCAAAATATAATCAACGAATCCTAAGTCATTAAGAATTTCGAGTTCGTACTTGATTCTATTTGCATACTCATTGTACTCTTTTGAATTCTTCTTAAGATTTAAATTTAAGAATCCCTTCTTGCACAACGCTCTCAAAAAATCATAATTCGAGCAATTATTTTCAAGCCCAACCTCTTTCTTGTATTTGTCTTCAATCTTTAATACAGGAAGACGAACGCCTTTAATCGGGGTTTCAATATCAGAAAAAGTATTTACAAAATCAACTGGATTCATAATTCAATTTGAAACTTCAATCTATTCCAAACTTTGAGATTGAGTCTTAGATCAACAAGAGCATTGTGCAAATTCTCGTAATCGTGCTCAATGTTATACTCTTTTCCCAAAGAAGTCAAATTGGTCTTTATACCTCTCACAAAAGTATTTGCCATTCTGTATTGATATTCTAACCAAATGTCATCATTAGGTTTATAAGGGCAATTCATTTTAATACCTTGAGCGACTGACTTTGTATCAATCGTTTTATTTAAAATAAAAGACCAATCTTCACCCATATATTCTGCATAACCTTTGAGCAAGTGAATATCAAATCTCAAACCATTATGCATTATGATATGATCAGCCCATTGAAGAATAGGCCAAAATTTTTCGAAAGCTTCATCTGGTCCAATACAATTAGCATTAAAATGATTTTCATTAAATTTAGTTACAGCGGCGGCTCCAGCACCGATTTTAAATTTGCAATCATCCCATTTAATTAAACAATCAACTTCTTCAAGGATTTGTTCTCCTTGAACTTTCAAAACAGCAACTTGCCAAGGGCGATTGATTTGAAAATTTAAAGCTAAATTATATGTTTCAACATCAATAAAAGCTATTTTAGCATTTTTATTAAATCTAAGCCAATTTTCTTCCATATTTAAACCTTTTCCTCTCTTCTAAGCCAACTTTCATAATTAAATGAATCACTGCACAAGTGATTAAATTCTGGCTTTTCTATAGTTCTTCTTTCCGAAATGCACTTGAAAGTCATATAAGCAATAAAATCACTCTTTGATTTATAATAAATACTTTGAGAATTAATTGAGTCAAAGCCATTGTCTTTACAATATTTTTCGACTTTAGACTTTAGGTATGCATCAAAAGGGATATTATTGTTCTCTATAAAGAACTTTGGTTTAATTGAATCAAACTCTGGAACATGAAAATATCCTTCAAGGGAATTCAAATGAAGAAATGAATCATAGAAAGGGACAACAAGCGTTAAATTTTTATTCCAGAGATTTTTTAAATTTTTAAAATCAATACAAGGATTATAATAAAATCCTTCTCTAGCTGCCAGAGACCAAATTTTGATTAACGCTTTGTATCCATCGTTATTATTCGCAAAAATGATATACTTAGCTCTATTCTTCAGAGACTTTTCGTCTTGATTTTCAATATCCTTAGTTACATCTAGTCTAAGACCAAACATTAACTTTAATTTATTTTCTTGACAATTTTTGCTTGCTTCAAGAAAACTTGTCATATTGTCTTCAACTAGACAAAGAAAATCTTTTTTAGAATGTAAAACTAAATCAAAAATAGAAGTTGGATAATTATCAATGCTTCCAGTTGGTTTTTCGAGAGTTAAGATTGATTTGCCCAAAGAGTAGTGACTTTTATAGCAAGGTAGAGATTGCATATTTTATATGATATCTAATCTTGATCAAAAGTCAAGATTTTCTGTAAAATATATCGGTGTAATTAAAAATATGCTTGATATAAATTTTTCTGGATTGCAATCGTTTGCTTCAAACAAAGAAAGTCTTGAACAAACAATAAAATATTTATTAAATAAAAATAAAGTTCTTCTTCTTGCTACATCTAATCGTTGGGAGGGTCACGAAGATGATACTCCTAAATCTACATTGTTGGCAAAAATTGTTAAAGCTCATCTCGGTGAAAAAGCAGAATTAATTGATGTAAGCAAACTTCATATTTATATTTGCGAAGGAAATGTCTCAAGTAAAGAAGGCAATCATTGTGGAACAAAAGACTCCGTTTTAAAAGACAAAAGCAAAAATCCAAGTGGCCATCACAGATGTTGGGCAAGTATAAATAATAAAGATGATGAACTATGGAAAATTAGCAAACCTTTATTTGAGAGTGATGCTATTGTATTTTTTACTTCCATTAGATGGGGACAAACAAACAGTATTTATCAAAAATTAATTGAAAGACTTTGCTGGATAGAAAATAGACACTCAACTCTTAAAGAAGATAATATAATTAAAAATATTGACGCTGGAGTTATTGCTATTGGCCAAAATTGGAATGGAGCAAATGTAATTGAAACTCAGAAAAAAGTATTGTCCTTTTATGGTTTTAATACCCCAAATCAATTAAGTTGGAATTGGCAATATACTCAAAATCCTTTAGATGAAACAAAAGAAAGTTATAACAATGCAATAATTAAATTTAAAAATACTTTTCTTTAAAAATCATCAAGTATATCTTTTTTAATTAATTTTTTATTATCGCCAATTTCTTCAACTACATTTCTATGTTTAGGGCAACCTTCGTAGTAAATTTCTTCTATTGATTCACCCTCTTTTAAAGTCGGAACTTCTTCCTTCTTTAAATAAGATTTAATTATTTTTCCATCCTTTTTAACTGCGTAATAATAGAAACTCCATTTCATAGGACATCCCCATTTTACGGTTCCATCTTTTTTTAATTCTCCCGGTTTTGAATTAAAACCACAAAGTAATTTTCCTTTAAATTCACCATTACTTGGCATAGGTTGATCTGCGGCAAAGTTTGAATAAGCATGTTTTGAAGAAAAAGAATCGAGCTGTTTTTGTATTGATTCCAAATAATACTCAAAACCTTTTAAAGCGTCTTCTTCAAAAGTAACTGGCAACATTGGGTCATCTGGGAACTGAAGAAAAATAAATCTGACTTCAGGTTTTAACTCTGGCCATATTTTCTTACAAGCTAAACTATAAATTAAACCTTGAAGATTTGATTCAATGTCTTCTCCCTCAAATTTCTTTTTAGAAGATTTAAAATCATCGATAATAATTTTATTTCCTTTTATAAAAGGTTTATCAATGAATCCTTTTATATAGTAATATGGAGATTCGTTTAGAATGTTGAATTCATATTCTGGTTTTACAAGCTTGCCGCCTTTAACAAAAAAATCACTATTCAAACCAACCATGATCATTTTATCAATATGGTCAAAAAGTTGATCAGTATATCTTAATTTATAAAAAGAAATATATTTACGAACTAATCTTTCTACGCTCTTTCTACCCTTAATTGACTTAGCCTTGATTATGTCTTTATATTTTTGTTTATGTTTTGGATTAAGCAATAATTCAAAAATATTATGACAAACAGAACCTTTGAGAGCCCCATCGTTGGTAGGCTCAGGTACTTTAAGAATATATTTTGAATAATAAAGCCAACTACAATTTTCAAAAGTTTTAATTCTGGAAGCAGATATCGGAGTTGTTTCTAGTTTTGGTAATGATTCTTCCATTTTAATTTAAAAGTTTATTTTCTAAGCAAAAATTTTTAAATGATTCTCTGTCTTTAATGAGCATGTCATTTAAATCATTTTCTGGTGGAGTAACAATTTCTATTTGAGAATCATCAAAGTGACTCAAAAGCTCTTTCTTTATTTCTCCAGCGGCCTTATTGCCAACAAAATTATTATCATAATCGTTATTAAGAATAATTTTAACATTATTAATATCACTTTTTAAGAGGTAACAGATTATTTTTGGACTTATGCTTACTCCAAAAAGAACGATTACATTTTTAACTCCTACTTCTATTAGACTAAGAGCGTCACCGGGAGATTCTACGAGAATAGCACTTTTTTTGTTTTGAATCTCTTTAAATCCAAAGTTTGGGAACAGCCAATTTGATTTATTTCCTAAATGCTTCCAGCGAATATTATTTTTATTAATAGCTCTACCAGTAAAACCTATAATATCTCCTTTTTCATCAAAGATCGGAAAAACGTATCTACCCTTCATTCTCCCATTATCAGCTATTCCACCCTTAAACTGCTCAAGAGTAAAAGGGCTTATGCCCCTAGCCTGCCAATAAGAATGATCTTTAATTAATTTATTAATTAATATTTTATCGAATTTTTTAACATCTATTAGCCCTATTTCCTGGTTTGAGCTATTTGTGGGTATGGAAAGACCTCCTAAATGCTGTTTTACGCTATCAAGAGATGACAAATTAAGCGTTTTCTGTATCAGTTGGGGTAATTTACCCCCTACGCGCTCAGAAAAGTCGTACCATTCACCTGTAGACTTTTTTATACATAGAGAAGTTGGGTTATCAGAAGGCCTATAAATAGGCTTGGTTCTCCAAGAATCTCCAAAGTCTTTTAAATCAGAATAACCTATATTATTTAATATAATTAAAATTTCATTCATAGGGTTTCAGATTCAACTGTTGCCTGTTGGTCTTGAACTAAAAATTGACTGTTTTGACGATTAATTGAATCAACCAATGATCCTCTTTCTTCGACTTTAAAATTACGAATCTCAAAATTAATAAAATTCTTAACGTATTTAACCTTACCGTCTGGGAACTGCCTTCTAATAAGATCTTGGTGACCAGCCGCATCTCTACCCTGAAAACGAGCCACAAGCTCAATTAGTTTGTGTGTTCCGCTCTCTGGAGTGTCTAGAGTAATCTCTTCAGCAACTCTCCTTCTCAGGAGACCAACGTAAGTTGCATACCAAGTAATTCGATCAGAGATACCGATAGAACTTTCATCATCAACGATTTCGGAAACATCCCTATTGGTAACGATGCCACTTCTATTATTTTGGACGGCAGTAATAATTGGAGTATCAAGCTCTTCAGCCAACTTTTTAAGAGAATCAACTTTTTCGCCCATGAGCTGATATTCTTGCTGATTACCACTAAGCTTATCAATTGCTTTAATGTAATCAAATACAATCATGCATTTATTTCCTCTGCCTACTTCCCTCAAATACCATCTTCTGGCCATCGACATAATTTCGTCTATCTTCTTGTTGCCAATAAAGTGGTGAGTAACATTATAATTATTTTTAATATCTTTTAATACGCCTCTGACCTTGGTAACCATTTCCTGGTTCTTTCTCCAATTGCCAGTTTCAATATACCAGAGTGGAACACTAGTCTTTGCAGCGATTGCTCTAAACTTAGTTTCTTCAGTTGACATTTCTGTATCAAGATACAAAACTTTCATCTTATGAATCTTACTCATTTCCGATGCGACTTCGTTAAGAAATGTAGATTTACCGCTTTTAGCTCTTGAAGCAATAATATAAAGATTTCTTCTTCTGAAGCCTCCATACAATCTGTTAAACTCTGGGAATGGGGTAGCATAGCCAATTTCTTCTTGGGGATTATTTCCTCTTTCTTCTGCGAGATCTAAAAGGTCTTCAAAAAGGTTTTGATTGCCTTGTTCAATTGAAAAAGAATTAATTTTATCTCCGTAAATTGCATCAATTTCAGAAACCGTTTTATCTAAAGATTGATTTACAGATTTATTGATGTGATCTTTGATTTCGTCACAAGTACTTTCGACTTCTCTCAAGGCTCTTAATTTGACAAGCTCTTGACAAGCCTTAATTGTGGCATCCTTTGTAATCGGAGCAAAGGAAATGCTATCAATATAATCAAAAATATTAATATTATCTTTAAAAGATATACCAAGATTTTTAATTTTTTGCGCAAGAATGACTTTGTCTATCTTTTCCTTTTGAAGATAAGAAGAGATTATGCAGCTATAAATTGTGGAATGAGGTTGAGCAACAAAATCCGATGCAGAAACAAATCCCTCTATTTCAGAAATTGCTTCCTGATTTTGGATTAGTCCACCAAGAACATGTTTTTCAATTTGAAGAGAATGAAGAGGCATATTGTATTATTATGCCAGTTTTTCTGCTGAAAGTCAAGAATCTTGTCCGTTTAAGCCTTCTGGATCTTCTCCAACTGCCTTTTCAATATCATGCCTAGCATTTTCTATATTTATATCTCCAAGAGCAATCGCCCAATCCGTTATGTATTTTTGTAAAGCTAAACAATGAGCAGGAGAATCAAAAGTCATCGCGTGTTCTGGGGAGCCGGATTCTGAATTAAAATAAAATATAATAAAACCACCAGCAGTATGTTCTATCAACTGATTTAATAAATGATTTGGCACACCACCGTGATTTTTATTTTTTTGATTTGCCATCTTAAAATTTATTACACATTTTATTTTTAAAGTTTTAAATCAAATTTTTCTAAGAAGAATTCTTTATTTAATTTTGGAACCTCGTCTTCCATTATTTCAATTAATTTAAAATTATTCTTTTCTAACCATTTTATTTTTTTAAAATCATTTTTGATTCCTTTTAAATAATTGGCTGGATTTCCATTATGAAAAAATGAATTGAAAGATTCGTGCTGCTTGCCATGAACTTCGATTGCTATTTTTAAAGTAGCGTTTAAAATGTCTACTTTAAGAAGAGTTCCAAAGCAGGGGAACTCTTCATAAACAATTTGACTTTGCCAAAATGGTCTTAGAAACTGTTTTGTTAAAAATTGTACATTTGAACGAGACTTTTTGTCCCAATCAATTATATAATTAGAAACATTCCTGTTTACTAATCTTCCATTTATATCAAATAATCTCATTTTGAGAGAGCTTCTTTAAATTTATTAAAGAAATACTTGGTTACATTTTGATTTTCTTCAAGATAAGATCTGAGATTGTCCATGCCTTGATGCTGCTGCTGAATTTCAACTCCAGCTTCTTTAGCTTCTTTAAGAATGGATTCATTAAAACTGAGCCATGGACCTTTCTTAATAATCATCTCCCACATGAGAAGCATGTCACAAATCTCGTACTCAACCCAAATACTGTTACCACCAGTTCTTCCATGTTTAACTGGATATTTAATTTTAACCATTTCATTTTCTTTATCGCTTTTCTTGATGGTTACGGAAACCCAATGACCAATAATTTTATTTTTATCTGGGTCAGGCTTTTCATTTGGCTTTTCAAGAATATTGTCACCATTATAACGGGGCTCAAATTCAAGAATATAATTAGCAAAATGTACTAATCCATAACCGCCACCGCCAGATGTTAAACGAGGTGGTTCTTTCGAATAAGGATCAAGCTTGATAGGGGAACTCATTTGAGAAATGCAAATGCAAACACATCCATATTTATGGATTGGTAAAGAAAGTCTCTGCAAAAATCTCTTCATTAGACCTTGGGGTCCAGCAACTTTTTCAGAACCAAGCTCCTTTTTTTCGTCAGCTTTGAGTCTTAAACCATCAACGGAATCAATGATGATACAAAGCTTTTCCCCCTTTTCGTAACAAGTTTTAATAAGAGATTCAATCATAGAACAAATTGCTTCCATGATATTTGACTCAAGAACAAAACAGGTTCCAAAATCCCATTCCTCAGCAGAAAAAACAAATTTTAATCCTGATCTGCTTTTTACATTTTCAGAAAGTCTTCCTTCGGCTTTGACGAGAAGACCTCTGTGTTTTGGGTCAAGTTCCAAGAAGTTTTTCATTACAAGGAGTGACTCTGAGCTTTTTCCAGCGCCAGTATATCCACAAAATCTATGAACACCTTCGCTAAGTGAAACTTGTTGGTCAAGAATTAGAGATCCAGTTGAAACTTTTACCGGATTATCTTCTACGAAGTTGTAGTGGTCATCCTTGTATCCAGAGAGGAGTGAAGAAAGCAAGTTCTTTGTCTCTTCACCCGAATTTTTAACATCATCTGTATTTTTATTTTTAGCCATAATTATTTAAATAAATTTAAAAAGTCTTTTAACGATTTTGGTTTTTTTACTATTTGTGCGTCTTCCCCCACTTTGTATTCTTCCATTTTGATATTACTTTGTTGTGGAGATAGATTGTTTTTTGTCTTTTGATATTCAAAAAGCTGGTCAGAAAGATAATTCTTGCCGTCTTTGGTGAGAAAGAAAGCGAGGGTTGAAACTTTATAATTTGAGGGTGGAGAAAGCCATTCAAGAAATTCTATACCATAAACTCCAATGAGCTTATTAAGCATTTTCATTTCGCGAGGCCAGAAGTTCTTATTACAAAAGAACTCGACATTGACAAATTTTTTAATTAAAATTTGATTTTTGCTAAGTTTTCTAGCTTTTTTAGGTTTGGATTCCAACTTCATTAAGGCATGATTCTACCATACATTTTACTAAGTTGTCAAACGAAATCTCAGGTTTCCAATTTAGCTCCTGTCTGGCAGGAGTAGAATCTCCAAGAAGTAAATCCACTTCTGCTGGCCTATAAAATTTGGGATTAATTTTTACTAAAATAGAACTTTTTAAATTAAATTTTTCAACAGTCTCTTTTGTTGCAGAATATTCTTCGCTAACGCCATTACCATGCCAAACACCTTTTAATCCAGCGTATTCAAAAGCTTTTTCTACAAACTCTCTAATACTATGAGTTTCATTAGAAGAAAGGATGTATTCTTTAGGTTTTTCTTGGTTCATCATTAACCAAATACCTTTAATAAAATCTTTCGCGTGAGACCAATCCCTTTTTGAATCAAGATTTCCGAGTTCAAGGGCTTGAAAAGTTTCTTGATTTAAAATAGATTTTTTAATTCTTGCTACATTTTTTGTTATTTTTTGAGTAACAAACTCTTCTCCTCTTCTTTCGCTCTCATGATTGTAAAGAATAGAGTGGATAGCGTATAGTCCATATGAATCTCTGTAAACTTTAGTTATGTGTCTGGCGGCAGCTTTTGCTGCTCCATATGGAGAACGCGGCCTAATTGGATGGTTTAAATCTTGAGGGGAATAAACAACATCCCCCATTTCTTCAGAACTTCCTGCACTATAAAAACGACACTGAGGAGCCAGTTTTCTTATTGCTTCAAGACATCGCAACACTCCCATTGCAACACAATCAAATGTTTGCTCCGGAATTTGCCAACTTGCCCCCACAAAAGATTGCGCTCCGAAATTAATAAAATAATCGGGTTTAATTTCTCTTACTATATTTTCTATTGATTGAGAATCGCACAAATCTCCCGTTACGAATTTAAATTTTGAATTATTTATTGAATTCTTTAAATTAGAATAGTCTGGTTTAGCTGACCTTCTTATAAGTCCATAGATTTCATGGTTTGTATTTTCAAGCAAATAATCAACCATAAAAGATCCATCTTGTCCACTCACTCCGGTAATTAAAACTTTTTTATTCATATTTAATTTCCATTATATGCTTCATTATATCTGATCAGTAGTTCTTTTAAGTATTCAAAATGAGTGTTTGGATCTAAAATGAGGCTGGCAAATTTTTTTTGTTTTTCTTTTATTTCTGGATTATATTTTATATTAAAAGACAAAATATCTTCTTCTGAACAAATAGGTAAAATGTTATTTTTTTGGATATAAGGATAATACCAATTTACTAAATTGCATAATTCAGATTTTAAATGAATTAAATAACAATTCGATGCCATTCCCCACCCTGTTCTATCCCAAGATGCAGCATTGCCATCTATGTTTAGAATATATTTATTTTCAAGCTGTTTGTTTATTGGTATATATTCCCCTTTTATTTTATCAATATCAACTCCTAAATCCTGAAGCATTTCTTTTTTAAATGAAACAAAATTAGTAATTTTTGCAGTTACATTTGCATTTCCATAAGCTTTGTTACAAAATTTTATTCTTTGATTCAATAGATCTTCATATAAAGCTCCGGTGTCTGATCCACAAAAGTGTATTTTATCTTTTTTTGTTTCAAATGAAGTGTCATTTTTTAAATGTTCATTTAAACTAAATATATGATAGAAAATATGTGGATCTGGTATTTGTAAGTGATTTGAATCAAATGAACAAGAGAAACAAAGTCTTGTATATTTTTCTCCTTGTTGTACAGTATCGTGAGTTGCTACTATGATTTGGCAATTTAAATTTAAATTATAATAATTGATTGTTCTATAAATCAAATCTTTTACAAAATTAAATCTTATTTCACTTTGTTCTTGATGCGCCCTTGATATATTTATATTTTTGCCATTGATATCAAAAACTATTTCTTGAGAAGAAATTGACCAATCTTTTCTGCATCTAAGATGTTTTATGCAATTTTTTTTGAAAACTTCATTCAAACAATGATTTATAAGCTCTTCTTTAGAAAAATTTATTTCCATGCTTATATTATGTTTAAAATTTTATTTCAAATCTTTTTCTATTAAAAAATTCTTCATATTCTTCTGGATATATGTCTTTATATTTTGTAGATTCGTCATGCGATCTGTTTTTATCATGCACTTGATATATTGAGACTGTCTTGTCAATATATTTAAATTCTCCAAGTGGTTTTATTAACTTTGCTAATTCCCAATCACATGCTCTTTTAGGAAAAGTAATGGGTATTTTTTCGTATACATTGCTCTTATAAATAAATTGTCCATTATCTATTCCCCAGCCATTATTTTCTAATGGATTCCAATTTGGTTTTTTAATATCTTCTGTGAGAGTTTTTGAATCACAATAAAAATTTTTTCTATTTCCATAAGAAAGAACTATATTTTTTTCAAAACCATTTATTAAATCTTCAAACTTATTTGGCAAATTTACAACGTCGTCATCTATTGGAGCTATAAATTCTCCGATTGAATTACATATTCCAATTGCCCTCGGAATAGAAACAGAGCCAGAATTTTTTTTTAAATTTATTAATTTAATTTTTTCTGAAATGTAGGGCTTTACTTTTTCTTCTGTATCATCAGATGAATTATCATTTATGATTAAAAGTTCCCAATTATCGTAAGTTTGATTTTTAATCTCTAATATTCTTTCTATTAAAAAATTTGAACGGTTATAAGTGGGAAGGATTGCTGAAATTAATTTTTCTTTAATCATATTCATTTATAAATTTAAATTCTACGTCGTTTTCTTTTATGAACATCGCGACTCTTTCAAAAGTTTCTTCTATTCCATTTTGACAGACATTATGAGTATGACCGTGACCTATTAAAAATAAATTATTTGACTGGGGGGCATCTTTTAAATTCCAATTATAAATTACATTTTTTATATTTGTATTTTTTTCTGCTAAACTTTTGTAATCTTCGTGAGTATAAACATGAGTATAATTTAATTCAATTAAAGCATCATATGTATTTTGGTTTATTCCCCAATGTGGACCTCTAAATACTTTTACAAAAGGTAAATTACATTCTTTAAATTCATTTTCTGCATCTATTATTTTATTTACAGCTTCTTCTCTTGACAAATGTTTAAATTCTTCAATCGAATGAAACAATCCATGAACTCCAAGTGTTATATTTTTATCATTTATTAAATTTTTAACTTCTTCACACCACTCTTTATTTGAAGATAGCTTATAACCAGAATGTTTTGGAGTAGTAAAAAGAGAAATTTTTATATTAGGTATTATTTCAATAAATTTTTTTATTGTTTTTAAACAGTTCTCTGGATATTTCCAATGAAAATCATCGTATTCTAAAATAAGATTTTTCTTAATCATGATAAGATTTTTATTAATTTTCTTTCTATTTCTTCTTCATTATAAGAAGTAGCCAAGCATTCATGAAAACAATTATTTTTTGTTCTCATTTCTTTTTCTTTCTCTTCGCACATTGAAACGCATTCTCTCAAATCATAAATTGGAATTGTTCTTGAAAAATGAGAAAACTTCCAATATGGCATATAAGAAAAAAAAGTTAAACAATTCGTTTCTATTGAAGCAGCCAGGTGATAACAAAAAGAAATCGGACCTATAAAAAGTTTAGTTGTTTCTAATTTTTTTAATATTTCTTTAATATCTGATGTGCTTTTATAAATTCCACAATCTCCTATGAATTCTATTTTGTATCCAAAGTCATTGGCTATTTTAAAAATAAGATCGCAATATTTTTTTGGAATAAATCTACGATTGTATTCTTTACTAAAAATATTTAAACAAATTGTTTTTTCGACCTCTTTATTTTTTATTATTTGTTTGTTTTCATTATATAAATTTACTACTTTTGTTGGATCAATAAAAAATCCTAATTGATAGGAAAATCTTTGCATTGTATGTAATCCATAAAGATTTTCTTTTAGCTGACTTACCCACTTTAATTCTAAAGCGATATCCTCTGTATCTTTTTCATTATCTGTTACATTAAAGTAGGGATTATTATTTAATATGTTTAATAAACCTGGAGAAGTTATATATGTAGGTTTTATATTATGAATTCTTGCATACTCTTGAATACAGCTTGCCGCTATAATACAATCTCCAAGTCCTTCTTTTAATTTAAAAACTTTACAAACATTCATTTTTTTATAAAAAAAGCTATCCATGATCTTCCTATTTTAAAACATTCATCATTCCTTGATTCGAGATAAATTCTTACATCATCATGATCTGGCTCGCATAAAGACTTGTTACATTTGTTGTCTTTATTGTAAACATCGTGCCATATTAATATGCCGCCTTCTTTTAATGCTTTTAGAGAATTTTCTGAATCTTTTTTTACTTGATCGAAAGAATGATCTCCATCTATAAAAATAGCATCAAATTTTTCTTTATTTTTTAAGAAAAACTCATCTGATTTTATCAATTCTTTAGTTACATTTTTACTAATTATTTTTCTTCCACTTTCTTCTCTGCTTAAAATTTCATTATTTTGATACAAAAGATTTTCGCATATATCTTTACATATATCTATTGTTAATATTTCTGAATCTAAATTATTTTTTGCTATATTTTCTGTAGTATGCCCCAGATATGTTCCTATTTCTAAAATTTTTTTTCTATTAAAACATAAATTAACTACGGTTTCCGTATCCAAATGATCTGTCCAATGAAGATTAAGATTATCAAATGATAAATTTGGAATATTAAGCATTCTACAAGCTTCTTCTTTAGTTATCGTTTTTAACATATTAATAATAGTAATCGTTTTCAAAAACAAATATTTGTTTTTCTTTTGGGTACCCTTTGTATAAATCACATATTATTTTTTTCTTTTCTTTTAAATACTTATGCATATCCTCAATTCCGTATTCAAATCCTTGCGCAGATTTATTCCACTCTATTGAGTGAGCGCTCTTTTCATTTATAGGCCAATTTAATTTATGTGAATGAAAAAAATAAATTGGGATTTGTAATTCTATGTTTTTAATACTAAGTTCTTGAATTTTTTTATTCATGTACTCTTCGCATGATCCAGAGCTTCCATTTAATGGGAAAAATTTTTTATAAGTTTCTGTAAGCATTAAGTGATGAGCATTACCTAATAAATTATATATTATTCCATTATAATTTCCAAATTTACCCCATCCTTTAGGTCCCCAAGCGCCATTTATTCCAACGTTATCTAAATCTGAAGGTAAACCGCTTCTAAAAGTTATTACTCCAACATTGTTTTTTTTTGCTTCCTCACTATTCAATACTTCATAACAAATTTCAACAAAGTCTAATTTTAAAGGATTAAAACATATATGATCGTCTTCAATATGTAAAACCAAATCAGAATCTATCGTCTCTGCGTATTTGTTGATCATTGCAGATGATCCTCCATGTTTAAAATTTAAAATACTTGGAGATAAAATAGTTTTATGCCAATCCAAGGCATCTTGATAATCACTTCCATCATCAAGCAATGAATATCTTTTTATTTTTTGTTGATTTATTGAGTTTACAAAGCTAGTTATGCTTTCAACTGAATATTTGCTGATTCTTAATCTTTCTTCTGATGTCCAAGGTTTTATATTGTTCCAGTCTGGAAGACCTATTCTTTCTCGGCATTTGACAGTTGAATGATGACAGCTTGTAACGTGAATATCTATTTTCATTTTCAAACTTTATATACCCAAAAATTTCCTGCATAAATATCTACAGTGCAATCGCCACCTGATCTTGGTTGTACATAAAAATTATTTAAACATTCTGAAACAGCTTTAGTTACTCCTTCCCAATCATAATCATCTCCACAAAGTGTTCCACCTTTTTTTACTTTTGGAATCCATTTGATAATATCTGTTTTTACGTCTTCGTATTCATGAGAAGCGTCTATCATGATTGCATAAACAGAATTATCAGGGAAAAAATCTGCTAATCTAGAACTTTCACCTTTTAAAACTGTTAATGGGTATTTTTCATCTAAATTGTCAATATTTTTCTTAAAGTCGTTATAAAAATTTGTCTCTGTATGCTCTTTCGATCCCATAAATGTATCTATTGAGACAATTGAAATATTTTTTTGTGATTTTTTTGCTAATTCTAAAAGATAAGCTGTTGATCTTCCATAATAGCTGCCTATTTCAATAATCATTTCATTTTCTGGAATATTATTTATAATTTCTTCGTACAGTTTCCCATATCCAAAAAAACCTTTTATATCGGAATATTTCATATATTAATTATTTTTTTCAAAAAAAGCTTTCATTTCTGTCGCAAGTTCTTCTTTCACATGTTTTGCATGTTGATAACAAATTTCTTCGATTAAATCTGGAATAGACTTAGTTGGTTGAGAAAATGTTCTATTGTCTGATAAAGTATTGTAGCTTTGGGTTTCGACAATCTCAGAAAGTATTTTATCCATTTCTCTTTTTAATAAATTTCTAAATTCACATTCATTTCTAGATAATCTATCGTATTCGACAATTAAGCTTTTGTCAGGATTTTCTTTTAAACTCTCTTCTCTCTTTTTGTTTTCAAAAAACGCCAATTTATTTGTTGTTACAGCCAAACGATCGACAATATCGGCAAATGTATTAAAATTAGGTATGTATATTTTTTTATTCATATTTTATATTTTTAAAATCGTTATTTATTAGTTTGTATATATATCTTTTAAAATTTCTTTATTTGTTTTTACCCAAGTTAAAATTTGATTATATCCATCTGCTATTGAAACTTTAGGTTTCCAATTAAATTCGAAAGAAACTTTAGTTATGTCTGATATATATATTGCTTGATCAGCTCTTCTGACTTTTTCATGATAAATGATATCTTTGAATTTTTTATTATCATTTAAAATGTCTATTGCTTCATTTACAGACATGTGATTTTCAATTCCTCCTCCTACGTTAAAAATTTCACCTCTGTATTTGTTAATTTTTTGCATCTGCTTCTCTATTAAAATGTTTAAGTCTTCTGAAAATAAACAGTCTCTAACTTGATTACCCTCGAATCCAAAAACTTCTATTGGTAACTCAAGCTCGTTTGCGATTGCAAACCATGTAACCCACCCTTGTTCTGCTTTTCCCCATTGATTTGGTCCAGCCAAGCATGAAAACCTATTGCAAATCATTGGAATATTATATGCATCAGCCCATTCTTGAACTAAAAGATCTGCGGCTATTTTGCTTGCTCCATAAATAGAATGATCTTTTCCATTGACATTAAGTGATTCATTAAATCCTTTTTCAGTCCACCCATTTAAAATAAAATCTTTTTTATTCCATACGAATTTGCGTTGAACTTTTTCATATGGAACTGAATTAATTAAATCTCCAGAATAGCATTTATTAGTTGACCAAAAAATTAAAGGAGTCTTGTTTTTTCTACAAAATTCTAAAACATTCACTAAGGCTCTGGTGTTATTTGTAAAATCAAATTCAGGATTTGAATAATTTATCGCACTTGGCTGCGCAGCGCAATTTAATACTAAATCAACTTCTGGCAAATTTAAGATGTCTTCTTTATTTCTTATGTCGCAATGAAAAAATTTTATATCTTGTTTTTTAAATTTTGGTATTGATAATTCAGAACCTCTTCTAACTAAGTTGTCTGCAATGATTACGTCATAATTTTGATTTTTTAAATATGTTGCTAAATTGTATCCGACAAAACCAGCCCCTCCAATAATTAAAGTTTTCATGTTTTTATTATATTATTCTTTGCTAAAATAAGTCCAAATTTCTTCTCCTAATCTGTGTTTTTTTTGATATTCTACTTTTATATTTGTTTTTTCTATTGCCTTGTTTACTACGTTTTCCCAATCTTCAAACGTTTTAAAAGGATATGTGTGTGGCGAATTAACTTGAGAGGTATTTTTTTCTTCTATTGGAGTTATTATCATGACTTGTTTTTTAGTCACCCTAATTGCTTCTGAGACTGCTTTTACTGGATCTAAACTATGCTCTATTGAGTGAGACATAAAAGAATAATCAAATTCGTCATTTGAAAATTTTAAATCATGCATGTCCATTTCAATTAAATTGGCTCCTTTTTGTATTCCATATTCTATTTTTTCTTTTATAAGATCTGCTCCGACGATATTATTGTATCCTAGATTTTTCATTTCCAAAACACCAACACCAAAAGCACATCCTATATCTAAAATTTTAGAATTTTTATCTTTATCTTTCAAAAAATCTTTAAAAGCCTCAATCATTTGAAAAGCCCATCCTCCAGATAATTCACCAGCTTCGTTTTTTTGTAAATCGTAATATTGTTGATAATTCATTTTAAAATCTTCCTTTAAAATATTTTTCTCCATATCTTTGATGTTGTCCAAGAGTACTTTCTTGATGTTCAATTATCAAAGAATTTTCGAGATAGAACATTTCTATGTTATTATAATGACAGAAATTAGAAAACTCAACGTCTTCATTATGAGAATCAGAAAAATTTATACTTTTAAAATAAAAAGATGGAGATATTCTTGCAAATCCACCTACGTGATTTACTTTTCTGAATGTATAAAAAATATTTAAATTTTCACTATACAATACTTTTCTGTTATTGCTTTGAATGCCTCCAAGATTATTTATTAATCCAACTGGAAACGGAGAAAATACACTTCCAGGAATGAGTTTAGTTATTTCAGAAGCGTTTTCAAAAAAATCTTGAGATCTTATAATCGCATCATCATCTAATTTCATTACATATGGACAATCAGTTTCTTCGGTTTTTATTTCATTCAAAATACTTCCTACTGTTTTTTTAGTTTGAGTCTTAATTATATTTATTTTACTTTTGTATTCATCGTTTACATTTTCAAAGACCTTCTCTTCGAATGAATTATCTTGAAATATAATCTTGTGTTTTTTAATAAAATGATTAGATTGCGAAGATATTGATTTTAGTAATCTATTTAAATAAAGAGTCCTTCCGCATGTGATTGTAATTATTTCAAACATATTTTATTAATTTAATAATTTTATAAATTCTTTATGTATGGGTAAATGTCTGCCATGGAAGCCAAAAGTTGCCATTGGACTTCCTTCTTTTATTGGGTTTTCCCATGAAAATTTTGCCGCAACATCTACTGTAGCAAATTTAAATCCATTTTCTTCAATTAGTTTTCTATTTTCTAAACAAATATAATTATCCTCTAGTGAATCTTCTTTTGATACAAAACCCATTTTAGAAACAAAGTCCATAAGCTTCTTACTTCTTAAAGAAAATCCACCATTTCCTACTCTTCCCGCTCTGTTGGGCCACTCTGATGGCCATGGGGCACCTACATAGTCATAATTCAAAAAAATATCATTCCATAATTCAGGTCTTAAAACAAAACCATCCCATTGAACTAACAAAACATAATCAGATTCAATATAATTAACAAGACTATTAATTAAAAAGTCATTATACTCAATCATGCTTAAGTTTTTTATATATATATAAGTTTCATCAAAAAAGGTTGGACAATAAGTTGAAAATAATTTTATTTTTGAAAATTTTATATTTTTCGATGAAAAATTTAATGCTTTTGCTGATAATTGAATTTTTTCTATATCAGATCTTCCGTCTACGCACACTAGTTCGACTTTTTTAGATAGATCAATAAAATTCATAAAGAACAATAATTTATATATTTTTTTATTTCTGTTTGACTGGTTTCTTTTGTTATTTTAAAAAATTCTAATACTCTCTCATTAACATAGGGAGTTACAAAATTCATATCTCTAAAATCATCTTTATAATCGCCCAGTATGCAATAAGTTTTTATTTGATTCATGCAAGCCATGTTTTTGAAACAACTATCTGTTCCTATAAACAAATTACATATCTTTACAGCATATAAACTTTTTACTATATTAGAATAACAAACAAATTTAACATTTTCTTTTTCAAAAAAATCATTTTCAAAAATCTCTTCTTCTGTTCCAAAAATTAAATAATTGAATTTATCGTTAAATGATTCATAGATAACTTCTTTACTTATATTTTTTGTTATTAAATTATTAGATTTAGCGTATGTGTTCGAAAAAAAACTTCCAAAGGGATGAATACCTATTATTTTCTGGGTTTTTAAAAAACTATTAATTAATTTTCTATTTTCGTTTTCTAATTCTTGAAAAATGGGAAATTTATAAAACAAATCTCTTTCAGCAATTTTTAATTCAATTTTTTCGTCAGAAGTGAGTCGTTTTTTTTGTTCTATAAATTCGTTTACATTATCAAAAAACAAATATTCTATATTTTGAAAAGAAAAAAAATCATAGAAGTCTTTTGCTTTTTTATAATGAGTATGAATTAAAAATTTCTCATCTTTATTTTTAAGAGAAAAGGGTAAAAATTGAAGAAAGTCTCCTATTCCACCGCTAACGTAGTTTGTTTTTACCTTTTCCATGTTATTTCAAGTTCTTTATTTAGAAGGCTTTCTTTATCAAGATATTCAAAAATAAATCTTATTTGGGGAAAAGAACTACTTTTGCATTCTTTTAATTTATTGAAAAGATTTTTTAAAGACACATTTTTAGGTATGTCTATAGAAGCCTCCTCTTTGCCTAAGGCTGATAAAGCTGTAATCTTTTTTATAAAAATGGGAGATTTTGTATTTTTCAATAGAGATGTTAGTTCTGCGTAAAATGGATTGTTTAATGCAGAAAGGTGAGATTTTATATTCCCAAACCTTATAGACTTAAATCCTACTATATTATTAAAATAATCTAAACCTAGATTATAAACATCGTCACACTCGAACTTTGTTCCGTCTTCATCCAAAAAATATCCATAGAATGTGCATATTTCTTCATCTTTTTCTATATCTTTTGATGCAGAAAATACAAAAGTTTTTTCATTTATTTTCCATTCTGCATTATTTCCACTATTTGAACTATTATAAATAGGGCCAAATCCAAGTGGTAAAACAGTATAAACTATTTCTTCTTCATCTGGTTGATATTTTGGCATCCATTTAAAATAATATTCTTCAGAGTCTTTAAAACCGAGATTCTTTGCTAAATTTGTTATATATTTTTCTTTTGGATTTGTGAGGTTGTGTTGTTTTAAAACTTCGAAAAGTGGTTTTCCGGCAAGTATCCAATTGGGTAAAACCACGAAAGGAGACTCTTCAAGAATCTCTCCTTTAAGTATTTTTTCTTTAGCAAAAACCCCCCACCCCTCTATTTGAGACTCTCTAACTTCAATTTTAGATGTAAAATGTAGTATTCTTTTTTGCATGTGGGTGTCTTTTTCCTGTTTTCTTCTCGTAGGATTTCTCAGCTTTATCTCTAACTTCATCTTTTCCAGAAATCCCGCCGCGCTTTTGAGATAACTCAGCGCTTTTATCCCAAAGTTGACCCAAGGTATAATTTTTATTTTTCGTTTTATTTACAAAATCTTTGGGATTATCAGCTGACATTTGCGTGTCTATGGAAGCTTGAGGCTTAGTAAAAACACGCTCCCATTTCACACCTTTATCATCTATGTAAATATGGTCTTCATTCATTCCTTGAATGATTTCTACAATTTTTTTTGTCTTAGGATGCTGAAAAATATAAAGCGGCATATTATCTAGAAAAAATAAATTTAATTTTAGCTGTGTCAAAATCAATCCATTTACCTTCTTTGTTTTGAACTTGAAGTTTTATTTCATCCAAGGATGCTTTTATTCCAAGACTTGAGTTGGCTAATGCATCGACAATCATTTGTTGAATTTCTGAACCAGTCGTTTCTGACGATATGTTAATTTTCATATATTAAAATTTTTACTTAAATCAATTTTTGAAAGCCACATGAGCTTTCTGCCCTCTTTACTTTCTGAAGAAAAAAAGTTTACAAATCCCTTGGTGCCCATTGCTTTTTTAAAATCAAAAAGTTCTTCATCTTCTATTGTTATCTCTGCGCAAATAGACTCTACATTTTTTTCTATCAAACTGCTTAATAAAAGAATTTCTTTTTCTGCGTATCCGATATTTATTTTTAATATATCTATTTTTTCATCAAAACAGTAAGTTTTTAGTATTTCATCAAGTGTAGCGCACTGACATGGATAAAAATTTTCTTCGTTGTCTGGATCAATAGAAATACCTATAGAATTCATGTCAAAATAAATATTATCTATAAGCTCTGGAATTGTAAATTTAGCTAATTTTTTTTCTGTGTACACCCCCAATTGATAAGGAGTTATTCTTCCAACAAAGTAATAATTATAACAATTCTCTAACAAAAGTTTATAACTGTCCACAAATGGTTCAAAGGAATAAACTTTTCTTGCGCCCAGACTTAAAGCGGTAAATGTGAAATAACCAGCATGAGCACCTATATCAACAAATACTTTACTTGAGTCTTTTTCTCCTTTTATTTTATATATATTGTCGAAAAAAACTTTATTGAAAACGGTTTGATCGTTTGTAAAGCTTCGCGTTGTTATTTCGGGAGTCATACAATTGATGAAATTACATTATTCAAAAAATTTTCTTTGGAGTATTTTTTTTGCAACTCTAGACCTTCTTCATTTATTTTGTTTTTATGAACTTTTAAAATAACTTTTTCACAAGCATCAATAAAATCATCTTCATTGAAATCAAAAATATTCCCCTGGTTAAAAGGCTGATTCGGATGGAAGAATACTCCATCATAAACTGATGTTTTACTATGCGGCTCAACCCAAGAAACCATGTCATCGCTAGCCCAGTCTTTATATGCATGAGCCTTCATCAATACGGCATGTTTTCCAATAGCAATACTTTGGAATTCAGGAAGACCAAAGCCTTCTCCCCCACTCATTCCTATAATAACGTCTGCGCTATTTAAAAAGTCATTGTATACAGAATTCTCATTCATCATTGGGAAAAAATTAACATTAAAAGGTTTATTACCCTCTAAAACACCCATCAAAAGTTGTTGATTTTGTTCTTCATTCAAAAATGGATTATAAACAGCACACTGAAGAGAAAATTTTGGATTATTTCCATATTTTTTAATCCAAGATTTTATAATTTTAGCGTGATGTTTTCTTTTTTCAAATTTACCGCAAAGATTAAATACGATTCTTTCGTCATTAAAATATTTTTTGTTTTTCTGAAAGAAATTAAAAGAATCAAAAGCTAAGGGCATATATTTAGCTTCAACCCCGTTTTTCTTAAAAACTTCGCAGGTATATTTTGAAGAAAAATAAATATTATTATTTTTGGCTATGTTTATTTCTATTTTTGTTGGTTGATCAAGTTCGTAAAAAGTTAAAAGCGTTTGATTTTTAGAAAAACTTTCAAGACTACCGTTGAGGTGCCACAATTTAAAAATAGGTATATCTTTGTTGTAGTTTTCTAAACCATTTAGAATCTTCTCTCTTATCCAATCTTTGAACTCTGATGTTACATTTTGGCTTTCTAAATTTACATTTCCTATAGGAAATAAATAGATATCGTTCTTTTCGGAGGCATTTTTTTCTCTCTCAAAGAGGGTTCTAAGCAAAAGAGTGGATGTTTGACCAAAAGATACAGGATTTAACGGAAGATTAAAAGCTAGTTTCATATTTTTATGATAATTTGGGGTGAGAGATTCTCACCCCTTTTAACTTTACATAACATCATCATCTGATGCTGTAAGCGCCTGCTCTTCTTGAGGCGTTTCATTTTGCTTGACTTTGGGCTGGGTTGGTTTTGTGATTTGAGTTTTTGTAACGGGAGCGTTTTCGCTCTTGGGTTTAGAAAGGTATATCCTAAGATCTGGGTGAGAGTCTTTCTGCTTGTACTTATTGCTAAATACAACAACTGGGACATCTTTATCATAACCAAGCGCTTTTAGGTTAATAGTTCCAGACAGAAACTTCTGAGTCTTTCCCTGTTTTTTCCATAATGCGCCGACTTCTACTTTTTGCTCTGAGTTGTTTTCGTTCATATTTTTTAGTTAAAAAACCTAATTTTCGTAGGTAAAGTTATTATATCATTTTTCAAAAAAAAGTCAATGTGTATTTATACAATATCGCAAATATTTGACATGTTTTTTATTTTATTTTTAATCAAAACCAACCCTTTTTTGTGAAGAGACATTACTGTTTGTGGCGAGCTGTTTATTTTTTTAGCAATTTTGTCCCATATCATTTTTTTGTCATCAAAGTATCTGTAGTAAAATATTTGTTTTATTCTTTCGTCTTTTAACTGCTCTAATATATCAACTACATATTCTCTATATTCTTTCAAGTTGTTTTGATTTTCAAAAAATAATTGTCTTGTTTGATTTTCTTCTATTTTGTTTTTGATTTCCTCGTCATTTGCTGGAGCTATAAATTTTCTTTCATTAATAGAGTTTAAGCAGAGATATCTTGCGTAATTTCCAATCCAAGAAGATAATTTTACATTCTTTTTAGGATCGAAAGTGTTTACGCAATGAAGTATAATTATATTTTTTTCATTAAAAATGTCTTGTATATAAACTCCCGAAGCGCTTAAAGCTGGAGAATATTTTTGACAAATTTTATAAAAAACATCTTGATACCTCCTGCAAATTTCTTCAAACGCCTCGCTTGAGGCTTTGTTCTTTACAGCTCTAACCAATTGAATATCTGTTTTAGCTTCTGATAAATTTTTCAATTTTTTCTGCATGTGTTAATAAGTTTAAATTTTTAAAAGAAAACGGTTCTACCTTATTCCAAATCACTCTATAGTCTGCATTTTTTTTCAAAATGGGGTCATTTTGTTCTTCTTCTCTGTTTGGAGCTTTCAGCTTTTCATTATTGTCTAAATTCATTGTGATATGAATTAAATATCCGCCTAGTTGTTTTTTTAACCAAAAAAGTTCATCTTCTTCGTATTCGGCATACCGAATATCAGTTATTACTGCTATGTTTTCTTCGTCTTGATTTAAGAAGTTTTTTATTTCTTCTGTTAATTTTGAAGTCCAGTATGTTCCATTGGTTAAAGTTCTTCTAATTTTTCCATGAGCAACTAAAAGTGGACGTATCAAGTCTTTTTCTTCTCTAGTGCAATTAAATAAATCAATTTTATACAAATCTTTCGTAAAAATATTTAATTCATTTTTAAGACAGTCTGCTAAAGCAAATCTTTTTATTTTTGAATTTTTAAAATTTAGCAAAGCAAACATGGTATCTTTACCGCTTCCAGCAACACCAGATAAACCAATGACTCTTTTCATAAAGATGTGACTAAGTATACAAACAAAAATTCAATTATCTTTTTGGAGGAAGGCTGTTTTGCTTTATCTCAAAAACTCCATTGCCGATAAAATCCGTTAATGTAGAATAACCGCTATAGCTAACAGCACTACTTAACCCACCCCATAATTCATCAACAAGTTTGGAAAGAGGCTTTAGTTCTTCTTCTATTTTATAAACTTTTCCCTCGCTGTGTTTTTTTATTCCTCCCCAGCGCTCTTGTTGTTTGTGGCTTGCACCACCCCAATATGTTCCGTCACCAGAAAGATGCGTTTCAGCCTCAAAAGCTCTAGCAAAATACCCACCCATCATAACATAATCAGCCCCAGCTCCAAACGCTTTTGCCGCATAGTTCCCATTTTTTACCCCTCCGTCAGCAAGAATAAAATTATTTTTATAAATTTTATTGGATTTTTTTATACTATATATTTCCGTTAATTCAGTTATTTGCCCCCTGTTGTAACCTGTAGCATCAGAAGTAGCGCAAGCGCTGCCACCGGCAATGCCGACTCTTATAAAGGTTTCAATATCTGGGTTAATTAAATTATAAAAACCCTCACTAGTCATAACGTTTCCAACCATTATTTTTTTAACGTCGCAAAGATTTTTTATAGAAGAAACGATGTTTTTTATACTAGGGATATAACCATTAGCTATATCGATTAAAATATTTTTAATATTTTTAGAAGCCAGTTTTTTAACTCTTTCAAAGTCATTCGCGCCAACAGAAACAAAAACGTTATCTTTATTAATTAAAGAATTATAAATCTGGATTTGTTTTTCAACATCACAAAATCTATGCAAACAAACGGTCAACCCTAATTTGTTTGCCTCAAATGCAAACTTCTCGCCTATAACAGCATCCATTGGCGAAACAATTATTCTGTTTAATTCTTTAGGAACATCACTTCGTGATGAAATAGAAGAATGTTGAGCTATTAAATTAACGTCGTTATAATAAATGCTTTTTGTTTGAAGTATTGTAGGCATATTATTTGGACTTAAATTTCAAATAAACGTTCAACGGAGAAAAGGAAACATGATGTATTCTTTAGCAAATAAGAGACAATATCCCCCACAAAGTAATAAATAATATTACTTCGTGGAGGATCTACATGAATGTCTTCTTTGAGGGCTTTATTTTTTTATGTCAAGCAGCCACCCTGACGACATTTGAGAGCTTATAAAAATAAGCCAATAACTACCAAGTACTGGTGATAGGAAAGGTGAAAAACCCATTTACGTTATTGTCCCCTCTGGTTAAGACACAGCGGGTTACTTCTACGACTTCTCGTAGCCTTTTTTATTTTCCATCTCAAAATGGAGCTTTAACCCCTCTTGTTGCGTGTATCTAAAGCTTAAATACCTCACCCGCGATGGGGCAACTTGAGAAAACCTCACGTTTGACGTACGGCTTAAAAGTGGTTTGTCACTTTTTCATATAATAGATTCTTTTTGCTTAAAAAGTCAAGAGTAAATCTTATAATAAAATATGTTAAACATCATTTCTGTTTTTTGGATTATTTTATTTTTATATATTTATTTTGAAACTTCTGCAATTGTTGAATGGTCAAAATTGTTAAAATTAAAATTTATCAAATATAAAGAATATGAGGAAAGCATTAAAATGTTTCCAGATCTTAAATACCCAGATTTTCTAGCAATGAGGTATGATAACTTTTTTATAAAATTAATAACATGCCAAGAGTGCCTATGCATCTGGATTAATATAATATTATTTTTATTTTTTAATTCTTTTTTGGGCGGTTGGTTATTTTTCAGTATAAATACAATAGCGTCTTTATTTGGAATAGCTTTATTTAAATTTTCAATGAAAAGATTTTATGAGTGATTTTTTTTTAAAAAGATTACAAAAAGAAAAAAGAGAATTAAATGTAAAAGAAAAACCTTTTATACAAATAAGAGAGTCAGATGATGTCTTTTTTGAAAAAGAAAAAAGTCGAGTTGTCGATCCAGAAGAATTAAAAAAACAATTAATAAATAAATTAAACGAAGAATCAAAAATAATTATGAACGAAGAAAACAAATTTTCAAATATAGAAATGGTGCATTTTTCTTCATTAGAAGAGTTTGTTTCTTGGTATGAAAAAAATAAATCTTTTTTTGAAGAAAAACAACAAAAACCCCTAGACACTCTTATTCAGGCTAGAGATATGACGCTTGGAGGATGCAACTGCAACAAACAACAAAGAAAAAATATGGCAAATACTTATTTTATTGATTTTTGGACTAAAAACAGAAACACAGATTTACTTCCTACACTTCAAAAAATATTAAAAACAAAAAAAATTGTATTCGGTGATTTTTTAAGCTACCCCTAGCAAAAAAGCTGTATTTATCATTACCTCAAAAACAACTTGCACAATAAAGAAAAGTTGTTAGTATAAATATATTATTTTTGTTATGGAAAAAAAACACTTTGACGGTTTAGAAGAAATGGCGAATTTTACTTTTACTACTAAGTACGCCAAGTATGATGAAAAAAAGAAACGTAGAGAAACTTGGGACGAAACCGTCTCCCGAGTTGAAAAAATGCATTTAAAGAAATTTAACTTTCTGTCTGAAAAAGACAAACAAGAAATTTCAAAAGCGTTTGATTTTGTGCGTAGTAAAAGAATTACGCCATCAATGCGCTCTATGCAGTTTGGCGGCAAGGCCGTTGAAGCCCACAATGGAAGAATTTTTAATTGTGCGGTAAGGCACGTTGATTCTCTGCGTTCTTTCGCTGAGTCTTTTTACACTCTTCTTTGTGGGACCGGGGTTGGATTTGGTTTGACTAACTTTTTTCTTAATAGACTTCCAGATTTTGTTAACGCAAATGATAAAACTGGGACTGTCATAACTTATGTTGTTCAAGACAGTATAGAAGGATGGTCCGACTCTATTGAGGCATTGTTAAACTGCTACTTTAAAAACACGCCTTATTCTGGAAGAAAAATTGTTTTTGATTATAGCCGCATTCGTCCAAAAGGCGCAAAACTTAAGACTGGCGGAGGAAAAGCCCCCGGATACAAAGGCTTAAAGAATTGTCATAAAAAAGTAAAAATGCTTTTAGATTCTCTTATCGAAGAGAAGAAACAAATTCGCTTAAAAACCATTGATGCTTACGATATCTTGATGCATTGCGCTGACGCAGTTCTTTCTGGTGGTATTCGCCGCAGTGCTTGTAGTGTTATTTTCGATGCCTCTGATGAAGATATGATGAACGCCAAGACTGGAAAATGGTTTGAAGAAAACCCGCAGAGAGCCAGAAGTAATAATTCTGCAATAATCATTAGAGATAAGACCTCTTATAAAGACTTTTGCAAACTGATTGAAAAAACCAAACAGTTTGGTGAACCAGGATTCCTGTATGTCATTGACGAAAAACAACTCTTAAACCCCTGTTTTGAGATTTCATTTATTCCAATGACTTCTGATGGTCGTTGTGGATTTCAATTTTGTAATTTAACTTCCATTAACGGAGCAAAAGTTACTTCCGTTGAAGAATTTAAGGAAGCTTCTTGGGCTGCTTCATTAATCGGAACACTTCAAGCTGCTTATACTACTTTTCCATACCTTGGTCATACTTCTGAAGAGTTGACTAAAGAAGAAGCTCTTCTTGGGGTTTCTATTACTGGAATGATGGATAATCCAGACATTTTGTTTAATTCAAAATTTCAAAAAGAGGCTGCTAAAGTCGCTGTTGAAACCAATAAGGAATGGGCAAAAAAGATAGGTATTAATCAAGCTGCTCGCGTTACCTGCATTAAGCCAGAGGGAACAAATTCAATTGTCCTTTCTGCTGCTTCGGGGATTCACCCTCATCACGCAAGAAAATATTTTCGCAGAATTCAGGTAAACAAAGACGATAATGTTTATAAATATTTTAAAATGTTTAACGAACACGCTTGCGAAGAAAGTGTTTGGAGCGCAAATAAAGTTGATGACGTAATCACTTTTCCAATAGAGATTTCTGAAAAAGCAAAAATTAAGTCTGATTTAAGTGCCATCGAACACCTTAAGTTAATTAAATTAACTCAAGAGAATTGGGTTAATTCTGGAACAACAGACACAAATAAAAAGCCACTAAACCATAGTGTCAGCTGCACTGTTATCGTCAAAGACGAAGAGTGGGAAGAGGTTACTCAATTCTTGTTCAAAAACCAAAAAGACTTCACTGCTGTTTCTTTGTTGCCGTTTTCCGGTGATAAAATTTATCAACAGGCGCCGATGGAAGCCGTTGTTACCCCAGAGGACGAAGAAAAGTTTAATAAACTCGTCCAAAATTGGACCAAGGTAGAGTATAAGAAGCTTGAAGAAGAAGATGATGCAACCAATCATTCTGCCGAAGTTGCTTGTGCTGGTGGAGCTTGTGAGGTTACAAAGGTATAATATGTGGGAACAATTAGAATTTAAATTTTAATAAGTGTATAAGTTTTTAGATCTTTGATATGGGGGTGCAAAGAATCGATTTATGAATAATCGAAATGGATTGCACGTAGAGGATAACAGTTGGCCTCTTTAAAACTTCTGTTAAAAACAAATGCTAAAGCATTGAAATCGCTTGCCTTTAAGCCAGTTATGGCCCGCAAGGCGGCTGTTGTAGCCTAATTTATCAGGTTACCCGTTTGTCTTTTGATTCTCGCTAAAAAGAACAAACGCCATTTGCGAGAAAAACGCGGGTAACAAATGCGCGTAATCAGGTGTTAAAAACTCAATAAAGATGGAGTGATGGTTCCTATTTATTGTTTTATTAATTCCATCTAAACATGTAGACGTTCTTTTGGTTAGCATAAAGACGCGGCTCGCTGCCGCCACCTCCACCAGTTTAAATAAAAATATGAAAAAGAACCCCCGCAGAGAACAAATGCTATCAGAAGCGGCTTTAATTTTTAGTTCTGTTTCCTTTTTTGAGGATGAAGTAAATAAAAAATTAGGCGAGCTTGACGAAGCAATTAATAATAATTATATTGAAGACTTGCCTCAATTAGAAAAAGAGGTAGTCGCTTTAGTAAAAAAACTAAACGATGAAAATAAAGAAATTGATAATTTCATTATAAAATACAAAAAGGAATTATCTAATGAAAAAAAAGCAATTTTACCTCGTTCTAAACAAAAAGAATAAATACACTTACGGAGCTTTTCCCAGAACAAAAGAAGGAAAACAGCAAGCGATAGAATATAAAAATAAATTGTTAAAGCAAAATAAAAACTTCGAATTTATAATTAAATAACATGGACAAAAAAGAAATAGCGTTAAATTTAATTGAAGATCTAATTGTTTTAGCTGATTTTGAAGACAAAGAAATTCTAAGATTAAAATATAAGCTTGGAGAAAAAACAAACGCAGAAGGTCAGAGTGCATTAGTTTTTCATTTAAAAAGCTTAAGAGAATTAATAAAAACAATATGATAACTGTTGGACTTGTTCAAGAGTTAGCTTTCGTATCTCATTTTTTAAAAACTCCAGTATATTTAAAAATGGCAACAGAGAAAAACTCTGGTGTCTTAAATATTATTTTAAAAGATCAGTATTTAGAATTAGTCTATAAACAAAACAAAATTTGGAAAGAAAAAGTTCTTTCTCCAGAATCAATGTTTGGGATAGAGTCTTGCGAAACTATATTAAAAATAATTTCTTTGATTGACGCCGAAAATGAAAAATGGAAAAATCTTTGTTTTTTTGAATAAAAGATTGACTTTTAAAGGAAAATAAAAGAAAATCTTAAAATGACCGAAAAAGATTTTGTATTAAAAATTCCAGAAACATTAAATAAAACGAAAAACTTTTTAGCTTTTAAATTTAAATTGCATATTCATGACATAAATGATATCCTCCAAAATGCATCACTAAAAGCCTACAAAAATCTCCCTTTTTTTAGGGAAAAATGCTCTTTTGACACTTGGTTTATTTCGATTGCAAAAAACGAAGCAAAAACTTTTTTACTAAAAAGAAGCAAAACAAAAACAGTAGATGATTCGGAAGAGTTTTTAAAAGATTATTCGTTTAAATGGATAGAGCCAGAGGTAAATTCCAAAGAAGAACATGAAGACGTTTCTTTATTATTGAATGAAATAATTTCAGATTTAAGTTCAAAACATAGAGTTGTTATTGATTTATTTCTAAAAGACCACTCCTCAAAAGAAATCTCTTCAATATTAAACATACCGATAAATTCTGTTAGAACAAGAATTTTCTACGCAAGAAAAAAGCTTAAAAATTTAATATTAACACATGGAAAACAATAATATAAATTATTTAATTATAGAAAAAATAGATAAGCTTTCTTTTCCAAAAGAAATTGAATCTCTTGTTTCTAAGATAGACTGGAATGAGCAGCGATGGGTTTCTATCGGATTGCCAAGAAATAATTGTAAATATTGTATTTCAAATGATTTTTTATATTTTGAACAAGATGAACTCGGAGAAATAAACTTACAAAAAACAGAATTTACTGGTGAAGTGTTTTTTTGCACAACAATAATAAACCCAGAAAAAGGAGAAGATAATTACATTATTTCTTTTGAAGCCTTGTTTTTTAAAGGGATGCTTTCAGAGACTTCTTTAAAAGATTTTTCTGTTCAAACGTATGAAGAATACGAAAAGGGATTTGATGAATATTGCAAAACTGTTGACAAAAAAGAAAAAATAAAAAGATCTTTTTGGTATAAATTTATTTATATTCCTTATTACAACATTGTAAAACATGTTTTTTTGATTGTTTCTTGGTTATTAAATAAATTAATAAAAATTGTAATAAAAACATTTTATATTCTCACTCCTATAGACCCACTCTAAGTGTAAGTATTTTTGTGCCATACACAAAGTATATAATTAGAAAACCTCGCGTTAAAGAGGTAGATTTGTCTAAAGAAAACGCCTTGGGGTTCGCTTATCAAGATGATTTTGAAATAGAAATAGAGCCAAATCAATCAAGCAAAGAATATTTAAATACATTAATTCATGAAATGCTTCATTGTTTTTTTCCAGAATTAAAAGAAAATCAAATAACAAAACTGGCCGATATAATGGCGGACAACGTTTGGAAGAAAAATTATAGAAGGATTAAAAAATAAAAAATATCTATTTCTTTGTACGTTTCTATAATATAGGTAGGAGACAAAAACATGAAATGGATTCAAAAACTTACTTGTATTTTTTTACTTTTAGCTTTATTAACTTCAACAGCATATTCTAAATCTGAATATTTTTATTACCAAACCCAAAAAATTGACAATGGGTTTAGTCTTTTAGGATTTAGTGTTAGACCTTCTTTCAACAGTATTTCTTTTTTATTTTCTGGCGTTGATTTACCCGATGGTTTTACAGTTTATAAGCCAATAAGAGATCAAAACGACAACTTTAACTGGGCTGTATATACATACGATTTACTTCTCGGTGGTTGGACAATAAACCCAAATGACACAAATGCCGTAGTTAATCATGGAGAAAGTATATTTATATATAATCCAAGCAATTCTTTTGATTTGGTTGTAGTTGGGCACATTGTCCCATTCTCAACCTCTTCTTTAAAAAGCGGATTTAATTTAATTTCAAGTAGAAGCTTGAAAGTTGGAGGAGTATCAACGGTCCACGGTTTAAGCCCAAATAATGGAGACATAATCTATAAGTTTATAAATGGAAACTGGAATGTATACACTTTTGAAGATGGACCAGAGCCTTCTTGGCAGCCAAGCGAGCCTTCAATTTCTCCAAACGAAGGATTCTATTATCAAACAACCACGCCATTTAATTGGAATCAGTTTGATTATGCCCCAAATGCTTACAACACAACAACAAATAGAAATCTTTACGCTTTTTTTTATCGAGATTTATCTATTCCTAGCGCTCAAAATCAAATATGGTTTGGGGGCACTCTGAAAGCAAATATAGAAGGCACAATCAATTTTGCAGCTTCATCTGCAATAACAAATACAGATTGGTTTAGTGTTGCAACCTACGGCCCAGCAGTTCAACCAATAGATATGGACTTTACAGCTGTATGGCCAATTTATTTTAATAATAAGAATGGATATCTTAGAATATCCACTTATTAGTTAGCGGCAAAAACAACCCCCTTTCGCCTTATAGAACGAAGGGGGGATTTTTAATAAACTAGTAAAACAGGCTTAAAAAATAAAGTATATTTTTGTGTATTTAAGATTAAGCAGTTTTAAAAATAAAAAACATTATGCCATTACCAAAACCAAATAAAAAAGAAAAGGAACAAGAGTTTGTTTCTCGCTGTATGGAATCAGAAACCATGAACAAAGAATTTCCAGACCAAAAACAAAGAGTAGCAGTTTGTTATTCACAATATAGAAAAAGAAAAGACACTGCAAAGGGTGGCGAAGAACCCAAGTGGGAAGATTGCGAAGGAGACAATACAATCACTTTACTTTAAAGATGTCAAAAAAGAATAAAGCATTCACATTAATAGAATTGTTGGTTGTTATAGCGATTATAGCTATTTTAGCTGGGATGCTTTTACCAGCATTAAGTAAAGCAAAAGAAGCGGGTAAAAAAACTTATTGTTTAAACAACCTCAAACAATTAAGTTTGTCTGTAACAATGTATGCAGATGAACACGAATCCAAATATCCACCAAGAGGCGCTCCGGGCTCAAATTTAAACTTGTTGAGTAACACATGGCCAGCTACGCTCGGACCCTTTTACGAAAATAATAAAATACTTCTTTGTCCAAGTGATGTAACCGCCCCCTCAAACAATGGAAATAATAGCAATATCAGAAATTTAGAGGCTCCAAGAAGTTATATATTTAATGGGTTTAATGATTATTTCAAAGGAACTCCAGCTTTAGGCCAATCAATGCTTGAGACGGCAGTTCTTGAAACCAGTGATACAATTTTATTTGGAGAAAAAGAGTCAGACTCTGGACATTGGTGGATGGATTGGTGGTTCGGAGATGATTACAAAGAATTAGATTTGAAAAGGCATAGTTTTGGGTCTAATTATGCTTTTGCGGATGGAAGCGCGAGATACGTCTCTTTTGGTAAAACATTTGCACCAATAAACATGTGGTTTGTTGATCCGATATACAGGAGTCAAGGAGAAAATCCAATTTTTCAATAAATTTACTTGACTAAAATATAAGATTTTATTATCATAAACAATATGGAAAACATTGATCAACAACAATCATTGCAACAACAACAACAAATCCAAAAAATAATCAATGAATCACCAAGAAAGAAATGTTCTTGTGGTTCCGAGCATTTTGATACAGCTACTGTTCAAGTAGAGGTATCTTCTCTTCTTTCTGGCACCGGAAAGAATGAAATTCTGCTCGTTGGAGTTCTTGTTTGTCGCAAGTGCGGAGCAGAGGTTCAAAAGCCTTTGATTACTGCTTAAAATAAAAAACCCGCTAGTTTTCGCTAGCGGGTTATTTTTTTATACCTTGTCTTCGGTTTCTTTTTTTCGTTCGGGATTGGCAGGAGAATCATAAGGATATTCCTGTCCTTTGTTGACCACTATTTCATCATCATAAGTAGGGTCAACATTTCTGAGTTCTGGCATTGCTTTTAATATTTCTTCTTCAGAATAGAAGGTGAAGCCATCCCAATCTTCATTAGGGTCAATCAACACTGGTTTTTCGTAATAATAATCAGAAAGTTGATTTAAACTATGAGTAGCTTCTTCTTCGCTAGCCATTGCTTCGGGAGAAGATTTTTTAGTTTCAAAAAAATGATAAACTTGCTCAATATTTGTTTTTGCCTCTGCTATATGATCGGCAGCCCAATCGTGACCATCAGAAATAATAGCGTCAACTGATTTTTCGTTCATAGCTAATAAATCATCAACAGCACTTTTAATTGTTTTTAAATTAGCAAAGAACATGTAGTTTTGGGTTTCTTCGCTTGAACGGCTGGTTAACTTGCTAACTGGCTTTGCGCTCCACATTTTGCAGCTCCAATAACGAGCTTTCCACTTTGGACCAGGATTATCGCATCCATGTCTGGCACGAAAATTTTTTCTGCGCTCTGGGTCATCGCGTTTTATTTCCATGTTGGGGTCGCCAAAAGTTACTTTAACAACATTTCCTTTGTCATTTTTGACATAAACAGCGAATTTTTTAGGTCCACCCGGTGTCCTAAACGGTTTATTTAATGTTTTTTTCTCTTTTGTAGCTGCAATAGCGTTAGAGATATCAACTTCGTGTTTCATATTATTATTTATTTTTTAAAGCTTTTTCAATTAACTCCCCAACATTTATTGAAGCAAAGTTAACCTCTTGTTTATTACACTGATTTTCTATTTCCAAGCCATTCGGTAATAAATTATTTACTTCTGAACTGCTTGAAAGCTGGGTTTGTGGAGGAGTATAATCGTCTTTATAGTCTTGGGTTTGTTTGGGAAGATAATGGTCTCCTATCCATTGTGCGGTATTTGTTTTAACGTCAAGCATTAAAACGCCCTTTTTATTAAGATCCATTTTACTAGTTGGCTCTTGAGAGGCTGATTCTGGATTTGTGTTACCAAAAGGCATTGGATAAACAACATCAAAAGCCTGTGGTGGGGTAGGCTTCATTTCGTCTTTTTTGGCAAAATCTTCCACTCTGTGATATTGTTGATCAAAAAGCTGAACTAATGCCCCGCTTTGAGTATGTTCTGGAAGAACATCTTTAGAGAGTTGAATTTGTGCGTCATGAAACTCTTTAACTTCTGCACCTTTGTCTCTTTCTTTAAGGACAAAACTTCCTGAATTGGCAGATTCTGCAACTTCTTTGAATTGCTCGTTTTTTTCTTTTTCTTCCCAGTATTTTTTTCTCCAGTTATCATAAGATGGATCTTCGAAAAGTTTGACTTCAATAGCCATATAAATTATATTACACGAAATTTATAAAAACAAACAATAAATAGGTGTAAGTGGGGTTATGGAAGACAACACTGAAATAATAAAAAAAAGCTCTGAGAACGTAGATTCAAAGATAGCAAACGTAAGTTTAAGGGGTTGGATTTCTGTAATAGTCATTCTAACAGTATGTTTGATGTCTGGACTACAAATAGAAGTAAAAGAACCACTTTATACTTTGGCTGGCTTAATTGTTGGATTTTATTTTGGATCTAATAATAAGAAAAATCAATAAAATAAATTATGAAAATAGTTTTTAATTATTCTGGAGGCTTTTATGCTTATCTAATACGTTTTTTCACTAAAGGCCTTTATACCCATTGTGGAATAGTGATAGGAGATGATTTATATCAAGCTCAAATATTTAAAGGGGTATACAAAAAACAATGGCATCCAGAAACTTGGGATGTTGTTTACATTGACGTTTCAGATAAAAAAACCGAAAAAGTAAAAAAATTTCTTGAAGGAGAGTTGCAAAGCGGATATGATTGGTTAGGAGTTTTACATTTTGTTTTTAAATGGTTAAAGCCTAGTAGAAAAAGATGGTTTTGCTCGGAATTGTGCGCCAAAGCATTAGTAGAAGCTGGCATTTTAAATAAAAAAGAAAAATTAATATATTTTTCTCCTGAAAGTCTTTTTAGGAGAATAAGCAACAAATACTATAATAAGATATGAAAAACATTATTACAACATTAGGAATTGCTATTTGTCTGGTGGCAAATTCTGCTTTCGCTCAGACGCCTCCTCCTCTTCCAACTGTTTCAAGCACTGCGCCTGTTACTGATACAAAAGGAATTATTGAGGCAGTAAAAGATTCTGGTCTTTTAAATGCAACAAATTGGGCCTTTGTTCCTTATGCAACTTACGCTCCAAATACCAAGAAGGGTGATCTTTGGGGTGCTGGCGCATTGGTTGCTTATAATATTAATCCATATGTAGGTGCTGGATTTGGCGTTGATTATCTTGGAAGATTCAGTTTGCTTTCTGCAAATGTATCTTTTAAGTATGCTATGCCATTTGGCAAGTATATTTCAAGCAGTCATCCTGTAATCAAGGACATAGAGCTTGTACCCTTTGCTCTTGCTGGAATTGGCAGACCAATGGGTGGAACTGACGAAGGAGTTGCAACTCTTCAAGACGTTGGAGCATTTTTTGAAGTTGGCAAATTCGCTGACGGAAAGTTCGCTGTTGGCGGATGCTGGGGCCAATGGCAAAATGCTGGTGATTATTCTGGAACCAGATATCACTTTTTCTTAGGATGGTCTAAGAATTTTTAAATTAAAAAAAATCAAAGCGCCAGCTTAACAAGTTGGCGCTTTTTTAGTTTATGGGAATCTTATCTATAATTTCAACTATTTTTAAATTTTTATTAAATTTCTTTTTAAATAAAAACACAAAAGAAATGAAAGATCAGAAAATTAAACAACAAACTCAAGACAAAAAAGACGAAATAAATAAAGCCATAGAAGATAGAGATATAGATAAAATAAGGAGAGAAATAAGTGACTAAATTTATCCCTATATTATTTTTAACACTTATTGTTAGTTGTTGCACAATGATTCCTCCTCCGATTGAATCGGACGGTCCCTCCTTTGATAATGGAGAAAGAAATAGCGGTCTTATTTGTTGGGTAACCAATAATTCAATTCCTTATGGACTCATTACGACAAATGCTAGAAATAGATATAATTACTTAATTGAAAATTACGGCAAAAGACTATCTCCACCCATAACAAAAGATTTTGGAATAATTAATGTCCAAACAAATTATTTAATTTCCCTACAAGGACTGTCCTATTTTGGGACAATGAACAATTGGAGAAAAAATGAATCACTGAAATAATAAGCTATATATTTCTGTGTAAATATTATTTGCATGGAAAATATATTCAATAATCCGAGTAATTTATATTATGGCATCTCCGCTATAATCGCAGCTTTAGGTCTTCTAGGAATTTTATATAGGATATTTAAAACTATTTTTTTATTTTTAAAGAAAAAATATTCCGATATAGAATCTGCTAACGAAAAAATAGAAAAAATATTCAAAGAAATAACACCAAACCACGGCACTTCTATAAAAGACAAAATAAATTCTCTAGATAAAAGAATGAATACAATTGACGAGAATTTAAAAAGAAATAATCAATTGACTGAAAAAATGTTTTCTCGCCAAAGATGGATTCTTGACCAAACAACTGGTGCGGTTTTTGAAAGCGACGAAGAAGGAAGATGTATTTGGGCTAATTCTTTTTATTTAAAATTAATACAAAGAAGTTTGGATTCTGTAGTTGGTCATGGTTGGAAAAATGCCATCGCACCAGAAGACAGAGAAAGAGTCATTGAAAATTGGGAAACCTGTATAAAAGAAGGCAGAGACGCTGAAGATACATTTACAATAATTTGCGAAGATGGAAAAAGAGTAAAAGTTTTTTGCTTGGCCCATAAAACAGAAAACAATGGATATATTGGATCTTTAAAAGTTTTAGATGAAAAATAATTTTAATTTTTTAGGTGTAAAATCTATTATAAGTTATAAAAGCAGTTTGACAAAAACATAAAGTTGAGTAATCTTTATTAAGGCCTTAGTAAAGGTTGAGCCTATAATCAAAACCGTTAGAGGCGAGCCATGGGAATCGGAGACGCCGGTATTAGCAGGAATGTTAATGCTACCAAACGAACAAGGTAAAAAATCCCATTATAAATTTTGGTCACAGAACAAAACGAGTAATAGGTGTCTTCTCAACGCCCTCAAAGTCATTCGACATGAGAAATTAGCTTTCTCGTTGTTCGCTTTTCTGTGACCGACTCTTTCGGGGGTATAGTGCTAATAGTAACACGCTAGATTTGCAATCTTGAGTCAGCGGGGCGGAACCGCTTACCTCCACCA